AGGAACCGTTGGGTTAGTTTTGCCAATTCCTACATTACCTCCTGACAATACCGTTATGGCTGTATTGCCGTTATTAATAAATTTTAGAGGAGAACTGTTACCAGTCTGACCTCCAATAACAATATTAGTACCTGAAGCTTGAACAACTGCATTTGTGCCAGTTGCATTTTGTACAATTAAACGTCCAATTGAAGTACCTGAGCTATCGGAATTATAAACTCTAATAGTAGCAGGAGTAGAAGGAGAATTTTGTTGTACATCAAATCCGTAAGTTGGAGAAGTTGTTCCAATACCTACATTGCCATTGTTAAAATATGATACACCAGATGCTTGGATATAAACGCTCGTAGTTCCATTATTAGATAATGCAAGAGTTCCGTTATCGTTTGATGTATTTGAACCAGTTAAAGCTGCTGTGGTAGAACCAGATGCTGTTTGAACTATAAAGCCAGCATTTTGAGAATTTGTTTTAGCAGATACGTAGCCAATTGCACTTAGTCCACTATTAGCAGTAATAGTGCCTAACGCATTAATATTACCAGATGCACTAATATTTCCAGATACTGTTAAATTAGCATTTGGAGTAGTTGTGTTTATACCAACAAAACCACCTAATGGATTTAAAAGAAGAGCGGACGAAAGAGAAGTACTTGAAGTTGTAGCTTGTAACGAGTATCCATTATTATTGCCACCAACATATAAAATTTTATCAGCAGTATTTGTAGCTATCGCAAGATCGAAACCTCCGTTGGAAGTTAGAGAAGTTGCATAATTCGAATTGCCACTAAGATAAGTTGCACCACTGACTGTAAGAGGATAAGAAGGAGTGGTATTGCCAACACCAACATTTCCTTGAGTTGTTATAACAAACTTAGTTGAATTAGTATTAGTGTTAAATGCAAATTGGTTGTTGTTAAGAGAAAGTAATGCTTGATACGGACTAGTACCAAACTTTACAGTAGGAGTAGTTAAAGAACCGTTTGGAGATCCTACATCCAAATTAAAGTAGTAATCCCAACTAGGGCCTCCGTGTGTTAAATTTGTAGAAGAAACTGTAGCAGAATTAGCTAAAATACCTGTAACAGTGGAAAACGTTGTTTTATATTCGTGCGGTGTACCAACACCAGTATATCCAACCAGATAATCTTGAGATCCTGGTGTAGCTGTGACGAAGTTAGTAAAATTTGTTAGAGGAAGAATGGCCACGAGATTATTTATCTATTAATACGTACATATTGTGTTGTTTCAAACGTCTAATGTCTATATTCAAGATTCTGACCCTTTGAAGATATAATATCAATACTTTGATCTCTTACATCTACTATATCGTACACTGCTGGAGTAATTGTATTTGTCTGAGTCTGTGTTTGAGTCTGAGTATTAGTCGACGTAGGAGTTTCAGTCTGTGTTTGAGTCTGAGTCTGTGTTTGAGTTTGAGTCTGTGTTTGAGTCTTAGTCTGCGTTTGTGTATGTGTTTGAGTTTGTGTTTGAGTAGGTGTATAAGGAGGAGTCCATGTTGAAGTATGAGTTGGTGTTGGCGTATATAAATCGTAATCTATGTATGTGGTTGATGGAGTAGGCTTATTAGCATGAACCGGACCTTGTACGAGATAATTTGGATTGAAAAAGTTAATAATTGATTCGAGATTTGTCCACAAATAACTAACTAAACGATTAATAACAGCATTAGTAACGAGTTCGTTTTGTCCAATAATAAGATCGGATTTTTGATACGTTGGTGGAGTATAAATTCTGTTACCATATTTTCTATAAAACAGCGAAGTTCTAAACAATTCAATATTATCCCAAAGACGATGAAAGGATTTCATATAAACCCACGGCTGAACATATTCATCATCATGAATGTAAAGCTGATCGTTAGTCCATAAAATATTATCAATGGGAGCTCTATAATGCTGCAATTGCATAATATCAGCAATTCGCATTACTTCGTTGTTAACAGTTACATATAAGTTTCTTTTTGCATCTTGAAACACAGTATTGAAACCACTAAGAGGTTTTCTTGTTGTTGTTATAAAATTATTATTAATAATATATTGATAGAACACCCCAGTTTTAAAATACTTTACAATACCTGTATTAAACGTAATATATGTACACTCACGATTATATGAAGTGTTTATTTTTTGTGGTGTATTGACAGAATCTGGTAGAACATATTCAAACAAATAATTTCCGTATTGATCAAATACATAAACAGCAATTTGTGTTAAAACGTGAACATTGTATTCACTATCTACACATAAGCTCAGAGGAGCATTTGCAGTCAGTAAAGGATGAGTTATTATTAGAGTGTTTTTGCCGTTAATAGTAAATTTTTTAACGCAATTATTACCAGTATCAGCAATCCAAATAAAGTTATCCTGATCTATGTGAATATCATTAGGAGCATTAAAACCTTGTTTGCTACTTTGTAGACCGTATGTACCCCATGTTGTAAACAATACAATATCATTTTGTTGTACCGTAAATACTGATACTCTTAAAATGTTAGAATCGAGAGTAACAATAAAATCGTTTGAATTTACACTAATTGCTTGTAATTTAGAGTATTCAAATATATTATCTATGCTTATTTGTTGTAATGCTGTAACGCTTGCTTGCTGTGTGCTTAAAATAATATTGTAAGTGTTATCGTTTACAATAAATTTATTTTGCTGACTCAATACAATTTTGCCAGATTGAGGACATATTACACAACCAGTAAATGCCCCGTTTGAGTTTGACTGGGGCCAATTGCCAAAGCTTACAGGATCAATAGTTTCAACAATCCACTGATACCCTTGCGTAGCTGCAAGTGTAGTTATGGATATAATCGGAAAATATATTGGATAAAAACCGTCTGATGTAAGTGTAACTGAAAGAGCACTTACGCCAGCTGGAACTAAAAGATTTGCACCAAAAATACCACCAGTTGTATCTATCGATAAAGACGTTAAACCAGGTGTCAATATTGGTGTTAAGATAGATTGTCCGTTGAGATTAACAAACGAAGATTGTGGTATTGGTTGTAAAATAATAGATGATAAATTAACTGAACCAAGATTATACCCCGTTATTGTAGTTGCAACAGTTTGAAAATAATCTAATCTACCAGTAACTTTATGCGTGTCTTTGTATAAGCTTGAATAGCCATCCAGCTCTGACAACGTTAGCGTGATCTTATCAATCATACTATTAACGTTATCGCTTGTAACCCATTCATTTGGAGAAATAGCAGGAGCACTACTATGCGTTAAAGTAAAAGGAGAATATTCTGAATAAAAATGATTGATTTGTACATCATCGAGTACTGGAACGACATTAAAAATATTTGGAAGAGCGTATTTAAAATCGTAGATTGTACTATTACCTAAAACATTAAAAGCTGTCTCAGCTGTAATATCTACAATACCCAAATCCTGTGAACCGAGATATAAAGTATTAGTATCATAGTCATGGTATTTGTCAGTGCCAAACAATTGACTTCTAAGAAGCACGCTATTGGTTTTTGTAGCAAAAGTAGTAGAAACGCTAGAATAAAGAGTTTGAGTAGATAATGTCTGAACGTTTGAAACGTTTGTAAGATTAACATTTGTGCCAGTAGGAGCGTAATATTGATCAGTGTATAAATTTGATATTGGTAATGGAATTATATTAGCAGAAGAATTGAATGTCAGCGTATAAAGTTTAGGCTGCCAGTCTAGTGGATGAGAATATGGAAGATCTATACTTTGCAATACTGTAACTGAACCATTAATATTGACGTTAGTTCCATCTTTATAACCAAGAGATGCTCTAAGAGGTTGATTTACTATATCATCTTGATCTGCATAAGAAAGTTTAAATGATATACTTGAAGAACCTATACCGTCGTCGAAGTTTGGTTGACTTGACACGGCTATTGTTAGTGGCACTTTCCAGTTTGGTGTGGTTAAAGAAGGATCAGCTGTAGCGTTTATATCCCAATAAAAACTTTCAACAATTACTTTAAAAGGAATATTGTCACGGTTTTTATAGTTTGACGGAAAACCCAATTCAGCATTAAAAGAACGAGCGTCAAAACTACGAGTATTTTGATTGTATGTAAATGGTAAAACAAATGAATTGCCTTGCAAAAAGTCCGATTTAATAGAAAATCCGTAATCTTCTAAATGTGGAAGATCGGGATATGTTAGTACAGACAAGCTTCTTGTAAACGAACCTGTGGTGTTTGGTGTTCCGTCAACGTTTATACTCGAACTGTAAAACGGATAATAACTCTGCGTACCTGTATTATCGTCATATTTTACGTTTGTAGTAAACAGTGGAACTGTTGTTCCGTTAAAAAATTGTAATGAAACAGGGTAAACTGACGTATCATTTGCAACAGAAGAAACAGCAATATTTATCGTATCGTTTGTTGTTATGCGACTATAAGGACCAAGCTGCCAATAAGCTGAATAACCTGAAGGCACGTGAGTGCTTAATATTATATATTCTGTATGACATTCACCGTAAAAAGCTGCTCCTGGACCATATTGAGCCGCATCCGCAAGATATGAACTCACTGGCAACGAACTCGTTTGAGTGTAATCCGTAACTTTTGCGTAAAAATTGTTATTTCCGTTCTTTGTTAAAAAACTTGAAGGATATGCAACAAACGTGGCTGTTGGAAAACTGCTTGCGAAGACAGCTGACATTGTAAAAACGTTTGTTACGAGAAACGTTTGACTGTCGTATGCTGTTACAGAAACTGTTTGAACTTTAGGAGTATTAATACCAGTAAAAACAGCTAAAGCTGTTAATACAGGACTAAACATCGAAATATTTTGACTACCATTTAGTGTAAAAGTAGCAAAGTAATTGTCATTGTTGATGACTGAAGTTCCATCATTAGAAGAAAGAGACAAGACAGCAGAAAACGGAGAACTTGAAGTTGATCTATAAAAAATAGACCCATTCAAAGAACGTTCATTATTAACAAGCAACTGCAAAGACATTGCAATTATTTATAGGTAACTATCATGAGATCCAAATTATATTTACGAGATCGGACACTGCAGGTGCTGTTTCTTGTATTACTTGTTGCAATGCTTGCTCTATTATACTTCTTGTACCTGGATCGGTTATGTTAGTTCCTGCTAATTTTATATTATAAAAATTAGACTTGCTTCCAGGAATCTTGTTCTTAAACATACGCTCTATTATTTCAACATAACTTGTTGACGGAATTGGAGAAGACCAAAGCATATTTTGTGCAAAAACTTTAGAGCGTAATACGGTATCAAACAAGACCGGTGTTAAAGAATAATTTAACATTTGTACATCTGAAAAATATCCATTAAAAATACTATTGACGCTTCCTACTTCTCTATTCAAACCAAGTTTAACGCCTGCAGGAATACCAAAATAGAAAGGAATTTGATTATCAAAGTACAAATCATAACGACTTCCAGATAAACCCCAACTAAAAGTAGCTGATGTTGCACTCGCATCGAGATAAAGAGTCAATGTTTTATTTTTATGCGTCAAAGCAATATTCTTCCAAATGCCACTATTCCAATCTCCAATAGGAATATGGGCTTTAAATATTTTAAACTGAACACCTTGAGCTAAATTATCTCTTAAAGCAGCTTTGACAATTAATTGATTAGTATTGTTGTATATTAGTTTATTAAAAACGCGTTTAAAGTTGTAACCAGTAAAATCTCCTTTCGTATTAAAATAATAGTTGTCCGAATTTTCGTTTAAGAATTGAGCATTCTTGAAATTAACAAACGGAAGTATGTCCACAATATTAACAGGTGTTCCGTCAATTTTGTTAATGTAAACATAATGTTCATCAGCATAGTAAATAATAGACACCCATTCAAACGTAGAAGTAGTTCTATCGTAGACATTTATAAACGACAAATGCTTTTGAGGATGACTATAATCTCCACCTACGTTGAAATAATATGAACTATCAGGTGTAATAGGGTTATAAACATAAACAACATTTGTGCCTGCTAGTACCCATATATTTCCATAAGGATCAATTTGTACATTTGTAGCTGAAAGAGCTTTTGGTATTAAACCAGTTCCAGTCAAGTTTGGTAATTGAGTATTTGTGTTTAAAGGAATACTATTGAGACATAAACTACCTGCTGTATTAATACTCCAAGCTGAAAGTCCGTCGAATTGGACATCCAACACATTTGGAACAGTTACGGCTGTAAGACCTCCTGTTGTTACATCGTATGAAAAAGCTGTAGCTGAACTTATTGGAATGGTGTTATTAGTGCTCGTCTTTAAATTAAACAAGCTATCAAAAACGTATTGTTTTTTAGTTGTAACTAGTGTAACGTTGTCGTTGTAATCGCATAAAAGACTAATAGGTGTTTCATTGGAGCTTAAAACGACTGTTTTGCTATTTCTAGCTAATAAATTTCCAGCATGATCCATTTTGTATAATGAACCAGATAAATTGTTAGTGCAAACTAGTAAATTATCATTTGAAGTTCTAGCAACGAGTAATGGTTCTCCTAAATTTAAAGCAGTTAATTTGGATGTTACAGTTTTATCCAAGAATCCTGAACCATCTTGATTAAAGAAGAAAATGTGACCGTAATAAGTTTCAGGAATTACAAAATAAGAATACGTCTGTAGAGTGTCAACAAAAACTCCAACTCCTCCTTGAGCTGTATAGTTTCCAAACAATTGCGTAGATGGGCAGCTATTCCAGTCTCCACTCTGTACCCATCCAATTAACGTGAAATCATCAGAAGGAATATAATTTGGATTCCAATTTAGATATACACTTTGATCGTTATTGTGATTATAACTTAAAACAGAACTCAACGCAATTTGAGTGTCCGTTAATAAAGGAAATACTTGCGCTGTTGAAGCTGTTGTTTCTACGTTAATAGGATAAGATTGATTGTATCCTAATGCTTGTTCGCTCTGCCAATTATTAACGTTGAACAAATTATATTGACCAGACAAGCCAGCAAAACTCGAAACGAGAGTTTGTGCTGTGCTTTCCCCTAGATGAAAATAACGATACAATACACTTGGCTCTAAAACAAGCTTAGACGGAACATCAAAAATGTTAAAATCAGCAGATGGATCGAGTGGTATATTACTAAAGTTTGGAAGAGCATTTAAAATATAATTTTCGTTATTATAATACTGAGTAGTCGTTATGTTTAGATTGTGTCTGTTAGAGTAAAAATATCTATCATACCATTCGTATTTTTGTGTGACTGGATTGCTATATAGCCAACTGCAAAACCAAGTACCATCTGGAATTTCTGCAGGTGTTCCGTTGTTAGTCGAATTGCCGTAATTTTTTCTGCTTTGAAATATACGATCAGAAGCAGCAGGAAACGGTCCGCCAGTAGCTCCATCCACAACTAACGAAGAAGCCGAAAGAGCAAGAGGAACAGTGTATGATGGTATATGAAAATAGGTTTCAGTATCCTTTAATAAAGATATTTCCGTGCTATTACCTTGATAACCAAGAAATATTTTTTCAGAACCTTCTTCTCTATTTTTGTTTACGTATAATTTATTGTAAATTCTGCTGCTCATGTTTGTACTGGAATAAAGGTTCCCGTTGATGTAAAGTTAGTGCGCAAGTGAGCTATATTTATTGGAGTCTGATCTTCAGAAACTATGTTTTCTGTTGCACAAGATATTAATAAATTTGTATCTAGTTTATAGCTTTCTTTAATTTCTAAATTATATCTGTTTGTAAGAGACTCCAAACCATTATAGTATTTTACTTCATATGAATTTGGTACAAACCCTAACACCAATGAGGACTGAGTAATAAAAGAAGGAGTAAACAAATAATTGTGTACAATGTAATCGTTAAACATCAGTCCGTTTGCTCTTACATATCCATCTTTTCCGTATGAAAGATATCTATAACCATCTACGGTTAGAGTTTTAAAAGCAATGTGTTTGTTAGTATAATCTATTTCAAATAACTGTCTGTGCTCTTCTTCGGGATTTAACACTAAAGAAGAAATGTATACAGGATATGGATAGTTCGGCCCTACTTCAATATTAGCATCAAGTTCTCCAACGTATAATTGTACTAAATTGGTTGAAGGAACAGGAACTATTGATACAACTAATTCATCTCCGTTTGCAAAATTTGAAGCAACAAACACTTTTTTGTTGTTATCATATTGAACTCTTAAACCAGATATTGAAAGAGTAAGTGTGCCAGCTAAATGACCTAGAGTAAACAAATGATTTGAGTTAGAAAATACACTAGTAAGAGCACTAACGTCTGTTAAAAATAAAGCATTATGTTTACTCAAAGCTACATCTTTTAAATTTTCAAATGCTTTGTATTTGATGTATGAAAGCTCGTTGTTAAACCCTACAAGCTCTTGTGTTAAAGGTTCGTTATTACGAAACGTATAGCTGAGTTGAGCCGGCTGAAGCCCTGAAAGAGAATTTACAGTCAACGAAAAGCTCATATAAAGTATTTATTGAGTTTTCCAAACACTTATATCCGTTCCTACTTGTCCTATTATTACCTTGCCGTCTGTTCTTAATTCGGATTGCAATAAAGTAATATTATCTTTAAGAAGAGGAGAAGAAATAGGTCCTACAGTATATGCTGCTGTGTCTGTAGAACTAGTAGAGCTTGTTACAACTGTAATACTAGGATAAAGCGTATCAAATATTTGCTTTGTTGCTGTATATGTATGTATTACATCATAATTTCTTGGATCATTAACATCTCCAGGTCTAGCTCCGTTATATACAAAATACGGAAATTCGGCAGCACTTGTAGCACTAAGAGTTGTATTGTTGTCCCAGCGTCTTTTTACAAACTGTGGACTTCCATCACCCAAATCCCAAATAACTTTATCGATTGGAAAACTTCCTGTCTGAGAATATTTTGGCGTCAAACGTATTGTTAAAGGAAAAGTATATTCGAGTGGATCTTTGGTACTCAAGTCAGGAGAATACAAATAAGCTGTTGGAGGTATTTCGACAACTGTAAGCACGAAAGAAGCAGATACGCTGTTAATATTCACGGTTGAGTTGTCTAATACTGTTCCGTCATCGCACGTGACACCTGACAAATAACTAGCAATTCTCATGTCGGGATTTGTTTGAAACGTAAACGTATTGTTACTAAGAGGTGTTGCGTTATTATCAAAATTTGCTTCGTACTCTGCTTCCACTAAATATACAGTATATGTACCAGGCATAACATACGTATGAAAAGCACTTAACCCATCAATACCTGTTAAAATAATAGTATTGGTATCTTCGTTGTAATAATCTCCAAAGTCTATCTTTCTAACCAAATAATGAGATATATTAGGATCATCAGCACTCAGTTTTGTAACTTGCGAAGTCAGTGCAACAAACATTGTTGGAGCATAACCAACGTAAATAGGTATAGTATCATTAGTAATCGTAACACTTAAAGTCGGAACTATAGTGTTAGAAAAATCGTAAACTTCGTTATCCCAACTAAAATTGGAATAAACGGAACTTACAGAAACGATGTTTAGTGTGGAATTCATTAAGCGATGTAAGTATACTTATAGTCGTAACAGTTACAAGGGATAGAAATACTGTATATAATGATTTGTAACTGTTTGATATATTGATGGTGAACGATTGTATTGATGAACAATGCTGTACAATGTATTATTTGAGTTACGGACTTTTCTGTTATGTTCTACATTATACAAATCGTTAAAAGTATCAGGATTGTGAATGCAAACATGGAGATTAATACAAAACGAATCGTGTATCGTTTTAATATCAATTTCATCTGTTAAAAATTGATCGTAATATAGAATTTTTTGTATGTACGGTTGATCAGCTCCAATCGAATCACTTGGAGATTGAAGTTGTTCTGTTAAAATTTTATCAATGAATTGTAGAAAAAGAGATACAGGACCTCCAATAACACCACCACAAATTATGTTATTGTGCTTAATAGCATCAAATAACTCATATCCATATATTCCAGCAAATGCATATTTGTTCCAATCTTCCTCTTGCAACTTAAAACTTTCAGAGCTAAATGTCAGTTTACTATTATCAAAAGAATCGAACGGATCAGATTGAAAGTACAAATCGTTGACATCAACGTGCAATGCAGTTTTATAGTGTGTATTAGCTTGTAAAAATCGTTTATAACAAGCAAAGCGATCAATAAACAAATTTTGTTTAGGAGTTGTATCATGGAATATTTTAATTCCGTGAGCTTCTAAATTTGAAACAAGTGCTTCTGGTGGTTCTGTATCTCCAACAACTAAAACTACATCGTATGAATGACCTGCGTATATCATAGAGCTCTTTACAAATGGAGCTAAATTATTGAAATCTGTATAATTTTGTATGTACCCAATTATAACTTTGTCTTTAATACTTTCTCTTGGAGATTTTACTAACGGACATACAATTTGTTTGTAAATGTTATCGTTTACGTGTTGCAAATCCTTGACTTCAGCAAAATCAAAAAACTGATTAATGTTATTCTTTTGATCTTCTCTTAGCACGTAAATTGTTTTTAAACCATTGCCGTAGTTAGCACCATTAAAACCTCCACGAGAATGATTCTGAAAATCTGTATTGTATTTTACTTGGAAGTCAGCACCAATTTGATTGCATTTATAATTTTTTGCTTGCAGTCTGTAATACAAATCGTTATCTTCTCCTCCCCATCCCCAAAAATCATTTGAATAACCTCCTACGTCTAAAAACGTCTTGAGTTCCATCATGCAACTTCCATAATCACCTAAGTTAAAAAACACTTCGTTTGAAGGTGGAAATAACCATTCTCCTTCCGTTGGCCATATGTCCACATGATGAATATATACGTACTTGTAATTCATCTTACTTGCTTCAAGATAGAAACATATGGAGTTGCAACAAAGTCCAGCATTCCAATCTCCACCTTGTTCAAGTTCGCATATTAAAATATCATATGTCAACTTTTGTTCATTAAAATATCTAGGACTATTATCTAAAAACCCAGCCAAGTGTTCTTCTCTGTTCCTATAAGGAACAACGATAAGCATGTCTTTTATATGCTGCTCAGCTTCCATATAGTATTTGTTAACCATTCTTTTGATTTGGAATACGGCCAGATCATAAATGTTGCTGGTCGTTGAGCTGGACAATAGTAATTGAATTTAAATTCTCTTTGAAATATTTTTCCAGAAAAGTATTCAGGTTGTTCGTCATAAAGAACGTCTTCTCTATGTATTTCGTGATCGTTTTGATCTTTGAAAATGAAAGCCCAAAATTTAGGATCATCACATTTGTCTATTCTTGAAAAATCCCAAACGCCAACCTGATGATATGTTTTAATTTGAAAAGACCATTTGGTTGAATCAGTTAAATCAACAGGAGGTTCTTTACCATTAATTGTATCCAAATGTACAATATTTCTTTTATAGTCAATACCACTATAATTTTGAAAATCTTCGAGCGTTCTTTCTTTTCCTAGGCCATATTTACCTAAATCGTGTTTATCTGATCTTCCAAGAAGACAATCCAATCTTTCTCTGCAAACATTACCATATTTGCCCCAGTTTTTGTCATCAGACCAATGTTTGCTTTCATCCTTGCGTTCGTAATAGTGATAAACAATTGTTTTATGTGGAGCAAATAAATTATAACCGTGTGTAAAGAGTCTTACAGCTAATGCTGTCTCTTCTCCTGAAAAATAAAATTCTGGATCATATGGTACATCTTCTACGATTGAACCAGGTCCAAACAAAAATCCAGCTGCAATATGAAGTGCTCTGTATGGTGTAGTTCTCGTTTCAATGTCATCTGGAGTTTTTGGTCTTTGTTCCGTTTGTCTATCTCTAAAAGAATACACATTACATATATGAGGGATGTGCTTCCATTCACTTTCTGACTGGCTTGGTTGATATTCGGGAGGATAAGAAGACAGTATAGCTTTTGAATCGTTGAGATCTTTCCACATATTAACTAATACTTCGTCCCAATCTTGTATGAATCTCATGTGAGAATCAATCTGCAAAGTAAAATCTTCTTTGTTATATAGTTCGTTTGTTTTTGATCTAGCCCAACACGCCCCCTTGCTCTCAGTAAACGGAATTTTTACAGTCTTTATAGAATCATTATCATCAAACTCTTCAAGAGAATTTACAATATCATGCTGATAACAAATACCAAATTTAAGTCGTTCGGGATGTTTTGCTCGAGATATGCAATGTCGGATAGTTGGAACTAATTCTGGATCCCTATAGGCTGCTATCTGAACAAAGATAGATTCCGACATGAGCTTATTCCTTTACATCGTGCGCTAAAGCAGAAATGTAACTCACAAGATCAATAGCTGTATCTCTTTTATAGCCTCCAGCAAAACGAGAATACTTTTGATCAATAAAAGTAGCTAACGCTATTGCTTTGCATGTTTCGTCTGTAACATCTTCTACTCCAGTGTACTTTCTAATAAGAGCTCGAGTCAAATGCCAGCAACCATCCTTGCCCCACGTATCAGCATATTGATCTCCACGCTCTTGCATCGTCTTTGCAACTTCTTTAATTGTTGAAGTTGCTGAATTAATAAATTCGTTATTCATCGTCCCATCCAATTAATACCTGTCTGACAAGCTGTGACGTCAAAGTAAATAGCATGACCAACAGCATTGCCTTCATTGATTAGGAATCCTCTAAGCTTTCTAAGCTTTCCTTCAGAATAAGGTGTAGCCTTCTCTTCGATAACTTCTTTTGAGATATAATAATCTTTGCCAGCAAACTGCTTATTGATTGCATTGCGAAGATAATCAGTCAGATCTTCTTTACCTACTTGTTCTGGAGTTACGTGATAAATTACAGGTTTGCTCATGTATATAATTTAGAGCAATTATAATGTTTTTCAACAATTAATACCAAAGGTCACCAGCTTGTTTTGAAATTGTTTGAATAATAGAAAGAGCTGACTTTGTTTTGTACTTTAAAGAGTCAAGTCTAGCTTTTCTAGCGTCAGTATGATTAACAGGATTTTGTTCTGCTGCTTTAATCATTCCTAAAATAGTATTCATTTTGGCATACGCTTCTGCAATCTGAGAATCAAAGTTTTCTAAAGGAAAAGGCATAGCCTTTTTAGACTTTGGAGCTAGAGCATCAGGATATTGGGTATTGTAAATACTATAGTCGGCGTAACTTCTCACATTATTATTTAATCTCTTACTTTAAACTCTACAGAGTCTCCTTCAAGTAAAGGAATTTTTACGCTTTCAATTGGAGTTGTTAGAGTTGCAGCTGTAAATTGCATATGAACACTGTTGCTTTGTTTGCAATTATCGCACTTAAATGTATTTCTTTGATTTAATTGAATAGGAACATTGTTGTTATGTTTGCAATAAGCACAACTAAGCTTAACAGTAAATTTAGAAAGTTGTTCAAGTGCCTGAACATCTATTTGTTGTTGTTTGTAATAATCTTTTTGAATTAGATACGAATTCCAACCGACAAAGATAATAACTTGAACCAAGAAAGATATTGAAAACCAACTCCAAAAAGGTCCATGAATATTATATCCTGCTAAACCTATTAGCGTTGAAATTAATACAGTTAATGCTAGTGATATTCCGATTATTATATATTCAGCGTATTTCATTTGTTAGTACTTTATTATAAAGAGTATCTGTTGCAATATCAACATATTTAAGAAGGTCTAAAGGCTTGAGATCAAAGCTATCAAAATTAATAGACTTCTCATCGCATTTATCTCCAATAATATCTACTGCATCTTTTAGAGCTGCCCATCGGCAAAGTTCATAAAGGCTCATTGTGTTAATATTGACGTTGTTTTGATTTTTAGTATGTTTCATCGACCCTACAATACCTTTTTGCCAAAGGACAAGTCAAGATTTTTATCAGAATATTTTGAAAATTCAAGAGCCTCTCTGTAAACCTCTTCAGGAACAGGATCCACAAACTCCAAAATTCCCTTTTTAACAGCTTTAGTAAAGTCTTCGAGTGTCAAATAAAACGGATCAGCTCCAGGCAAATACAAAAATTTATAACAAGTATCTAAAGACTCGACAAACAACAAAAAATCTCCAGCTCGTTCAGAAGTATAAGCATACAGACCTTTTGATATTGGCTGAAGACTTAATTGATCCTGCTTCTTGTTAAACATGCAGAATTATCTTAATAAGGTACTTAGCAATATTCAAGACAGAAACTGTAGTTTATTCGTGCAAACAATATAAATAACTTAAAGACATGATATACAGAGCATATAGCAGTAACGGAGGAGTTCCGGGTTCAGGACAAGCTGGAGTGCAACAACAAGCATATCCTTCAACGACACTCTTAGGAGCTTTTGCTTCAAGACTGCCTTACGCATATCAGATCATCGATGCGATGATCCGAAATAATCCTAAGTATTATAAGTTTAAAAACGAAGCATCTCTTAGAGATGAGATGTTGCAGGATCAATCTGTTTTCCTTGCTCAAAATCCAAATCAAGACAATTACGGGACAGGAACACCTGGTAACTTTGCTATCAATAAAGACTATCAGGCTTTCATGTATGCAAGTCTGGACAAAGATAAAAACAGACGCTTGCAAGATTATCGCAGAATGGCATCATATGCCGAGCTTGCTGATTGCTTAGATGAAATTTGTGATGAGTGTATCGTATATGATGATGAAAACAATATTGTCGATTTTAAGCTAAAAGGAAACTATACAAAAACTGTTCAAGACATTATCACAGCAGAATTTCGTTCGTTTATTGAGATCTTTGATCTTGAAAACACTGGTTGGGAAAAATTCAGAGACATTCTTATTGATGGAGAGCTTTTCTTTGAAAATCTAATCAAAGAAGGCAGAGAAGACCTCGGAATTATAGGATTAATGTCAATACCTTGTGAGTTTATTAATCCTGTTTATCACAATGTGCAGAACGAACTGCTTAAAGGTTTCTTGCTCAACAAGCCTGTTATAGGACCGACAGAATCTATCAATACAGAAGATCAAAGCGAGTTGATGTTTTTGCAAAAAGCTCAAGTTTCTTACGTAAATTCTGGTATCTGGAACGAATTCAGAACAATAAGACTTCCATTTATTGAAAATGCAAAAAGAGCTTATAGACAACTATCACTCATTGAAGATTCTGTTGTCATTTACCGTCTTGTAAGAGCTCCGGAGCGTCTTGTGTTCAAGGTTTATACAGGCAACATGCCTCCTCCAAAGGCCGAATCTCATATCAAAGGAATGATGATGAAGTATTGGTCCAAAAAGACTTTCAACAGTGCAAATGGTCAAGTAGCAAACGTTTATGATCCTCAGTCGATGCTAGATGCATATTGGTTCCCTGTCGATCAGCAAGGTAAAGGTACAGATGTATCAACTCTTCCATCTGGTGGAGCTCTTGGCGAAATTAAAGATCTCGATTACTTCCTGACTAAGTTGTATACAAGCTTAAAAGTTCCAGTGTCTCGCTTCTTAAAGCAAGATGTTACATTTGTTGATGGCAAAGAAATTACAAGAGAAGAACTAAGATTTGCTAGATTTATTATTCGTCTTCAAGCTCAGTTTGCATCTGGTATTAAGAATACTTTCATCACTCACTTGAAGCTTAAAGGCTATTGGTCCAAGTATAAGATCAAAGAATCAGCAATCAAAGTTCGTTTCCATGAACCCACATCATTCATGGCAATGCGCAATCAAGAGTTGTTGCAACTTAAGTTTGATAACTACAATACAGCTACGCAGTCCGAAGCAATGTCAAAATCATATGCTCAGAAATATTATCTGAATATGACTGCAGAGCACATGAAAGAGAATAGAGAATGGCTTAGAAAAGATGCAGCTCTTTCGTGGGAACTTGATCAGATTAAGTCAATGGGTCCAAACTTTAGAGAACAAATTGCTCTTCAACAAGGTAATGCAGGAGCTGGCGGAGGAGAGGCCGGTGGAGGCGAAGCTGGAGGTGGCTTACTTGGCGGTGGAGGTGGCGGCGGTGGAGGAGCTGAAGAAATTCCAAGCTTTGGAGGCGCAGCAGCACCAGAAGCTGGAGGAACTGAAGCTGGAGCCCCTGCACCAGAAGCTGGAGGAGCTGAAGCTGCCCCAGCACCAGAGGCTGGAGGAGCACCACCTGAAGCAGCTCCTATGCCTCCAGTTTAATAAGTAATATATATGTCAGTATTTCCTCAAGGCTATAAAGGTGGAACCAATTATAACACCTCAGTTGTTACGTACGATGATCTGTCTTTAAGAATACAAAGACAACTTGGTGCTCCTCTTATCAATCTCGAAGTAAGTGATGAGCAAATATACGATTATATTACAGACTCAATTGAGTATTTTACAAAATGGGCTGGTTATACAGAAGAATATTTAGTATTTGATTCAAAAGTATATATTCAAGGTTATGGTATTGACGTTTACAAACTTGTAAATGCTACTCCAGAACTTGGAGGTGTTGGAGTGTCAAGTCATATTGACGGATTAGTAGAATATCCTGCAATAAGTGCTACTCCTTCTTTGTCAGCTGCTATTGATACTGATCTAGGGTCTCTGAGAAGAGTTATCGATTGCTTTGAATTCTCAAAAGGAGAAGATACTGGTATTAATACTTTGTTTACTCTTGAGCAAGCTATGGCTCAACAAATTTATTCGTCATATATGATTGGTAATTTTGGATTTGATCTTACAACCTGGGAAGTATTAAAAGACTTTATTAAGATTAGAAACAAAGTTCTTGCTATGACTCCTCAGTTTAGATTTGATCCAAGAACTCAAGTTTTAAAAATTCTTCCTGAACCTCAAAAGACAAATACATATCTTGGTGTTGTTGGTTGTTATATTGAAAGACCAGTCAAAGATTTAATTCGCGAAAGATGGGTTCAAAAGTATGCTCTTGCTTTAACAAAAATTGGTATTGCAAGAACTCGTGAAAAGTTTACTGGTACTGCTCTTATGGGTGGAGGCAATGTGAACTATTCAGCATTGTTAGCTGAAGGATTAGACGAAAAGAAAACCTTAGAACAAGAACTGATGAACGAACATCAAGATTCTGCTCCTTCGATGTTCTTTATCGGGTGACTTTTCAACGGGTTACGTATAAGTACTCTCATAATGAGAGCTTATATTAATCCCTTTACGCGCTATAAAAAATTTAGAGAACTTTATACTCAAAAAATTTTAAAAGAAATAATCGACTTGTTTTGTGTACACAATACAGTTAAAAGAGTTTCAATGCTCACTGGAAGGTCAGAAGAAACGGTTAAGAAAATACTTCTAGCAAACGGAATAACTCCTCCAACTAAAGAGCAATCTTACTATAGGCGTGTCGGGTTAAGTGAAGAAATCCTCAAACCAAGCAATCAACAAAAAATTGTTCAACAATACAAAAATGGTATTTCCACTATTAATATTTCTAAACAATACAACGTACACCCCTCTACAATTAGAGATATTATAAGAAAACATGGAGCTCAACGCGGCATACCAAATTATACATTAAATCTAGAAGCTAATAAAAAAAGCATTTTAAATCTATATAAAGGTAAAAAGTCTTTTGTTGAAATAGGAGCTTTGTATAATTGTTCTCCACGTTCTGTTGCGTTGTTTGTAAGAAAACATACGGGAGAACAACCAAGAAAGAAATCTGAGGATCCAATTCCTTTAGAAGATATAGAAAAAATTAACAAACTCCATAACGAACAAGGAATGACAATGAAAGAAATAGGAAAACAATATGGTTGCACTTTTCCTTGTGTTGGGGACTTTTTTAATAAGCATAATATACCTCGCCGCAGCAAAAGCGAAGCAATTCGTCTAAAAAATTATGAAGAAACAAATATGCTCAATAAGCTGCGACTGAGAGCCAAATTAAAGGAAGTGGTTCTTCCATCAGGGAAGATAGTTAAGGTCCAAGGATTTGAAGATTCTTTTTTAAGGTTTGTTTTCGATAAAAATTTATTAAACGAGGAAGATATAGACTTCAACCCCAAAATTATTCCATATGTCCAAAATAGTATACAACGTAAATATATTCCGGATTTTTTTATTCCAAAACTTAACGCCATTATAGAAGTTAAGAGTTGGTGGACTATACAAAAACAAGGAAAAGAAAACCTTTTATGTAAACAAAAAGCTGTTGAAGATAAAGGTTATATTTTTTGTTTAGTGCTTGATAATAACTTCGACTCATTTTTATCTTTGTTAAACAATAAATAGAGTTATGGACTTTAAATTATTAGTTGAAGAATTACTTTTAGAAATTGATAAGAGCAAGATGCCTTGTAACAAACCTCGTCGCATACGCAAAGGGGAACCTGGTGCCGGTACAAAAAAATTTGTTGTCAAAGCTTGTGAAAACGGAAAAGAAAAAGTTCTTCGCTACGGAGATGCTCATTTAAAGATTAAAAAGAGTTTACCAAAGCACAGAAAAGCCTTCAGAGCTCGTCATAAATGCGATCAGCATCATTCTAAACTTACAAGACAGTACTGGGCATGCAAAGCATGGTAATATGGAATCTTTCCAACAGTTTTTTACGGAACAAAAAGTAAAGCGAGATCGTTGCTTATGTAAAGCTGATCAAGTATATGGAAAGAAAACATCTGCTTATAAATCTGGTGCTGTTGTCAAATGCAGACAAGGTAAAATTTGGAAAAAGAAATGAACTTTAGAAAATTAGTACTAGAAGCTTTTGAGAAAGAAAAGAAAGAAGGTCTTCATGGCTGGTTTTCTCGCAACCACGGCAAAGGCTGGGTGGATTGTAAAACAGGAAAGCCGTGTGGCAGACAAAAAGGAGAAAAAAGAAAAGGCTATCCAGCATGTAGACCGACAATGGCTATGTGCAATAGTAGTAAGAACAAAAAGAAAGGATCTAAGAGGATATCTTGGAAAAAGAATAAATAACTTTATGCCTTACAATATTATCAAAAGCGAAAAAGGAAAATATAAAGTCCGTTATAAAAAGGGCGGTAAGATGCATACTATTCCAGGAGCTTCTGAATCTAAAGAAAAAGCTAAGAAGCGTATTGCTGCTATTGAAATTAGTAAGCATAACGAAAGTCTTGTAAACGAATTTAACGTTCTCGACAACGAAGACCAACAAGAGATGCCAGCTATTTGGTGGAAGAATATTAAGATGGAGTCTGCTCCTAATGGCAGAATTGCAATCGAATTTTACGAAGAAACAGGGGAAGAACCTACGTTGGTTCTTTATTATAATCACGAACATGGTTTTTCTGATGATATCGAAGTTGAGGGAATTCATTACGATGAAGCAGATCAAAATCCTAAATTTGATATGGATCAACTCCAGTTTGCTATATCTGCTGCTGAAGAAGAAATGAACAAAAGCGAAGAAGACGAAGACAATGAAGAGTTTCAATTTGAAGCTTTGTTTAATTCTTTGATGAAGTGAACCGGAAAAGAACGCAAAAGTATAAACAAGGTATTTATGCGTGTATATACCCAGAAAAATATCGGGGTACCTTTCCCATATACTATCGCAGCTCGTATGAATTACGAGTATGTAGACTGCTCGATAACAACCCAAATATTATTTCATGGGGATCAGAATCTGTTATAGTACCTTATCAAAACCCTCTTACTGGTAGAGTCTCAAGATATTTTATCGATTTCAATGTTACAATGAGAGATAAAGAAGGAACTCTTAAAAAGTTTCTTATCGAAATAAAGCCTCACGCTCAGACTCTTCCTCCAGTACAAACAAGAAACACAAAGTCTCTATTAAGAAGACAAGGAGAGTATATTAAGAATCAAAAGAAATGGGAAGCGGCCCGAGCTTTTGCTGCTAAACACGGAAGCGAATTTGTAGTGCTTACTGAGAAGCACCTTAACTTTTAAAGTTCAGCATCTGCTGTCCACTGCAAATATCCATCGGTTTGGCTAGCTACAGTTACAGTAGCTGTTATAAAATTATTTTCCGATACTGCGTTTATAGGAGTAACAAGTGATTGATTTGTACCCGGAGTAGTAGTATTGTAAACAGAGAACTTATTCACTGTTCCATCGATTGCATAGCCTGTAACGGTGGGATTAGTTCTCTTCGAAGCTCTAAAAGGTATACACCAACTGTAGTTATTAGATACAGGATAAATGTGATAGATGCCAATATTAGTATTAGTACCAGGTTTAACATTTAAATTATAACTCTTTTCATAGTACCTCTGACAAAGAGCTAATTCTGTTCCAATTGGACGATGTTCAAACGGTGTAGCAATCGAACCTTCTTCAAGTTGAACTTCACTAATATATATGGTCTGTCCAGCCAAAAGCGGAAAACTATCAACTGGGTAAATAGCTATTCCGTTAGCTCCATTAGAAGGAACTGTAAATGTAAATGTAAAAGTTTGTAGGGTATTTGTGATAGTATAATTGCTAGCAAAAAACCCGATGCCACCGCCTTCTGTATATGCATCATTTGCCCCTTGAGCATATGTAGCGACTACTTGTGTGTTAATCGACGCTCCATTAGATTGTGCTTTAAATGACAAAGTAACTGTTTTTTCAACAAGATCATAGCAATTGGAAGACTCAATACGTTGACCGAATGCTGTATACGTATTACCAGCTCCACCTGTCATAGCTATTGCATATTTTGTACCAGGCCAGGCAGTTACTACTTGTTGTACAGCCATACTACTACCCATTGATTGAAAAAACCAACGATCTATTGAACCATAAAAAGCATTAGCACTATTAGCTACTGTATAAGGATTACCAGCGCTTCTCTGATCAATACGCATATCCCCATTGATAATTTTATTTCTAAAACCAGTATAGCTAGGTTGAATGTTATTAACAGCATTTAAAACTTGCTGAGCGCTAAGTCCAAAGTTATTAAGAGTTTGATTTGTAGCATATTTGATGCAAGGAAGAAGAGCTACGTTTTTAGGACGAGTTTCAGATCCAACGTTAGCGTTTACTGGTGTTACTTTAGTGTAGCTTGAAGGAGTAGTGCTCCAACCATCACCGTCTGTAAATATTCCATTACCACCTGTAGATCCAGTATTATAACCTCTTCCGTTTTGAAGCTGCATTACTATGTTTACAGCTGAGCCAGGAACTACTCCAGTTTCAGCACTCAAATCAAACTTTTGAAATTGATCATTTTGTTTGCTACCAAACGATCTTCCGGAATCAACTCCAAGACCATGATCCCAACCTCTTACAAACTGTCCACGAAGATCGGGAAGATTAAACGTGTTTCCAGAACCTCCGTAAGTATAATCAATAACGTTAAACAAATCTAGATAATTTGCTTTTGATAAAGACTGTCCGTTACATTCAAACCATCCGGCAGGAGGTGTTGAATCAGCAAAAAATATTATAGTACCAATTGGTACACTGTCTCCTGCATTTGAGCCCTCAATAGTCAGTGTGTTTTTTCCATCAGATTTTACATTAATACCGTTAGTTCCTACTAAACTTACACCAGTAATGCCTGTACCAACATGACCAAGAAGTTGGTTTGTGTCTAATTGCACGTCTTGAGGTTGAGCTATACTTGGAAGAGGATTTGCTTTAACGGTATTGCCGTTCATTTGCTGCAATTCCAAATTACTAACTAGTGTTTTAGTACTCATTGTATTATTTAATAACTAAACAGGTTTAATAACTACCATGATTAAAATACGGACTAGTAATAGTATTCATATCAAAATCTTTGACGTGCTGATAACTTAATATTTTATCTGGGTAGTCATAACCACACACATATACGTCTCCATTTGGCAATAGGCTACTTCCACCGTATCCGTAGATACCAGTGTTGGAAATAAGTTTTATTTGTATAGTAGTGTTGCTGTAAGGATTATATATTATACCATAAGACGCACACCACGGAGGAAAAAATAAATTACCATTAGGCAATAAAGTACCTCCGCTATAGTTTAAGACGTTACCAGGGGAAGAGTTATGCCACCCTAAAACGCCTGTAGTTGTATGGCTATTAGCAACAGGGTCGTATATTAAAGCTCCTGTAGAATTAGCATTATTTGGTGCAGCTACTACCTTACCTTCAGCAGTTAACCTACCACCAAACCATCCACCAGTAGTTGTAGGAATCGTACCTCCAGCAGCAGTAAAACTGTTTGTGCTTGGATTGTATATCCAAGCTGAATTAGAACCTGTAGCTCCGTTTCCGGGTATTCTGTATACACGACCGTCTCTTAAGGTACAACACGTCCACGAATTGCCTGTTGGAGCATTAATTGATTCCGTCGTAGTGTTTGTTACAGGATCGTATATTGTTGCTTTGACGTCAGAAGTATTAGGATTGCAATATATTCTACCATCTGGCAATAAAACAGAATTATAAAAATTCTTTTGCCAATGAGCTAATGTACCTCCACATTGTGTTGCAGTTCCTGCTACTAAATTGAGTATTGATCCGTATATTGTCATTCCTGCGTGGCCACCTGTTCCACCATACAAATATCCCGTAGGAGTAATAAATACTCTTCCATCCACCATTAAGCAACCTCCTCCGCTTTGGCCGACAACACCGGAAGCGAGATAACCTCCACCAGATTTAGAACTAAAAATAAAACCATCAAAAGAAAATACGTTACCGTCTCCTAAGACTATAGTTCCTTCGCCCTTACCCGTACCTTGACCACCTGGCTCGGATACTGATATTGCGGCTGACATAACAGGTACAGCTGCATTAACTGCAACCACACTTTGTAAGTATGCAGTAAAATCATCGCTTCTACTAATTTGTTGAGATATTCTATTTGAACCAGTTTCGTCTGTAAGGAGTTTATTTGTTTGTCCAGCAAACCAACATGGTGCTGAGAGGGCAGGAGTTAACAATTGTGTAATTAAATTAGAAAGATTGTTACCATCTATTCTAATAGTGTTGCCGCTAGTACTGGTTTGAATTCCGTTAATACCTTGAAGTCTAATTGCAGTTAAACCATTTGTAGCATTACCAAGAACCGTGTTAACAGGAATATTAAGTCCTGTTAAACCTACAGCGCCTGAAGGATTGCAAAATACTTGGTTCTCGCCAATATTTAAAGCAGTTAAGCCCACACCAGCTCCTGATGGATTACATACAACTTGATTATCAGCAATAGTAATAGAACCAAGACCGCCTGAAAAATTAGCAACAAGCTGATTTGAACTTACAACCATATCATATGGCTGACCCTGACTATTAGTTGGATTAGCTTTAATGCTGTTAGCAGGCATGCTGCTAAGCTCGAAGTTTGAAACTACTGTTTTAGTGGCCATAATATATACTTATTAAAGTATACTTATAAAAAGAAAACGTAAACATCTTCTCCTACTACAGACGTAGAAATATTTTTGTAACTCATATTTGAGTCATTTAACGATTTAACAAAACCAGGCCATTCTTTAATAGTTGTTTTGGCTACTCGGCCTGATACCGAATTTGCTTGAACTGCAGGAATTGCAGCAAACAAATTTTCAACATTCTGTAACGTATTTGTACTTTTAGCATATTGATACAATACTGTGCCAATTGCAGTTGCATTCATAGTTACGTACGTTGATACTTTACTCTTGCAAGAACAATGTTCATTTACTGATGCACTTTCTATATCTGCTGTAATAGAAGGAGCTGCTTTAATAAACAAATCTTTAAACGAAGAATCTACAGCTATTAGTTGTAAAACAACTGAGCCAAGTAACGGAGATGCAATATATTCGTCGAATGTCATATATTAACTTATAAAATTAATAGAACTTTTTTCATTCTTTTTGTATAAAAAACAAGCAAACAAATGTGTTGCTAGACCACAAAATATATTTGTCAAAAGTATACAATCGTGATCCAGTCTTATAGGATTATACAAAAAAGAAACAACCAAACCAAACCAAAACGAAGAACATTCGGGGCACAAAAACGGTTTACGAATTACAGGAATTGTTGCAATAAAATTTCGAATTGGCTCAAAAATTTTAGAAAAACTGTACATATAAGATACAGACAAACTCAATAATACAAAATAAAGTAAATTTAACAATAACATTACACAATAAAATTAATAGGTGTTGATATGACTGGTTTAGGATTTATTGGGTTGTTTAGTTCTTCAATTAAATCTACGTAATCATCTGACTCTTCTAATAAAACTCTTTTAACGTACTCGTCACAAATAGAAATGATTTGTGATGTTAAATCTTTATCCGGATCTAGTAGAGAAGTAGTTATATTAAAACTCGAATATTCTGTTTTTGAATTTTTAAACAAAGGAGAATAAGGTCTTACAACAAGACTATCTATTTCCTTATCTTCGCTTATAATATCAAAAGATGTGTTTAATTCTAACATTTTACTAAACGTAATTACCTTTTACGTCAGTAGCTTTCAAGTCAGAAAAATTAGTTATATAAGAAGAACCATCAATATATTTACCAGCTGCACCACCTTTGCCTCCTGTAGCATCAACCAATTCTGTATATTGACTATAAGTTATGGAGACAAAACCACTTCCTCCGGCATATCCATTAAAACTAGCTCCTGAATATTCGACTCCACTTTTACCTGCACTTTTTCTTCCGCCTTGGTAATTTCCTCCAGCACCACCTTTACCGTACGGGCTATATACCGAAGCTCCGCCAGGAGATGTAGCAGATTCATTAGTATCTGAAGTATTTGAAGTACCGGGATTTCCCTTTGTTACATTACCGGACCCCCCGGCACCTACATAAGTAGGTCCAGAACCACCACCGCCATACGCATTGCCACCACCACCGCCTCCATTCGCAAAACCTAAATTTACACCGCCAACGACAACACCCGAGTCACCACCAGCTTTTCCTGGTGCAGAACCTCCTCCAGACCCGTATCCAGCTGCTCCGGCAGCTCCAACTTTTACAGAAATTGTTTGACCTGGCGTAACACTAACAACTGTTGATGAATATCCTCCAGAACCACCACCAGCACCTATATAAAACCCGTGACTTGTGAGGCCACTTTTTGTATGGCTAGTACCGCCACCGCCGCCGCCACCGCCACCAACAGCAACAACAGTTATGTTCGTAACGCCAGCTGGAACTAGCCAATCAAGCGAATCCGTAAACGTTACAGTAACGGGTGGAGTTAACGTTTTATCTAAAAAAGAACCAGGTGCTCCAGGATTTCCAGGATAACCTGGTTGACCTCCTTTACCGTTTGCAGTAGTACCAGTTCCTGTATCAGCATTACCGTCTGTTCCGTCTATTCCATTCGAAAAAGTAGTTGATGGACAGTGTAATTTTTTGCAATTATAATGAGTTTGATTATAACAAGTACAACCAGCATAACAATCGCTATAATAACAACCAGTACCATACGTTGTTGCAGGAATAGCTGGATTTGGATTGGTTCCACCGCCTGATGTGTAGTAGCCAGGACACGAATTGCTACCGCATGTATAACCCGTACTCGTGTTAACTGTTTCAGAAGTGGTCTTAATACCACCAGAACCGCCTCCACCTCCACCACCACCATAAACAGTTCCGTTGTTTATAATCGTGCAGGTAGTAGTGGCTAGAATTGCTGTTCCCCCAGGTTGACCGTCGCTGCCAGCATATTTTGTGGCACTAGTACCTCCTACTCCATTTGCTCCTCCTCCTCCGTGTATATTACCGTTGTTGATAATTGTTACTAAATCATCGTATGCAGCATCTCTAAACGAAAAAACTAATATAGCTGGAAGTGTTGCATCGTTGGAGCTAACTGTAACTCCTGGTTCAATCGTAAGAAGCATTCGAAGTCTTTCAACTCCATTCCAACCTAATGCTTTAGCTTTATTGTATACGTTTAAGTTTGTCGTATTAGTAGAAATTGAGCCAATAACATTATAATACTGACCAGCTATAACTCCGGACTTATATCCATTTAACATATATTAAAGTAGTTATGATTTAAGATCTCCATAGAGAACCCAACCAATAACAGAATTCATATAAACCAGAGATGCTGCAGAGTATGGTTGAGCTAATTTGAATTGATTGTATGGCTGTCTAACGATAGCACCAGGCTTTGGAACAATCGTTGTTGTGCCTGTTCCTAACTGTATAATGTTAACTTCGTAACCTGGTGTGTCAAGAGTAGCTGGGATATATACTGTATTTGCAGCAGCACTACTTAAACCAATTGTTGTATTAGAATCCGAAGTTGAACCAATTGTATACTGGAGTCCGCTAGAAGCTGAAAGAATTTGAATTTTTGAAGCTAACGAAGCGGCGTTTACATCATTTCGCAAACCATCAATGACGGATGAAAGGTTATTAATTTGAGTAGTGTGAGTACTAACCGTGCTCTTAGTAGTATTAAGGCTATTGTTGAGAGTTGAACCGTCAACACTTAAAATGTTACCAGAACTATTCAGTGTAATACCGTTAACACCAGTTAATGAAACAGATGCAACACTTCCAGTTATATTACCGACAAATTGATAAGGAGCTAATTGTGTACTGCCAAGACCGAGTGTTGTAAGTCCTGTACCAAGGTTTGCAACAATATGATTAGGAAGTACTGCAAAACTTGTACCACTTGCTGTAGAACCAGTTGGGTTAGCTAATAAACTTTGAGCGTCAAGTGTTGGATTATAAGATGCTCCAACAGTTGGTGAAACATTGGCAACAACAACAATTTTTTCGTTAGCTAAAACTGGTGTTAAGAATGTAATAGTTGAAGTATAAACGTTGTTTGAGAGAACAGTAGCTACAGTATAATCGTTGATTGGATCTTGAGTTACACCGTTTAAATCTACTCGATAACTAGCAGTCGAAGGGGGAAGAGGAGAATAAGATGTAAGAGAAACTGTTGAAGTTGGACCATAAGCTGTTATAACGGCAGGTTGAGTAAACAAACTTTGAACTATTTGATCTACGTATTGTTTGTTGACTAAAGCGTATGTAGTAATTTTTGGTGTATACGAGGCGTTAGTCGTTATTAAGTTTGCATCAATATTAACTGGTCCTGTGAGTGTACCACCAGCTAAAGGTAGATATGAAGTCGAACCGACAAAATTGGCAGTTACAACATTATCGCCGTTTACTGTAAAATTAATTGTAGAAGAATCGTTAAATGTATTAGTAGATGTCAATATGGTTGTTTTAACAGCTGATGATATTTGTTGATCAACATAAGCTTTGTTTGTTAATTCTACTGGATTTCCAGGGGAAACTGCGCTTGAAATGTTTCCAGTAATCGTACTACCACTCTTTAGTACATAATTGTTAAGAGCGGTTGTATTAGCTCCAACAACAGTATCGACATAATCTTTATTTGCTAATTCGTTAGAAACTGTTGGTTGATTGTTAGCAAAAAATCTAAATGAACTACCATTAAGTGTTGCAGACATTAAAGTATTAAATGTCACATTCGGAGAAGAATTCAAATTTAAAATATTAGAGCTTACATCAAGAGCGTCTCCACGATTAAAAATTAAACCACCAGTTCCAACAATAAATGGTGCAGGGAAAGCGGGATCAAATTGTACGCCTAGCAAATTGTTATTGACATATAGAGTTTTATCAGTAGTCAATTTCCATGTTAGTGTGTTGTTGTTTGTAGTAATTACAATAGGAGAATTTGCAAATACAGAACTTGCAAAAAGAGAAAAGGAAGAATCATTAAGAGTGGTGTTTAAACCAAGAACATTGTTTATTACAGTAAGAGTATTATCATATTGAATACCAATACCCGTTAAACTCGAAACAATTGCACCCGAAGGGCTTAAGTTTACGCTTAAGTTGCCATTATTGTTAATCAACGAACTATCGTGATCTACGTCAAATGTAAAAATATTATTGTTATTGTATAATGACACAATAGAACCAGACGATAAGTGATTTGATAATGTTGTTGCAAAACCAGCATTAGTATTATGGTTCAGACCTAAATTTCCGTTAACAATGCTTAGCGTTTCATCTCTATTGAGTGTTAAACCGTTATTACCAATTGTTAATCCAGTCTCGATATTTGGATTTACGCTGAGAGCTCCACCAGATACGTATAAAGAAGAATTATACGGTAAACCAAATTGTAATTGAGTTCCAGCGTTTGTATAGGTAAGAGGAGATGTTGCTGAAAGCAGAGGAGCTAGATGACCTACGCTAACAACGTCTGATGAAGCAACTTTGAGTACATTACCTTCAATTAAAAGAGAGCTGTCAATCGAAAGACCAATTCCTCCTCCGTTTGGATCAAGTTGTAAACCTCCACCAGCCAATAACTTAACACTCAAATTGTTATTGTTGTTATATAATGACGAATCGTAAGCTATTGATAAATTCAGCAAATCTCCGTTTACAGGAGTAATGTTTATAGGTGTTAGAGCGGAAATTTTCTTGAAAAGTAAAGTAGTGCCGTTTGTTGAATCAGAAAGAGATTTTGTAGTTCCAATTAACGAATAACCACCAAGATTTGTAGCGTCAGCTGTTGTATATAAAAATGCTGCACCAGGAAGACTAATTGTCGAATAACTTCCATTATACCCTCTAGCTAAGGGTACCAAATCCGTATTTGATAACGTAAGAGTTTGTGGCTTGGGTAAATTGGAGATTCTTGTTCCTGTGCTCATAGATGTTTAAGATTTAATTTATTTATCAATTAATTTTTTTATTACTAGGTTGACGTGTCGTATACAAATTCTCCCGTCAAAAGAGGACCGCTGGCGTTTGGATTTGTTGTTAAGTTGCCATCCAGACCGTTTATAATTGTAAAATCTTCCACGGTAATTGGCGTATCATCTTCTTCAAGAGCAATATAAAACTCAACTATCTTTAAAGCTGTTTTAAATTCTTGAATAAAACCTTGATCAACGTTTACATTGGCTATTGGCGTATTAGTTAAATCATTGATAGTAAAAGCTTCCTGTAGATAAGGTTGATCTACATTAGTATTGAGTATGTAAGTATCTGTTCCATCAACTACAATGTATTGTTCTTCGAGAACATCAGGCTCGAGAAGTACAAATCCGTCTCTTAGAAAAAACGTACTACCGTTATTTCCTTTTACTCTAAGGTAAGGTACTGGTACATTTTTAATATTAATGCTCATTTTATTTGCAATTAATTAAGATTGCTGCTGAAAAAAAATATTAAAACATTAAATAATTTATACAACTATTATGGGACTCAAGTTTCTAACCACTGAATTACACGAGGAAATCGATTTCCTTATCGAACAAAAAAACCGTACAGAAGATCCAAAATACTTCTTTACAGGACCTTATATGATGGCTGGAGCCAAGAATCAAAACGGTCGTGTGTATGATTTAACTGAAATGGTTCGTGAAGTTGATCGTTATTCAAAAGACATGATTGCAACTCGTCGTGCTATCGGTGAAATGAATCACCCTCAGTCAACTGAAGTTAATCCAGTCAATGCTTGTCACCTTGTTGTAGAGCTTAAGCAAAAAGACAATTACTTTTATGGTAAGTCTCAAATTTTAGATACACCTATGGGACAACTTCTCAAGTCTCTTGTTAAAGACAAAATTCAAATGGGTATTTCTACACGTGGTCTTGGTTCATTAACTGAGTCCTCAGAAGGTAAGAAAGTTTCTAACTTTCACCTTATTTGCTTGGATGTTGTTCATCAGCCTTCAGTTCAAAATGCAATGCTTGAGTCTGTTCTCGAGTCTAAAGAGTGGATGCTTGACAACGCTGGCAGAATTATTGAAGTATCAGCAAATGCATTCAACAGACTTACAGAAGGGCTCTCGAAGCTTCCAAAGAAAGAAGCTAATCAATATATTCAAGAGCGTCTAACATTATTCATTGAATCTCTCAAGAGAGCCTAATAAATAAGAATATGACACAGGAAGAAAAAGTAAGCGTTAGCGATTTTATTTCTCAAATTGCAAGTAAAGATTACAAAAACGCAAACTCAGCACTAGAAAAAACCATTTCTGTCAAACTAAAAGAGCGTATTAGACAGGCTTTGGCCAAAAATTAATAACATTTTAGATAAATAAATTTATAACATGAACGTAAAATCTATTCTCAACGAACAGTTTCAGGATTTAATTTCTGAAGATACATTAAACGTAATCGAAGAAGCTTTCAACAAGGCTGTCGATGAAAAGGCTCAAAGCAAAATTGAGATTGAAACAGAAAATGTAAAGATGAAACTTGATGAACATTATACAGGCAAGCTTCAAACTGTTATCGAGAAGATTGACGAAGATCACACAGCTAAGCTTCAGAAGCTTGTTGAAGCTATTGATACAGATCACGCTGTTAAGCTTCAGACCCTTGTTAAGCAAATTGACAAGAAGCACACAGGCATGCTTAAGCAAGTCGTCGAGAAGTACGAGACTGAGCTTGGCGATAAAGCAACAGAATTTCAAAACCGTATCGTCGAAGAAGTATCCAACTATATGGATCTTTACCTCGATAAGACAGTTCCAACTGAGCAACTCTCAGAGGCTGTTGAAAACATTAAGGCAGTTAAACAACTCGAGAAGATCCGTCAGATTGTCGGAATCAGCGAAGAGTTCATTGACAGCGAAGTTAAGGAGGCTCTTATCGATGGCAAAAAGACCATTGATTCTCTCAGAGCTGAGCTTAACAAGACATTAAAGGAGAATGTCGATCTTGCACATAAGGCTACTAAGGCTGAAGCTCATATCATTCTTGAGCAAAAGACTGTAGATATGCCTGCTGCAAAGAAGAACTTTGTAACTAAGCTTCTTAAGAACAAAGCTCCTGAGTATATTGAAGAGAATTTCTCTTATGTTGTTGATATGTTCAACAAAGAATCTCAAGAGGAACTTGACGTGATCAAAGAGTCCGTTAAGAAAGAATTTGTAAAGGCTCCTACGATTGACCGCCCTGAGGTTATCGAGGAAGCAAGAAATTTTAGTAATGAGGTTGAGCGCAGTGTTGCAAGTGACGACATCAGCGGCTATCTGAACGAGATGAAGAAAATTAGTGGATCAAGATTCACTAGATAATTCATTCTCAAAGTAACAAAGGAAAACAAAAACTATGGCTAACATCATGCACATCAATAGAGATTCTGCTGAACAACTAGTTGAAAAGTGGAGTCCAATCTTGGATTTCACTTCAGACAAAGTTGCTCCTATCTCGAATGACAACACTCGCTTAAACACAGCGATTCTTCTGGAAAACCAGCAGAATTACTTCTTAAGTGAGCAAAACTCTGCTTCCACAGGTGGCGTATTTGGCTCACAGCAGGGAACTGCAACAACGTTCTCGGGTGACCACTATGCTTCAGGTGATGCTCGTCTGCCCAAAGTTCTTATCCCAATGATTCGTCGTACATTCCCCGAGCTCATCACAAATGAGATCGTTGGTGTACAGCCGATGACTGGGCCTGTTGGTCTTGCTTTCGCAATGCGTTATAAGTACGATGCCGCCCCTCTTGGTGGTTCATACAATGGCGGCGACGGAGCTCTTGGCTCCGCTAGTGCTACCGGTGGTAACACCGCTACATCAGATGGCAAGGAACTTGGTTACAACTACCTGAACACAGCCTTCACAGGCGCTTCAAGTGCTGCCCTCTCCGGTAACGGTCAGTGGGACGGACTTGTTGAAGATTCAGGCGTTGGAGCCTTGATCAGCCAATTTGAACTTAGCTCGAACATCCCTCAGATCACTGTTTCATTCGAAAAGACCGCCGTCGAAGCTCTCACAAGACGCCTCGCCGCTAAGTGGTCGGTAGAACTTGAGCAAGATCTTAAGAACATGAACGGTATCGATATCGATTCCGAGCTTACAAACGCTATGTCCTACGAAATTCAGGCTGAAATCGACCGCGAAATGATCGCGCGTATGATCCAAGTCTGTCTGAACGCTGGGGCTGGAGTTGGTTATTCCACATGGTCTGCCGTGTCCGCTGACGCTCGTTGGTCAGCTGAGCGCGCTCGTGACTTCTACAACAGAATTGTTGTTGAAGCTAACCGCGTCGCGATTCGCAATCGCCGTGGTGCTGCTAATTTCATTATTGCAACACCTCGTATTTGCGCAATCCTCGAGACTCTGCCTAACTTCACTTGGCAGCCAGTCACAGGCAATGTGAATACCGCACCCGTTGGTATTGCAAAGGTCGGTTCGGTCGGTGGTCGTTTCCAAATCTACAGAGATACTCGTACAGAAGCTCAGCTCAACAGCCCCGGTACAAATGATGCCGGTTTCTACGGCACCAACCAAGGTGGCGGTTATGCAACAGCTCGTACAGCTCCTGTCGATTACGCTCTCCTAGGTTATAAGGGTACAGAATACTACGACAGTGGTATCCTATATTGCCCATATATCCCTGTAATGGTACAGCGTACAATTGGACCAAACGACTTCGCTCCTAGAGTAGGTCTCCTTACAAGATACGGAGTAGTTGATCACATTTTCGGTGCATCACTCTACTACCACCTTGTAATCTGCACCGGTCTTGGAACATCGTTCAAACCAGGTCAAGCTGCAACTTATCTGTAATCTTACAGAAGTTCACAAGGACTCAAAAGAGACCCCGATCGAAAGATCGGGGTTTTCTTTTTATATAAATGGACATAATTAGAGTATATGAGTACAGGTGCAGGAAAAGGTCCAAAACAACGTCCAACAGATTTCAAAGCTTACAAAGAAAACTTTCCCAAGACTACCAACAAGGTAGAAGGGTTTGTCCTTAAAAAAGGTAAGCTAACTAAGAAGTACTAAGCTACAGATAGCTCTAGTATCTTATTGAAGTAAGAAGAAGATACCTTCTCAGGTATTTTAGGCAATGTCTTTACATTGAGTGACTTCAATCTATAATCAAAATACATAAGACCTTCTTCTTTATGATTCTCTACTCTAAAAGGAATAGGAATTTCAAAGTTCTCTCTCACGTTCTTATCAGACATTAACGATATCTGAATATAATAATGTATTCTTCTAAAGAGAATTAGTCTTCCTTTTTTAACAACCTTATCTCCGATAGAAAATACTACTTGCTTTTGCAGACAAGTAAGTAAAAACGGTTCACCAGGTACTTGATCGAAGCTGATAATAGTTGGAGCAAAGATATGAGAGTTCATGTGTTGTTAAAAGCTGATTTTTGTGCAGAAGACATATTCAATAGTCTTTCGTTAAAGTATTTCCAAAATGGTAACGGATCCGGAGAACATTTAATGACAGCAATAACTTCTACATCGTCACAATTAATCATTCTCCAGTTTTGTAAAAATATATCCCATGCTACAACTAGGTTCTTTGCTGCAGGTTGATATCTAAGTCTTCCAGTAGGATCTTTATAGTTAAGAATGTTTTTACCAGGAGTTGATCGAAGAAGCCCCATATCTTTTGTACAGAGCATTCTTCGATAATCCTTATAACCTGGTTTGTTTATGCGTCTACGAAAACGGAGTTCAACAGCATTAGTGCCTAGTAATAGTTCTAATGATGAACGTCCGAGAATCATTACTTAGAAGGCTTAACGATACCAAATATTCTCTGTTCATTAAGGAACACAATAGTCTTTCCGTCCTTTTGAATAGCAATTAGACCTTTATCTCCTGGAAACATTACGCATTGATCTTTCTTAACTTGTCTACAATCTGGTCCAGCAAGAATAACCTTACCAATACGCCAAGCCTTTTGATCTACTACTTGGTTTGGAAGAATAATACCGTTACGAACAAGTGATTTGCCATCCTCTGCAACGTCTACATATTCTACCTGAATTACATCTCCAAGAAGTTCTACAACATCATAGTCTTCTGGAAGAGGACAGTTTTTGTAAGCATCGATGTTAGCAAGACCGTTGTTTTCTCTTGCTGCGTTATATTGGTTTTGTGCAATTGACATAACAATAACTTATCATACATTTTATGTTAGATCAAGCTGTAAAGACAGTAAATTAGCAATCTCTCTTTTAGATAGCTCGTGATTAATTGCATGCATTCTAAGAGTTTTGTCTTCTTCCGTTTGCTCTTCTTTTATCTTCTTAATATATTTCATATTAGGCAATGATTTCATTTTAGGAAACATGGCAATCATTGTTTTATAATGAAGCTCTTTGCTTTCAAGAAGTACTTGCATATTTGCCGAATTCATATAAGCAGCAACATCCGGATTAATAAAACTTAACCACCTTGTAACAAGATAAGGAACGTACTCATCAAGAGATAAGTCTCCTTTCTTTGTAATGATTATATCTTTTAGATAATCAAAAATTGTCATGCTGTGTTTCAACAAAAATAGAATGAGCTAAAAATGTGAAACACTCTACAGCCTTTTGTTTAAAACTATCCATCTTTTCTTGATTAAAAGATAATTTATAAAAACCTTCATTATCTCCATCAAGAGAAAATATAAAATGCATAAGCATAGAATCTTTGACTCTATTTAAAATACTAATATTTGCTTGTGTATCTCCTTGCACAATAATGTTATTACCATCCACATAACATTCAACTTCAAATGTTTGAGCAAATAATGATCCTAATTGAGCTGCATACAAACGTTGAAAACAAACTCCTCCGTAAATGTTGGAATTAGGAATCTCAATTGCAAGTACTAAGGAATTACCAAAATCGAGAGCTCCTATTTTTGTAGGATATTCAAACGCAATAATATTGCCAAAAGGAGATATTTTATCTCTAAAAAGATAATACGAAAATCTCTTCTTAACAAGTTCGCAACTATAAACAGGAGTCTCTCCCATTATGTGCTTTGTCTGTTCTTCTGTTAGTATCATTTGCAATATGTTTCCTTAAATTTGATGTTCGCTTCTTCCCACTCTTTTGTCAACATAGAATCTCCAAGTCCATGATGAACGATTCTAATTGGAAGCACGCCACAAGTAACTTTTTTCTCATTTGCTCTCATACAAAAAGCAAGATCATAAAAATGAAAATTAAAAGCTTCATCAAAATACAATTCGTTTTCAACTGCGTCTCTTACCTTAACAGCAAGAAACACACCATCTAGTGTAAGAGCTCTTGAGTTAGTTGGACCAAAGCATGTAGTCCATACATTGCCTTTGCTGCTATGAGCAACTTCCCCAACATAATCTTCTCTCTTAGAGGCAAGATGCCAGGCAAGCTTGTCGAGGCTGGTATTGAACGTTTTAGCGCCTGCTAGGCCTGTTATAGAATATGGACTATTAAAAAGCTTTTCTACTAAAAAGGCATCTTCTAGTTCCACATCATCGTGAACAAACAAAACAACTTTGTCAATGTTTTCAGGATCCTTAAGAATTTCATTATAGCATGTTGAAAGCCCTCTTGTATTATCCTTAAACAAATGAAAATTTACATCGTACCTTTCTTCATAATGATGCATAAGGCTCTTATACAAAGGCCTAGTTTCAAAGTCTTCAATAGACTTAGCTTTTGTGCAAGCAACGATTAATAATTCACTCATATTTTGTTATACTTTGTTTTAAGATAGTTGATATTCTTTATAGCTAACTCAGTTTGTTCGTGTGTCAAACGAGTATTAAAATAATCGTTAGTTGTTGGAATACGAGTAGTATCTCCACTCTCAAAACTAATACCATTAATTGCTGCAAGCACCGTATAACAACTATCGGAACTACGAATGTTTGGAATTTTGTTGTTTAGATAAAAATCAAACTCTGTGTGTTCTCCCATTCCAAGTAAATGAACAGACTTCAATAGCCAACCTCTCTTATACAATTCGTCAACACATTGATTTCTCGAAGAAGCTATTTGTGTATCTCCAGTTGCATTGTTCCAACATTTTGGAACAGCAATCTTACTAAGACCAATAGTACTACAATCTCCATCCGTTATCATCTTATAATAACAATCCATCCATTCTTGTTTGGTATTGCCTTGTGGACAAGCAAATATCTTAGTATGTTGAAGCAAACCTCTAATGGACATCTTCATCTTGAATGAATAATAATTCATTAATGTCTGAACTGTATCAAACAAAACATCTGGAGCAATAACTTCATTTGGTTTAAGCTCTTTAACAACCTCCATCAGCTGATCTTCTGTTACAAGACTATCCTCTGCAGCTCCGTTATCAAGAGTTATCCAAGCATCTGGTTTAGTTCGTCTTATTTGCTGAAAGAACCATCTATACGTTTCATCGTTCAGATAATGGTGACACAATACAAAGTATCTGTCCCCGTGACCAGTTAAAGCCAATTCAGTATTAGGAGGAATGAGATAAAAATCCATAGGTATAATTTAGCTTACTTTGAATCTTTTTCAAGTATGTATTTCTTCACTTCTAAGATACCAAGATTAATATCTCCCTGCTCTGCATCTTCAAAAGATTGACTATCTCCTTCTCGAGCTCTTTCATCATATCTACGTTTACGTTCATTTTGAGGACACTCAATCCACAAAACGGTTGCATCAGGAAATGCTTGCAAAATTTCTTTCTGTCTTACACCAGATACAACAAGTTGCTTTGGATTATTAAACGTAGAAAGTAAACGAAGATGTCCAATAATCTCGTTGAACATATGCTTTGAATCTTGAAGCTTTTCTCTATCTACGGTTTTTTTCAAACCTCTTACAATATCTCCAACCTCAACAAAAACACAATCACTAATCTGACTTAGTGTTTTTGAATACAGAGTTTTACCACTACAAAGTTGACCACAAACAAATGATATCATTTTTAAAATATATATTAAAATTAATAAAATTCAAGACTAATTATCCCAGCCTAATGCTTCAGAAATACTAGGAAACTCCTTAACAAAAATGTTTTTAATTTCCACAGCCACATCTCTATGCTCCTTTTGCGTCAACTCATCACAACGTATTTGCAAATAATGTATCCAAGATCGGACTGTCCCGTGCATAATTACCGTTGTCGATGTATTAAGAGGAAGAATCATCCGAGCGCATTCCTTTGCAAGACCAGCGGAAATAAGATCATCGTAAAGAGCAAGTGAGTTTTGTTGTATAAATTCTACCTTCAATTTTAGCTCGGGGCTCAAATCTACTTCAGTATCTCCTACCTGTCTATTAGTTTTTCCTTGCAATCTCCATTCGATATCTTCAAGCTCGGTTGCTGTAGAATATCTTTGTGAAAATTCTTGAAACGAAAAACTTCTATGTCTAAGAATTTGTGCAGCAATAGCTCGAGATGTTTTAATCTCGAATCCTACGCTGACCATCTCAAATGGCGAAAAGTGTTTATGGGTAATTAGATACTTTAACAGTTTTGGAGCTGTTTCGGTATTAAATTGGTTCGAAGGATTACTTACTCTTGCACAGTACGTAATCAATTCTTCTGCATTATTAATTCCTTTAACTAAAGGAGTAGAAATAGATATTAGCTTTACCATTTGTAGTAGACGCGACCTCCATTTTCATTATCTTCGAGAACTTCGACCATATCACATTTGAATAGACCTCCAATCTGTTGTGCTAACATCTCGCACGACATTGCTCCAAGATTGCCTTGATAATATTGATCCAACCATTTAAGGATCTGCTGTTTAAAATCAATAATTTCAATGTCACGATCTTGGTGAGTTACTGTCTTTTCGCAAGTAATATGAAAAATATGTCTGTGAGGATACTGAAGGAAATGGACATGAGGCTTATCAGGAATAGCCTCTGCTACTCCTGGCCAGTTGTGAAGAGCTTCGTATTGGAGTTTAACGATAATAGTTGTTCGCATATATGCAGTATACAATAAAAAAGGCCCCTCACAACATTAAAGTCGTAAGGGGCCTAAATTAAGCCAATTCTTAGGCAGCTACTGCAGCAAAACGGCCCTGCTTGTCGCGAACGTTGTAATAACGAGGACGAAGAACGACGTCGTTAGTGCGGTCGAGGAATCCGAGGAAGTCGTACTTGCTCTGATTGAGGTTACGAGCAATCATCTTGATCTTAGCTGTCGTGGACAGACCAGAGCTGATGTTGTTCTTGCCGGTGATAGCCGTAATTGGCTTAATGTACGTGTTGTTTGTATTCATCGAGGTACATATTCTTATATATCACTCGATATGTCAACAGCTAAATTATTGCAGGACGTGAAAATACTTGAATACCAGAAAGATAAGGAACTTGATATGGTACAAATGACGCAAAATGGGACGAAGACGAAAGATATGGATTATATGTATTGATTTTTACATTCTCAGTAAGAAGACCGTATCCAGCTGGTCCTTCAATAATGACATCAATTAAACCAGGAGTTTGAATCGAAGGCATTACAAACGTAGTCAAGTTGTCGTTATTTGATTGCCATAGTGAAGGATCAATACGATAAGCAAAGAACGGAGGATAGTCTGCTGAAAGAGAAGGAATAGCTGAAAACGGATTTTGAACAGTTGAAGCATAATGTACAGGACCACCGGATACATAAACGTTTTGTATTTTAGTCATTCCTGAACCATAAACATTAAATTGTTGCAATTTTCCAACGTTCGTAAAATAAGGCTCAACTATCGAAGGACCTGGAGGAACTCCTTTTACTTGTTTATAGTCTGAATGATCCGTATCGACTTGATATGCCGGATCAAGAAGATATTGTGGAGGCATTCCAGTGTATTCTGTAGAATAGTTTGTGTGGATAGTATAGATTGTTCCAATGCTTTCTGTTGGAGGAGCTTGGAACATCCAGCCTTTGAATGTAAAAGAAAGGTCTGCAACAACTTTAGCTACTTGTGTTGAAGAGATATCCATAGGATAACTCATTGCAACGTTGCCATCCCAGAATATACTAGAGCGTATTTCAAAATTTGGTCTAGCAGGTGTTGTCCAAGATACTGAAAAATACGGATTAACGTAAGGAATAATATGAGATATGATTTGATCCATATCTTTTTGATATCTTGTAGCTACTGTTACTTTAAGATTTAAATCAATAGGAAGAGGAGTCTGCTCGTTTGATACAGAGCCACCTCCAACACTATTATATGTTCCAAGAAGTTTATTAAAGACTCTATTTGTATCTCTACTAATACCTCCAATATATACAGCAACAACAGGTAGTTGGAGATTCTGATCTTTATCCAAAAGGTCTGCCATCACTCTTTGCTTTGGAGCATACAGAACTCTTGTCTGTATTTGATCCTGAGCTTGTTTATTTTCGTTAAAACGCTTTACAACAATGTCCGAAATAGCGTTCAAAAAAACAGTAACCATCGTCTCAACCTCAAAATCATAGGTATAAACTCCTGGTATAATATTACTCATATATTGTATTTAATGAAAAAACCCAAGCATTACACTTGGGTCCTTTCTAATTTAAATGTTGTGTTTAGATTAAACACCCCAAGCATCGAGATCTTCTGCGTCGTTTCCACCTAGTTCTCCGAGATCTTCAGGATTAATTGTTTCAATCTCTCCTGTACCGCCTTTTTCGAAATCTTCTTCGTTTGGTTCAGATGCAACTTTTACTTCAGGAACGAGAATACCTTTAGAAACAAAACTTGAAAGTATGCCGTCTACTTCTGAATCAGCAATGCCACCTCTCTTTACTAAGCCTCTAAGAGCCATCTTGAAATCCCGACCAGTATATTCTCCAACGGTACCTACTTCGTCAACTAGCGCATTGTAAGCTTCTTGTTGCGAATCGCTTAAAGAACCTTTAGCGTATTCAGAAGAAAGAGTGTATTCTTTATTAAGAGAAAATTCTTCAGCGGAAGCTGAACGAGCTGGCTTATGAGCTTTTGTTTCAATTCTTGCTTTTTGTCCCTCAGGTGTTGCAATTTCAGCAACTTTCTTCTTGAGAGCTGCACTAATTTCCTTCTGTGTAACTGGTTGTTCGTTCTGCATTGCGTTTGCAGCAACTTCAAACGTCACACTACCAAGCAGTTCTTTGTTTGTCAAACGATCAGCAAGGAACTTTTGTGCCCATCCGCTCTTTTTCATTTCGGCTTCAATAGCCTTAAGCGTTTCTGCCTTGAGCTCTTCTTTTGTGTTAATGTAGGGATTGTGAGTATTATTGTTGTCAGGAAGAACACGATGAACAACCTTTCTGACAAAATCTGCCATAGCTGCTTCATCCCCCATCTTTACAACTGGTGTCCAGTGTCCTTTTCCAGATGCCTTAGCTGTTTGAACTGCCTTTGTTACGATTTCCTCTGGATTTTCATGAGAAATAGGAGCTTCGTCTAAACGGCTCAAAACGGACTCGAGTAATGTATCAAAATTCTTTGTCATATATTGGTTTATTTATCAAACTACACTATAAATTTAAACTTCTTTAGTATGATCTTCAAGAAGCTTGTCATGCCATATTTTAGCATCTTCAACAGAATTGGGGTTGATATTTTTATAATTTCCAAGGTGACCAACTAGTAAGTGACATATAATGCCGTAGCTGGCGCTTTCACAAAGAGTCATTAGATTAGAAGGCTCGAGTTCAAGTTCTGGATGAAGATGAAATGGCTTAATATGATGTACGTTGAGTTGCTTTGTATCTCCGCATATGACACATTTTGGATTATTCTTAAGATGTTCTTTACGAACTTTTGCCCATTGCGGCGAACGTTGAGGTCCATCTACTGGTGTTTTGCCTTGAGCAATATCGTTGGTGTGTTTTAAGCGGGTGGAAGCCATAGTAATACTTAGTTAAATTAGATAAATAACACTGATATGTTAGATTACAGCTTCGAAAACGTTTACAAATTTAATACTCTCTTAGAGCAAAAAGCTGAATCCGAGGGTCCAAAAGCTAAGTTAACGTATGCTGAAGATTTGATTCTCGAAAGAGGTAAAGATGGTATCAAGTATTTTAACGAACAAATACTCGAATTATTAAAGAACTTTCAAGGTCTGGAAACAGATCAAATGGTTAACGCCAAAGTAGATGGTTCTCCAGGTATTCTTTTTGGTGCTGATCCAAGACCTCAATATCAAGGTCAGTTCTTTATAGGAGTCAATCGTGCTATTATTGGAGCTAAGAATCCTAAAGCTGTTCACGACGAGCACGATCTTAACACATTAATAACAAACGAAGGTTTAAGACACGTTATATCCAACCTTCTTCCGTATCTTAAGAATCTTTGTGCTGGTACTAATTTTATTTATCAAGCAGATGTATTGTTCTCCAGTCCCGAACAAAAGAAAGAAGAAGTAATTGATGGAGAACAATGTTTAACGTTTACTCCAAACATGCTAACGTATGCTGTTCCTGTTGAAAGTAGATCACAGCTTTATAAAAAATTAAAGTTTGCAAAGATTGGAATTGTAGTTCATGATAAGTGCACAGGAAAGACTGATGAAAGCGGTCAGCAAATTATACCATCCTCAGTCGGTAAACAGTATCCTGAACTGCTAAACGCTGCAGCAAAGTCAAAAGATGTATTTGTTGATGGCAGTAGACACGAGTCCGTTCAAATGGATATCGATGAACAGAGTATTGCTAATCTAAATGCTAAACTTCAAAAGATAAATTCCATAGCAAGTTCAATTGGAGACGATTTTAATACTGAGTGGATTACTAACAAGCCAATTCAAAGCAAATATCAAACATTTGTAGGGCGTCATGTAACAAGAGATGATGGTGGTATTTTTGAGCTTTCAAAACAAAAAGCTAAACCAAACTTTAGTAAGATAGTTGATGAACTCAACAAGCAAGTATTAGAAGAGTACAAATCTGCTTCAAAAAAAGAATCAGTCTCTGCTTGGTTAAACATTAATCACGATAATCTCGAAAAAATGTTAGAAGTATTCTTCAATATTAGAAATATTGTAGATGATGTTCTTGATCTTCTATATACAATGGAATCTAAGCTTGGTAAAACTTTTGTAAAACTTCCAGATGGTACGTATCAACCAAGTCGTGGAGAAGGTTTTGTTCTATTCAAGCATCAAAACCACGTTAAGTTTATTGATCGTTTAGACTTCACAAGAAGTGCAAAACTTTATAGCAAATACAATATGCCAGCTAGTGTTGATGAGAGTTTAATCTTAGAAAGCCAGCATGTTTTTCACAACTTAAAGCGAATCTTACAAAAAGATGTTAATCCAACTATTCAATGGCTAGAACAACTTACAGGTTTGCAATTCGTTGAAACAAACAACATTCTAGGAACAACAGGAAAGAAAGAATCTAGCGGAGATTTGGATCTTGGTATTAATGCAAACGATCATACAAAGGAAGAGCTCGTCGCAAAGCTTCAAGCTTGGTGTGAAAAGAATAATATACCTCATGATAAAATCTTTAATACAAGAGAAAGAAAAGATAAGAAAACAAAAGAACCTATTCCTGCATTCAAGGATGGTTGGATTGATAAGACAGGAACAAGTGTACATTTCAAAGCTCCAATCAACGGAGACGTTTCAAACGGATTTGTTCAAACAGATTTTATGTTCCTTCCTGATTTAGAGTGGTCAAGATTTGCTCTTCAAGGAAGTCCGCATGAAGTTTCAGCTTTTAAAGGAGAAGACAAACACGAGCTGCTTAAGAAATTAGCTAAAGTAGCCGATCCAAATTTAGTAATGTCATGGAGTCATCTTAGTGGATTATTAAATTCGGAAACAAGAGAAGTCATATCAAATAAACCGGACGAAGTAGCTGAAAAAATTCTTGGAAACGGAGCAAAAGCAAACGATATTACTTCAGTAGAAAATATACTAGCTTTTATTAAAGCCCATCATTTGCAACAAAAATTTGCGCCAGCAATAGATGAGTATAAAGCTCAATTCAATAAACAAAACGAAATTGAGGCGTTGCTAAGAGAATCGGCTTTTTCCTTCAAGCGCTTTTTTGTTGAGCAAGCAAGTGTTGCTGAAATAGGCTTCTTTCCTGGAGCGTTTAAACCTCTTCATACAGGACATATAAAGGCAATAAACGATGCAGCTAAACAAGTTAAAGGACCGTTGTTTGTAGTATTATCAAAAAATTCAAGAGAATCAGAAGGAGGTATGGAGTTTACTCTAGAGCAAACTTTAGAATTGTTTAAATTATACAAACAATTTTTACCAGAAAAAGTTCATATATCAGTTGCTGATAAAACTCCTCCACTTACAGTCATGCAATGCCTTGTTATTATGAACAACGAAGGCAAATATGTACTCGGTAAGACTCCAAAAAATTGGGATCCTAATGTACCTTTGCCTGATCCAGAAACACTCGTTGAGCCATCAACAAAAGAAGTAATGAAATATGTACCACAAGCTTCAAGTTATGTTGTAAAACTCGCTGTTGGAAATACACCAGAAGATCAAAAAAGATATACTGATATTTTCAAAGGGGATCGTTATCAAGGCAAGGGAGCAAAAGCTGAAGTAATACAAACACTTAAAGGATGGAGTGCTACAATTCTTCGTAATGGCTTAGAAAACCTTAACAAGGAAGTACTTGAAGAGTACATTCCTTTTAAGAGTAATACAGAAGAATTCAAAAGAGCTCTAACAATACTCTACGGCAACAATCCTAAACTAAAACAAGCTTTGCAGTTGTTTAACAATTAGTTTGTGTAGTTTATATGAGAGGCTCCACCGTGCTCTGAGCCTACTGCCATGTCCAATTCCAGATTAGAAGTTTTGTAGAACAAATCAGTCAAATAACTTATTGATTTGTCTTTTACAAACAACGGCATAGCGTTTTTAGTGCTATCGTTTATCGTCAAAAAGTGAGTAAAATTAGCAGCCTTAGCATATGAATACATACTAACAGCAAACACTAGCGCCTTTAAAGCTCTTTCGTCTTTCTGTAAAAGTTTATTAAAATATAAGTTGTTACTAGCAGTAAGAACTTCATTAAGACCGTTAGTTATCTCTTGACCGTTTTCTTCATAATTTCTAAACGAAGTTAGAGCTTCAACGGCTTGCTCAATTGTTAAAGAAGGATTTTCTAAAAAGAAATGTAGAGCTGCATGTTTAAAGCTCAGTGTACCAATGTCTTTGCCACTATAAAACGAGGATTCATGTTTGTTTAAATCAGCAATAGTTTGCTTAATAATAGCTTTGAATCTATCTACAAACTCACGTAAATTTTTTGTCTCATCTGGTGTTGGTTTGCTGGTGTTTTCGTTTTCTAATTTATAAATGTAGTTATTGTTTTGGAAAAAACTAATAGCATTCATTCGAGCTTGAGGTAAAACAGCTTGAGATTTTTGAACAAGAAGAGTAGCTACATCTTTAGGATTTTTTGTATTTAAATCAAACGGAACTAATAACTCATTTAATTTTGTTACATATGAACTTGACAATATAGATTGAACTGGAGTAAGAATTTCTTTTATTCTATCAATAAAATCCTTTTCTCTTGCTTGAAGAGAACGCTTAGAGAGCTGACCTCCACCCTTTGTTGCAAGGGTTTGCATCGTTTTAACAGCATTTTCTGCAGCAAAAGGAGCTTTACCGATACGGCCTCCTGTACCTTTAACCTCAACAAATACCGAATCCCCAAACGTAAGATCCCCAACTTTTGCTTTTTTACCATTAGTAAGCAAACTCAGAGCAATCTCTCCTCTGCCTATACTAGCAAGGCCGGTTTTAGCATCAGCCCAATTAAACAAATCTTCAAATAACTCGCTTACGCCAGATATCTGTTTTAAGCTATTAATTGTAGTTTCTTTGATGTTGAAAGGTTTTCCTCCATTCAAAGCCGTTTCTACTGCATTTAATTTTTCTTTATTGCTAACAATATAATCAATATCTGTGTTTAATATGCCATGATCAGCAAATTTAACAGCTAGTGCTTCTTGACTTAAATTTGTCCAGCCAGAAGATTTGACTAAATTTTGAATACTAGGACCTAAAGCTTCTGAAGCAATTACACTTTTAACTCTGCGTAATGTTTTTTCATCAGTAATTACACCGAGTGGCTTAAGACCATTATACTTTGGCTGTCCAGTACCGGTGTTCATATCCATAGCATAAAAACCAGTATTTTCAAGTATAACACTATAAGCTTCGTTTAAGGTTCTTGGCTTAAAGTCTTTCTTTTCAATTTCTCTGCCTTGAAGCATCTGCTCGTAGAGCTTTTTTAGTCTATAATCTTCACTCATTGTTGTTTATCTAATTAATCTTCTTTATCATTTTCTCCATCTTTAAGTTTGTCATCATCGTCATCATACATAACGATGTCAACTCTAGCTTCAGGTGGAATAGGAATACCCAGAGCCCATAAAAACCTCTGAAAAGTTTCTAAAAGAACTTCAACAGACGTCTCTTCTCCGTCTATAGATATTTCAATGTTTTGGTGGTGTTCAGGAGAAGTATAGGTAAATTTTACTCTTGCATCTTCTTCAAACTTAGTTTTAGACAGGTCAAACAATGGACGCATATAGATACTTATTGTAATTTGATAAGTAATATATAGATGACAATTCAGGCATCTGCAATTTTGAATCAGCATTTTAACAAGCAACCTTCGCCGGTTGCTTTTTTTATTTTCCCATGAAAAAACCAAAAAAACCTAAAACCTCAAAAACTCCAATTGTAAATTTGACAACTCAGGAAGCTCCTCCTGTTGATAATTCTCCTAGAGTTCCTCAAAGAGATAAACTACCATATACTTTGTCAATAAGAGGTCTTGAATGGACTCCAAAACAAAAAGATTTTATTGAGCTTGCTACTCATAAAGACACAAGAGTTGTGTTTTTAAGTGGTCCAGCAGGTACATCTAAAACAGCTCTTGCAGTATATTGTGCTTTAACTCTGATGAATGCAAAGAAAGCAAGTGAGTTAATTTATGTAAGATCAGTAGTAGAAAGTGCTTCTACAAGTCTTGGTTCCTTGCCTGGTGAAGCTCACGATAAATTTAAACCTTTTGCTATGCCACTAGTTGATAAACTCGAAGAGTTTCTTTGCAGTGGAGACATTAAAAAACTCTTTATTGACGAAAGAGTAAAGCCTATTCCAATCAATTATCTAAGAGGAGCATCTTATAATGCTAACTGTGTTATTGTAGACGAAGCTCAAAACTTAAACAATAAAGAACTCGTAACAGCTATTACACGTGTTGGTAAGTTTAGTAAATTCTTTATTCTTGGAGATCCGATGCAGACAGATCTTAAGCATAGTGAACAATCTGGATTTAAACCAATGTTTGATATTTTTAACGATGAAGATTCAAGAAAGCAAGGCGTCTTTTGTGTACAATTTGGAAAAGAAGATATTATGAGATCCGAACTTCTTAAGTTTATTGTTGAGAAGATAGAAAATTATCAAGAAAAAGAAAAAGAGAAAGCTAAATCTTATAGAAAAGATTGAGTCTTGAACTATTCTTAGTTTTATAATAAGATATAGGTATGGACGAAAATACCTATACGCCCGAACTATCTGCCAATATAAGCTCTTTGGAAGAATCAATGCGTAGTACTATTCAAGCAGTACTATCATCTCTACAAGAAGTGCAAAATAAAGTTGGTCTTCCACCGGATGTTCCTCATCATCCCTATGAGAGGTTAAAACACGAGCATGTAACTTCAAAAGGAAAAGATTTTTATTCTCACGAAGATATTGAAGTGGATCCATCTGTAGAACCACATCATTTTAATGATCTTATTAAAGAAATAAGCGATTGCAAACACCAAAGAACTTTGGATCATATGGATTACATTGCAAATTACGGACATCAATCCCATGAACATGCTGGTAATATGTTTGCTAGCGTTTCAGACAATGATATAACATTGGATACTGAGCATATAGCTTCGCATATTCAATACGTAGAAATGCTTAAAAATATTCCATTATCTGCAATAGATGCAGATCCAAAAGGAATGGCAACTAAAATTCTCTCAAAATACGTTGAAACGTATCATCCATCACGGTGGAGTTAAACTTTCTTAGATTTAAATACTGAAGGTCCAAGAAGAGCTAGCTGAGCTGCAGCAAAAGCGTTGCCAACAGTAGATTGGAATGTCAAATTTAAAGCTTCCATTACTCCGACTTGTTTATGCATAGGAGCTGCTTCTTCACATCCTGACTGTTTAGATAGTACAGAATCGTGAGTATCGGATGAATAATCCATATCTGGTAGTCTTATACTGTGACTATGTTTCATGTCCGGAAGAGCATGAGTGTGAGGAAAATTATTTAAAATAATATTTTTTAATACTGTTTGTGTAAGTAAATTAATTGATAATTTACTAAGAGTTATATTTACAGGGCCAGATGCATCTCCAACGCTACCAGTACCTGTTAGTGAACCTCCTACACCATTAGCTTTAACAACCATTGTTCTTGATGGTAAGATGTATCCAGTACCTTGAGCAAGCGGTTCAACTGGAATAGCATTATATCCAATATTAAAAGCCTTGTCTGACATTCCCTGCGAAAATCTTGGCCCCATCATACCTTGTAAACTAACAGGTTCGGCAGCATTTACAATTGCATGAGCAATCATATCTTTTGTTGCTGCAGCAATACTCTCAACAGCTGCTCCACCCCAAAAAGCTGGACCTGAATATAAGTCGGAACAGGAAGCTTCATCGGTTGGTTTTTTTGTTCCAACACAAGAGCCATGTACAAAAGATATACTTTGAGAATGCGTATGTCCTCCAACTCGCAAATTTCCAGTATTGCTGATCGTACCTTTAACGAAAAAGTCTCCATCTGATGGAGCTACCTCAATACTCTTTCCGTTAAGCTGTACAAATTCTCCTTCAAGTGTTAGTGTTCCTGTTTGTGTACCAATAGTTATTTCTGGACTAGAAATTGTTGTAATTCCACCTGAAATTACAATAGGACCTCCAGTTGTGATGTCGACACCTTGTGTTCCTGTAACAACAGAAAATTTATTAGAACATTTAATCATGTAATGTCCACCAGGAGATGCGACAGAATTTATACCTTGAACATGATTTGCTGGAGCTCCCTCAGAAAACATTGGAGCACCATTCTTTAAGTCTAAACTTCCGTGCGGAACCAATCTTTTGTGTCTAGTTTTTCCTCCTTTAATAACGGTGTGTGAAGGAGCATCATTCATTCCAAGACCTACCTCTAATAATTCGTGACCAGCTACAATTGTGTATCTATTACCTCCACCACCTGTTGAAGAACCAAGCTTCTGTTCAAGCTTTGATATTTCAGCAGCTGAAGCTTTGTGTTTTTCTGCAACTTGTTTTTCTTTAGCTGAACGGTCTGATGGATCTTTAATTGTTTTTTTGCCTCCACAAGCTTTGCAGGGAGTTTTTAAAACGCTTGATTTTGATACTGGACTATGATCTTTTAAATAACTAATAACGCCTGTTGGAATTTTAATTGGAACAGCTCGCTGCAAGATGCCACCAATGTGACTGAGAGTCTTAGAAACTTTTGTTACAAGAATATCTCCTGTGCAATGCGGACAAGGTAATTCTCTTTGACCATCAGATGATGAAGGTGGTGGAGGAGGATTTGTATTCCCTGAAGAGTTTATTTTAATATCACTACTAGGAATACCTCCTTTATCCGGAATAAATGTATTGTTTGGACCCCATGTACCAGTCTGGCCAGCAGCATTTATTCCACTGCTTCCAGGTATAAATTGCATTGGACCATTTACTTTTGTTACAGACATATTATTAATTTATACGATTGGTTGTTTAAAAACTACTAGCTTTGATCAGATAAAGAGGCTTGATTTTCTTTTATAATTTGTTGTATTCTTGTAACAGCGTCTACTGCAGGCTGTGCTACATTACCAACCTTAACATAAACATCCCCCATTGTTACGTGATTGTGATCTCCCTGAATCCAATCTTCTTTGAAACCAAGAGTAGTGTTCCATCTATCTCCTTCAACTTGATCTCGTCTATCAAATTTAGAAAATATTTGATGGTACCCTTTACCCATGAACATATTGGAACCATCATCTCCATAAACCATCATACTCTGCTGACCTTGAGATGGATCATTTGGATTAATTTCGTAATGAGATCTAAAACCTCCACCAGGCATGTTTAGAGTTGTTCCTACAGATGTAACGGGATTATCGGGTGTAGAACCTGGTTTATAACCTTGAGAATCCGAACCAGTTCTATAAACACTAGCCCATTCTTCTTTAGAGTAAGATGCAGCAAAATAAACAGGATATAAAGGATTGCCTTCTCTAAAGAAAACCCACAACATGGCACCTCCTGCAGGATATGTAAATAACCCTTTAGCCATATTATTAATATTATGAATAGCAGGAGGTCCGTGAGGATTAGGATGATTAACAAGTGCTGTAGAAGAAGCTCCAACTTGCTTACCAGCAGTTCCAGCAATTCCAGTCTTGTTTGCAGCATTATCGGTTAACTTTTGAAGTTGAGCTTTTTGATCAGCAGTTAATTGAGAACCATAATACTGCTGAAGCTGTTCAGGAGTTGGAGGATTTTTAACAGAAAAAGAGGGAATAGAACCGTCAGTTATTGGAGCTATAGACATTGTTGCACCTGGTGCTAGTGTAGTGCCTTTTAACAGACCTGAAGAACCTTGTACAACACCTCCTCCAGCTGCAATCATAGCAGCTGTAGAAATTTCTCCGTGATAACTATTAACACCAGCTGCAGCATTAGTACCAAGCACAGCACCGTTACCACGAGATGTTGATGAATCTGCACCAATACAAACAATCGGTGGTCCATCGTTAATTTGAACGGCAAAAGGTTTACCAATATCAGCTTTGTTAGCAACAGCAATGTAAGGTACGTTCATCGCATCAATTGATTTACCAGTTGAGTCAGTCAGCGAAGTGTTTGTATCTCCTGCACCATTTCCACCTTCCAATGCCATCGAATATGGATTTCCGTTTGAGTCATCCGAAATTTCATTAGCGTTTGAACCGTTAACAACTTGAGTTAGTGTGCTACTTCCCCGAGCTTGGTCTAATGCAGCCTTTGCAGAACTACTAAGATCTCCACCAGAAGCTGCATTATTTTCAACTGTTGGATCAGCAGCATTACCTTGTGCTGGATCATCTTCGTCTTGATTGTTGTTTTGAGTAGGATCTGATTGGCTATGAACATTTGCAGCAGCTGCAGGCTGACCACTCATGCTCGTTCTATCAGCTACTGGAGAGGCTGGAGGAGAACCTGCAGGAGCTATAGTATCTTTTGGATAATATACTGTAAAATTGCTATAAGGTACTTTACCAGAAGAAGCAAGCACACCATTAGTACCTCCAACAGATGAAGGACTATCAGGATTTTGAGAAAAATTGCTAACCCAATTTGAACCAGTCCATACTTGAATGTGACCTTGACCTTTATGACCACCTTGAGCACAAACTGTTGTACCGACTGGAATTTTAGCTGGATCACTTAATGCTCCAGCATCCATAGCAACTGGAGGTTGAAATTGACCAGAATTTGTAAGATAGTTATTCCCTCCTCCTAAAGCCAACGAGCCAGCTGTGTCGTTGCCACCTGCTCCAATACCTTGAGCAAAATACGAATTACCAGTCAGAGCTCCTAAAACTCCTCTAGAACCAATACCACATTTACCTGAGCCTGAAGAATTGCTAGAATATTCGTCAGGAGATATACCACCGTACTTGGTTGCTTTAGCAAACAAATCTGCATTATTTGTTGGAGTAATTGGATTTGGACTAGATACTGGAGATTGATCGTAAAGAAGAGAAGATACAGCATTTCCTACTGCTTTAGCTCCTGCAGCAATAGCACTTCCTATACTTGATACAACGTTGCCGGGAGCTGAAGTTCCGCAAATTGGAGAAGCAGATTCAGCCCAAGGTAGTATTTGAACTAACTTAGCAATCTGATCAGACGTCAAAGCGCTTGGTAAATTATCTCCAACACACGTAAGATTGATGTCTTGAGCTGTTTCGTTCCAGTTATCATACAACGCTGGCATTATATGAGGAATAAAAACTTGTACTCTTCCTCTTTTTTCGGGATCATCGTTATTAATACAGATGCCCAAATACATTGAATTATATTCTTTCATGTTTAGGTATTTAAATATTGAGAGGCCTCTAACGAAATATTCTTGTTAGCGTTATAGTTAAAAGGTTGATTAGGAGTGTTCAAATTTGCTACTGGAGAAGCAGACGTAGATTTTAGAGGATCACTAGAAGTTAATTGTGGAAGAACAAGAGGAGCTTCTTGAGGTGAACGTACAACACGCAAACCATGCTGATCTACAGGAAGCTTAGGATTTGTAGGAGCTGGTACAATTGCTGGAGGATGTGAAGCATTGGGGTTGTGTAAAGGCGGTTTTCCTGTAGAGGTTCCAAGTAAAGGTCCCAATATACCCATTTGCTTAGCATATTGACCGGTAATATTTTGAATTACTCCTCCTTGTATTGATTGCATTGCTGAACCAAAACTATAACCATGGTTACCGACAAGCCCCAAGCCAGGTATTTTATGAATTTGACCGAGTTGTTTATTAATGCTAGGAGGAACTAGTTTGCTCATTAAAGCTTGTGGATTTCTTACAGCAGCAAGACCAGTACCAGCTTGAGGAAAAAATGAGGTGGCAAGAGACGCTGGATTGGATAATATTCCACTTCCTATTGAAGCAAATTGACCAAGCTGTCCTATTGAATTTGTAACAGAACTTAGACCACTAAAAGAACCTCCAATACTGCCAACCATGCCAGCTACTTCAGTAATAGCACTTAAAAAATCCGTCAATTGACCAATTGGAACTAGACTATCTAATAAGCCTTTAGGACCAAAAATTAAATCAAAAATTCCAGAAACAACACTATCCAACAAACCACTAATTTGCTTAACGATATCCATTAGACCATTGTAAATGTCTGAAGCTATGGAAAATGGAAGAGCTAATAATGCATCAGCCGTTGAAGCTAAACTTCGTAAACTACCCATCATTTGAGATGGTAAATGTTGTAAGTTGTCTAATTTATATTTTTTTACGGTTGCTTCCAGTCTATCTGTAAATCCTGGGTTAGTTTTATCTAATTGGTTAGAAATAGATTTACTAAACGATTCAGCTGAACCTAGAGGATCTCTTAAAACATTAGTAAGTGTACCAAGAGTAGATCCTATATGAGATGAAACAGGCTGAAGCGTTTGATTAATGTTGTCTTTAACGCCGCGTATGTCAGCAGCTATATTAACTTGAGCAGAAGATATTCCTTCTCCTAACTTAGATGTAGCTTTAGTAACGCTTTTGTGAACAGCTAGCTCTGCAGAAAATAATGTCGTAATTAAATTTCTACTATAACCATCTAAATCGTGCTCGGTAGGAGCAGCTGCAGTTCCTGCTGATTTAATTCCAAATAAATTTTGTATATAAAGAGGTAATGGATGAGACGAGCCGTATTTCTTTTTAAGATGATTTATTTTTTCAAGTGTATTTTCATCTGTTACCCAACCAGTACCAACAGGAACAGCCGAAGTACCAGAAGCAGAGTTTATACCTCCTGGAGGATTATAAGAAAATGCTTGTTTGTTGGCAGACGCAGCGGCAGCAGCGGCGGCAGGTCCAAAAACCTCAGGCCCGTATGTTGTTGTTACGGATGTTCCTCCAATTCCTAAAAAAGACATATATTTTGTATTCTTACTTTATTTATAACCAAAAGTTAATAATTAAACTTCAGTTATGTCTAGTAAACAACACGAAATTGAAGCTATTGTAGAAGATTTAATCGAGAACACAATTTTTGAATTATTTGCAGATAGTTTTTCATCAGTTAAAGAATGCGAAATTGCTTTAGAAATACTAAAACACAAGCTAGAAGAAATTGAACCATCTGCTTTTACCGAATTTTTTAATTAAAAGAGATAAATAATAATATGCAGCTGTTTAAAGACAATTATCTTCTCGAAAAGGCTTATCTCTCTATCGCCCAACAAGTACCTTCAGTACCTTCTGACGAAGAAGAAATGGAGCCGGAGTTAGAGCAGAATGACAATACCGAAATAGACGGTAGAATCGGAGATGAAGTTCCAGGACCTGAAGAGCCTGTTATTGATGACGAGCTTCATTCTCCTGCAGAAGTAGGAATGGAAGAGCCAAGTTTGAATGACGAAGAGCACGAAGAAATGGAAGAAGATAGAATGGCTGTTGATAACCTTAATTCCGTTCGTGAAAGTGCAATGAAAATTGCAAATCATTGGTCACAAGGTAGTCGCTTGAGTCCTTGGCAACAGCAAAAATTAGCTATTGCAATGGAACTTCTTGCTGAAGTAGCAAGAGCTCTTCGCTAAAACTCGAGTTTAATACACTCGATGTTATTGAAATTAAATATTTCAAGAGCTTTTTCGTCTCTACAGTAAGTTTCCGAGTAAACAACTTTTTCGATTCCATGTGCAACAATGTTGGTAGCACATGATGTGCAGGGAAGCAAGTTGCAAGCAATTATACGGCATTCTCCGCGTTTTATGAGCGCTAATAGATTGGCTTCTGCATGCACCACAAATGGACGTCTAGCATCTCTATCTTCCCAGAAGCCTGCAGGAGCAATTTTTCCTGGAGCTAAACCGTTATAAGCAACTCCTATAACTCGATTATCATAATCAAGTGCACAAGCTCCAACTTTTTTATAAGGATCTTCACTTCGTAATGAAGCTACTTGAGCTATCCTCAAAGCATATTCTTCCCACGAAATTCTATTACTCATTATACCAACTTATCGTTCCAGCAAAATACAACGTTATCGTATTTTTCCAACTTTAATGTTAAATTGTGATGAATAAGATTCTCCCAAATTTTATATTTGTTTATACTTGCACAATCCATTTTAGTAATATAAAACGTCTTGTCTGGGTTATTTGTAATGAGTCTCTTTAGTCTTATTAATTCTTCAAAAAAGATTGGCGAATATTCTTCTGGCTTGTAAAAAGAACTATCATCTAAGTCACCAAATTTTTTAGTTGTAAAGCCAAATGTGTGTTCATGGTCTCGTAATAGAGTAGAAAGCTCTGTACCTACGTGTTGAATATTATCTGGAAACACAAAGTAGGATTTTGGATTTTTATCCAAAAAATCTGCTGTTATTGCTATTTGTTCGTAACGTGCCATCCCTGTACTTATGCGGGTTTAGGTCCAAAAATAGTTTCTATTCTCGATAAACCACGTTAATATTTTAGTATCTTTAATTCTAATACTTTCCTCAAGCTCGTTATGCTTTTTGTATCTTTGTTGATATGACAGCTTACGAGACTTTTTTGTTGCTACAGTAAGAGCGTTGTCCAACTTTTCTTCTAACGCTTTACGAGTAACTTCAATATATTTTACAGCAGCTTTTAGTTCTTTATAGAAGGTTTTATGCGATGGATCACTATTCCAATTAATAGTGTTTTGACTAACTTCTTCATGCCAAAAATCTAAAATTAAACCAAAATTTGAATCTACAACTACACTACTAATATCTTTCCAAACGTGCCTTGGGCAGGAGTTACGCCAACGAGGGTGCAAAGGTTTAATAAAGCGTTTAACGGCGTATTTAACGTCCAAATAACGCATATATCTTAGTTTTATAAAGGCGTATGCTGGATTGTCCCAACTTGTTAACCAGTGACGAAAAAACCATTGAATGGGATACTTTTGACGAATAAATTTATAAAATAAATCCCATTCGCTTTCCTTAGTTCCAAGGTCGTTGAATTTTATCTGAAGACCAAATGGAATTAAATAAAAGCCATTTTTTTCTCGTTGTTCACGGGGAAGAGCTTTGTAATCTTCAGTAGTAGATACTTTATTACACGAATTTATAGGAAGATAAAACTTTGAATTGAGACCTTTTATGTGCATATAAATATGCTCTTATAAATTATTTGAATGTCAAGAAATACTTTAATCTGTCAACAATACCTAATATTTCGTCTCTAATATTAAACAATTCTGTATCCTTTATTGGATCTAATTGATCTACGGCTCTAGTAGAAAGAAACTCCATCATGTCTTTTATGAAGACTTCGTGATCAACTTCTTCTACGTTTACAATCTCAATAGTAGTAAATGGTTTAAGACTAAATCTTTGATACTTACCTTGAAAACATTCAACAAATTTGTCTATCTGTTCATCTAAATCGTTATATGCTTTATTAAAAGCTTTATGTCTAGCATACGAAAACGTTTGCCAATGCAAAATTCTTATTTGTGTTTGGAACGTTAAAAGCTCAACTATCGTGTTTTCCATTCCTTTAATTATAACAAAAAAGAGGTGGAGTAAACCACCTCTTTTCGTATTTGATATATTTATTTTAAATGTTAGCGAATAACGCCTGGATTTGCACCAAATGTACCAGGAGTTCCAAGATTACCAGCACTACCGTTGTCTGTCTGCTGAGTAATGCGCCAGAATTGATATGCAATTGTAGCATTTACTGTTGCAATTGTACCGTTATCCTTAATGTCAAAAGCAGTGTCAGCAAGAGCTTGTACATATGCACCAAATAGTGTGTACTCTCTTGTTGGCTGATTTTGCTTATCAAGAAGCTGGAGGATGATATCACTGCCAACTGATGGTGTTGAATAGTTTCCTGTTGAATCAGCATCACTAAATGTGTTGAACAAGCTTTGCTCTAACACATCTCTGATGTTGTATGCTTGATCGCAACGGAATGTTACATTGTAACCAGCTGATCCTGGATAGGAAGCTGTACCCGGAACGTTGAAAGCAAGACCCATGTAAGGAACTGGAATATTGTTAATTTGTCTTCCTGGAAGGGAAGCGGTTTCAACATAAATTAGCTCATCGGTCAGATTCAAATTTCCAAACTTTATCAGTTGGAATTGAAACAAACGAGCGAAGTCGTGTTGCTGTGCTTGAGAGTAGAAGGTTTGGATGTTTGACATAAGATTATTTATTTAATTTTAGATTAATTCTTGGAAGTTCTGAGCTGTTGTTGTAGCAATGAAGTTAACATTGATGAACTCAGCTGTTCTTACTGGCTTGAGATAGATGTCTACAACAAGCTGATTTTGATCGATAAGACTTGGTGTATTGTTTCTCTCATCGCAAATAATCAGATAATCATACAGACCGTTTGAGTTCTTTGCATATTCAAAAATAGGCGAAAGAGTGTTTCTGAGACGTGTACGAGTGAAGTTTGTATTCGGTTCAAACACATAATATTTTAATGTACGTTGTGTTGAACGCTCGAGTGCTAGGAACAATCTACGAACATTGATTCTATCAAATGCTGATGGAGTGCCTTGAAGTGTTTTCTCACCGAAGATTGCAAAACCGTTTCCACTGAAGTTGGCAACTGGATTTACAGCAATGTCGTAGAACTTATCACGCTGCTTTTGATTTGGATTGAAAGCAATATCAATTGCAACGAATGTACCTCTATTTAAACCAGCAGGAGCATACCATGGCTGAGCGACTGAATCATTTCTAGCAAATACAGCTGCTGCATAACCTGAGAATGGTACCCAAACATTTCTTCCAGAGAAGAGATCGTTAACCTTTACCCAGTTACCATAGATGGCTGTGTAGTTAGAGTTAATCGGATTAATCAACGACTGAAGGTTGTTGAAAATATCTACTGTGAAAGTTGAACCTGTTTGGTTGATTACTTTTGAGTCTTTACCAGAGATAAAGATCTGACGAAGAGGATCAAGGATTGCAACACAATCACGTCTTTGATTTTGAGCAAAGTTGATAAACTCATCAGCAACAGCATTCCAATTTTCATTTAGTGATGAAACGGTATCTACATATGTAGTATCGTCATAGTTTGTTGAAGAATTGTTTTGTGTTGTAGCGTAGATTGTTGAAAGACCAGCATCAATAACAACGTCGACGGTTGTATTTTCAGTTGAACTAATCAACGAAAGAACCTTACTAAGTTTGTTTGGAACTTCACCAATTGCTTTTGAATTAGCTACATCTGATGTGTTTGGTGTATAAACACCAAGAGCGAACAATGATTTCGCTGAAGAATCTACACTAATTTGTGTGCGAGCCTCTGTATTTGTACTTGACCAGAGTGTACTTTGAGATGAAGAAGGATTGACAAATACTTCAATTGTTTTTGATTTGCCGTTTACTACATCTTCAACGAAAGCGCTTTGTAGTGCACCACCAGTTGGGCTATTAACCTTACGAGTTAAATCAAGTGTACCAATATATTTTTCAACATTTGAAATTGCAATAGTTGTACCATCGACTGTAGAGCGGCGAAGTTTGTAAACGCCAAGTGAAATTTGATCACTGTATTTAGTAGTGTAGAACCCTGTAAAACCAACGTTCTGAAGAGACTCTGATATACTTGGACTGTAAACAGATGAATCTTCTATTGAAGATGTAAGGATAGATACGTACGTTGTATTGTTGTTATACAAATTAGGAGAAAGAGAACCAAATCCATCTGCCGATGACAATGTCTGAATAGAAGTAATTGCATTATAACCACTCGTAGATGGGTCTGTGTTATTTGCTAAACCAATATAGTAGCCTTCCGCGTTTTCATTAATAACTGTTTGGAGATTGTTGATAATAAAGAAACCAGCTGTTGCAGAGGCACTGTTGAAGCTTGCCGAATCAGCAGATTGTTGAACTTGCGTAACCAAGACATTGCCTGACAGATCAGGAGCTGATACACTATAAAAATAGTTGCCACTTAAGCCAGGAGTAGGAGCAGATGCTGATCCAGTTGTATAAGTTGTTGTATAACCAGCTGGGTCTGTTGAAACCCATGTAATATTACCTTGAACAATTTTATCGTGATCAGCTTGAGAAAGAGTTACATGAGTTGGAGCTCCGATTGTGTAACCAGGTGCAGGTGTTGCTGAAATAATTACATTTGTTGTATCAGCACTCAAAGTTAGTGTTTGATTTTGATAAAGAGGATAAAAAAGACCACTGTAAGCAGTAGCAAAATCCGAACCAGTATCAGAACCGTATGGCAAACGAATTGTTGTAAGAGTACCTGGAGAGTTAAGAACTTCTGCACAACTGTAGTAGAAATAACGCTCAGCTGCTGTAGTTGGTGTTCCGTATACAGACTGAAGTTCACTTATTGTTGTAATAAGAAGAGGTTCACTCGTTGGGCCTTGAGCTGCAAAACCTGGAACAACGACGTTTGTTCCTGCTGGAAGGTTTGCTCTGAGACTCAAATCGATTTCGTTAATTTGTACGCCTGGAGATGTAATTGATAATGCCATATGATTTTATTTATCTAAAAACGGGGTAATTTTTTAACTTGGTTTAATAATATCTAGCTGACTATATTGAAATTCTACTGTGGAGTCAATAATATCTCCATCTCTATAAGAGTAATTAATTCCACCGAGGTTTGTTATGAAGGCATTGTAATACTTAAACTCTACAACTGCTTTGTCGTATTCATTTAATGCTAAAATAGACAAATTTGTTTGATATTCAGCGTTATTACCGTTTTCTAATAAATTTTTTACACTAACTTGGTTGACTGGAGTACCTGTATAGGTGGAGCTTCTTGGATCGTTCAATAAAGCAAGCCACTTCCAGAGAACATAATAGTTGCTATATTGATTATCTACTAAAAAATTAACATTTAGAGGAGGATAATTTGGTCTTGAATGAGAAGAATAATTTGCACTTTGACCCCCATATCTTACTTCGACAGCTGGAACTGAAATAGGAGGTACAACAGAACCATAAACACTTACCTGCAGTTTTTCAATATCTAACGTAGAATCTGTCAAAGACTGTTTCTTTAAAACATTAGGAAGCTCGAGGACAAGAATAAACTTGTCTTTCGACGCTCTATTTAAAGTTGATTGAGATGAAGGATTAACGGACATTTGGAGGTATGAACATGTTGTAACCTTGTTCTATTAAGGATTCCATGTCTAATTCATACTTATGGTCAAAATCCATATTTCTAAAAATGTTATCTGTACTATGAGTATAAGATGCATCAATATCAACTCCTGGATTTGGTACAACATTGGGCGAAACGCTAAGATCTCTTAGTTGATAGTCTTCGTTAATTTTTTCCCAATAACCATTTGTAGCAATTTTCATCGGTTTGTGTTGAGTATCAAATTGAGCAATAGTAAAATATTGTTCACAAATTTCAGGCTCTAAAATGAAAAGAGCCCACACAAGAGCCATAATTCTATCGTCGAAGAAATTATCATTACGTTTTTTATAAATTCCGTTTGGTTGTCTTACAAACGTTTCGAATTCTGATATTGTTGTAGGGTCGTTAATCTTAACTACTTCCAAATGGTTGATCCAATAACGCATGTTTTGTATACCATCAAATTTAATATTAGTATGAGATAGTACACCTAAGTTACGAGTTCTATTATATTTGTCACTCTCAGAAATTTTATTGTAGCTAGTAATTTTTTCGTATTGGTGTTTGTAATATAAGGCATCAATAACTTGAGCTCCGCAATTATTTCTTTCAATTAACATAGGAGCACAACCCCATGAATGACCAATTGTGTTTAATTTATTTGCAAAGTGAAACGGTTCAATTGTTGCTGAACCATATACAGCCACTTGATGTATTTCTTGCAAATTTGTTACATCTAGTACTTGAGCAACTGAAGCTGCTCTGCCTATACCTTCTCCTACATCTACTCCAATTACGTATAATTTATTAGGATCGGGATATTCAAACACAGAGTATTCTTCATCCTCAGAAACCCATATAGCGGGTTTCTTTTCTCGTTTAAAGCGTTCAATGACCGACGCTCCAACAGCTGCTGCTGCATCATCCAAGAATACATTACCAAACTCTTGTAAGAATTTTTCTTCTGAACCACCAAGAGCAGCAATCATATCTTCTTTCCAAGATTCATCTCTACCTGGAACATCGTGCCAGTTCATTCTTTCCGCTACCCAACCCTTAATTGTTTTCTTTTCAGCCCCTGAATATATTTCGTAAAATTTATTGCCAATACCATTTGGAGTTGACACCATTAAAATTTTAGAAGTTTTACCAGATGAAATTGAAGGTATAACCGAAGCCCAAAATTCATCTAGTAAGTGAGATTCAATAAACGCAGCCTCATCAATAGCAAGACAGTTTAGAGTATCACCACGAATGGATGTAGCGGTTGTAGTAGAAACGATGATGCTCGAATCGTTATCGAGTGTCATGCCGGTTTTGCCGTACTCCTTAACACCTGCCTTGATATAGTTAGGCAACTGTTCGTAAGCCATACGAATACGTTTAAAAATATTAATGGCTGTTGTTTCTTTATTTGCAACAATTGCAGCTCTGTGGTCATTATGAAACAAAGCCATCCATAAAACGAAAATAGTAAGAAGAGTACTCTTACCAGTCTGTCTTGCAGCCAGTAAAGCTACAAAGCGATTGTCGACCAAAGATCTAAGAATATTTTCTTGAACAGGATGTAATTTGATTAACTGTTTGCCTTTGTCAAGAGTAACAACTTGAAAGAAATTTTCAGCAAAATATACAATGTCTTCTTTACATTTTTTGAGATTTAAAACCATCTCCGCTGTGAATTCGTATTGAGCTCCAGCAATAGGTACGTTTTTAGAACCTCTATAATAATAAGATTCGTCAATAGGATTTTCATTGACAATTTTATCAGTATTATAATTTAAACCTTGCTCGGTTAATTTAGTATCATCTAAATACGAATCTAACAAAGCATCTTCAGATTTAGATGTAATGTTCTTTACAATTGATACCTCTTCATTAATTTTAGGAGGTCTGCCTCTTGGCTTTTTCTTAACAGGATTTTTTGGTCTTCCTCTTTTTGGTTTATTTTTACTTCCTTTTGGTCGACCTTTTCTTGACTCGATATCCTCGTCACTCATACTATGTTCTGTTATTTACTATCTCAATAAGAGTTGAACGCATTAAATCTACTAATGCACTTTCGTCTTTCTCAGACGAAGCATTAAAGATGCAAATCTTTTCACCAGTCATAGAAAATCCAACCAACGAAAAGCAACTCAAGTATTCCTGAGTCAGTAAAGCTAAATGATTAAAGTCTTTGTACGTTTGTTTTTTGTGAGTTAACAATTCGTGTTTGAACCCTTCTAATGCTTGCGCAAAAACTTGTTCGATGTTGATTTGCTCAACTTTTGACAAAGGCATTAAATCGGAATTAACAGGTGTTGGAGTAACAACTACGTCCTGTATTTGATCAGGCGTCTTTATCCGTTTTGTTTTCTTAAGTTTTTTTTTGGACGGTTGTTCTTCCGACATTAATCTATTTAACAATAGATCTTACACCGTCAAGCTTTTCCGGTACCGCGAATTCCGTATTTTACAAGATGTTCAATTAGAACTTCAAACGAACTCGTTTGCAAGCGAACCTTACCAGGAACAAACTGACTACCGTCATACAACTCGAAAAAGCTTTCACCAAGATATGGATCATTAACCCAGCATGTACAAAATACTGAAGACACTCCGGGCTCAATAACTACTGTCCAAGCACGTGGATCCCCTATAGCATAATCCGTAAAAACTTTATGAGATACGTAACCCGAATCACGAAGTCTCTTTAGAAAGTAACCAAGAGTTGTAAGTTTGTTTGCCATATAGAAGTAATTAGTAAAACTACTTTACAAGTCCAGAAATAATATATTTTGTATGAGGAGTTTCAAACTTAAAGATTTTAAGCTGATGATTAATGCTAACACAAATTCTATCATCAACAAAACTCATAAGCAAAATGTTTTGTATGTTCAATGGAATTGCCTCCTTTAGAGGTTCCAGAGTATGAGAAGCTGCAACTTCTATTTTAATCTCGTTTGTATTGCATTTTTGATCGTCTCCAATCTTAGCAAAAACTTTTCCTGCTTCTGTATAAAAATACAACTTTTCAGCATCAGGAATAATAGAATTGTATTTTAAAATTTCCGACAATTTAGCTTTTGTAATCTCAAAACTCGTGTCGTAAGTTATTTTGTTTAACTTGTCTTCACTAAAAGCTCTATTATTACTAATATAGTTGTCATCAAGAAGATGATATTTGAATGACAAAGTAGAGCTTTTATATTCAACTATATTAGAATTAAATTCCAAAAAAACTTCATCTTCTTCAATACCTGAAATTAAACGAAGGAATGTTTTTGTTTCAGGAATGATAATTTTTGCATTTTCACTCACATGGGAGCACACAAGAGAAGCAAAAAGAATAATAGAATTATCTGTCGAAGGGACTAAAACTTTTAACTCATCAGTATTAATATCTAAACAAACGTTATCGGATAACTTGCTAGAAGGAACTAAAATATTTTCGACAAATATTCTTTTATTAAATTTGATATTCATTCTGCTACAGTCGACTTGGATTTCTTAGAAGGTACGTTTGCATTTTCTAAAGCATTTGCAATTCTCTCTAAGCTCTTGCTAATCATTTCAATATGCTTAATGACAGAACTAGCTTCGACGTTATTACTATTACCAAAGAAATCTGCAAACGTAAGTTGATCAGACTCTTCGCGTGTAATAGCAGGAGTTACAGGTTGGTTTAACTGATGTGTAATAACTTGAGGAGTTCTTTGCTGAACAGGTTGAGGAGGAACAACATATTGAGGCTCAGGCTCTTCTTTTGGATAAGACATTTCTGCTTCTCTCTGAACTGCTTCGAGAATCCTTCTCTCGTCATCTCTCAAATTAGCTGATGATCTTTGTCCGTTCGACGACAAAAATTGTTTAGGATTAAGTCTAGTAGCTGGCCCAGACATAGAAGCTTGTTGAGTAGTATTTTGATCTACTCTCAACAATTCACTACCAAATATTTGAGCTACCTTTGCTGCTGCTAATTTATCTTCTGTTATCATATTATTTTAAACCGTTTTGTATACCTTTGCAAATTACTGCAGTAGCTGACCACGGATGCAAACTCTCCAAATGGTCTGTTACGATACTAAAATCTAAAACTTTACCGTTGCTATACAACTCATCCAACCCTTCGTATAGAAGGCGAATCGCATCCTCAGTAAAAAGCAAATTAGAACCATTCAATTCAGCAAATGCTTGCTCATCTCTACGCTTGCAAATAATCACAACCTCAGTAGGAACTTTTGTTCGAGCCATTTCAATAATGTCTTCAATGTATACAACATTCTTAGGATCAAATTGAATTGTGATCTTAGCAATAGAACGTTGACTGTGACCATTTGCTGCCTGTCCTCGCTTGTTAGTTGCATCTTGTGCTAGCTCAAAAGAACAAGGGCATGTTGAACTATAAACATAATCAACAGTCAAGTAAAACTTGTATTCTGTTCCATGCTTTTGACCTTCAAGAATGCAATTATAATAAATGTAACCTTCAGCCTTTTCGTGACTTAGTTTTACTCCATCAACAATTTTAAATACATCGCTATCTGGGGCATTGTCAGGCAACTCCTTACGAGTACGAAGAGCCCTTTGCGTCCACGGATATTTAAACTTCATCTTGCAGTATACATCCTTCGACCCTTGCTTGCTTTGAAGCACATCAAGAATATGAGTAATACCTTCAATAGAAACGTGATTAGCAATCTGCTCGTGCATTACAATAGGAAACCTGCTAAGGTTCAATCCTTTTGCATTTGGATTATCTAAAGATCCATACAGCGAAACGGTAGCAGTTAACTTTTCAATCGAACCATCTCGACGAATAAAATTAACAGGAAGATCTACACCTGATACACCTACTTTATTGATAGGCACACGAGCTCCAGGAAGAACCGGATCCACTTGAGGATCCGGTAAATCTGCATCTTCGGGATAATATGTCTCGTCGTACTTAAAATTCAGACGAGGCATATGAGCTGTATAATCGTTATAATGATAAGACATAAAAATAATATACTACACTTTAGAGTCTATGTCAATAACTATTACAGATCAGCAAGAAGTTTCTTTAGTTTTTCGTCAGTAGATTCGTTAAGATCAACTTCGTTAGTAGAAGGTTGATAATCAGTTTCTGTTTCCGAAGGAACAGATGTTGTGTTGTAAGTAGTTTCCTCTTCGTCCTCTTCTTGAGGAGCAGACGAACCAGTCGTAAGATTAAAGTAATGCTCGTCGAGCAAACGCTGCATATCAGCAGGCGTAGTACTCTTATCTACAGCAGTTAGATCATGTACGGAGTCATATACTTTTGCAATATCGACATCGATCTTAGATGGAGACAAGAACTTAGAAGAAGCATACGTAACCATCATCTTAGAACTCTTTGCTCCACCTGCTCGTACCTCACACTTAATGCGAAGAGTGCAACCACCCTCGACATCAAACACCTTCTCGACACCAAACTCAGCAGCATCATCTCCCTCAAGAGCACTGTCAATAATCTTGGCAAGCTCCTTACCATAACGAAGAATCTTAACCTGACCTTCGTTTGCCCGATTAGTAGGATCCTCAATGACGTACACATTAGTCATCCAGGATGTCTTACGAGATAGATCAGCTGATGCCTTCTTCTCGGACTCAGTACCGGTACGATAAGTCTTCAGATAGTAAGTATCGATCGGGCAAGACTCACCAAATGTACCAGGGCAACGGTGAGATACAAACTTGCCAGTGGAGTTCGAGGTCCAAGCATGGTTAAAGTACTTGAAGATAGACTCAGTAGGAGCCTTAGGATTAGGAACAATACGAAGAAGGTATGTATTACCTGCAGTGAACTTAAGGATCTCTTTATAGAGACCGTTACCTCCAGCACTCTTCTCAGAGTTGCTAAGAGATTGCTTGATGGCTTCGAACATGGACTTTGTGTTTACGGATGTACTCATATGTTTTATATTACGTTGGGTTGTTGTTTTGTCAACTGTGAATATACAAAATTACTCACAGTTGGTAAAGCTTTTTTAAGAAAAATTTTTAATTCAGATGAATTATTGTATTGAAGTTTTAGTTTGTTAAACTGTTCAGCAAAATCACTTACATAAAAGCGACGAACATCTTCAGTAAGACTTTGCATAGCAGAAAAGACATCAGGAAATTCCATCATAGCATAAACATTAATTTTGTTTTGCTTGTAGTGAGTCATCCATGTAAACACATCAGATGTTCTGTGTGTAGAATATTTGTGAAAAGGAATGTTTTGCTCAATACAAAACTTAGCAATAAACTTTAATGATTCTTCTACATGTTTGAGTTGAGAATCTGGATTTTGTATAAAAATAAGTTTTTTGTACGTAGTGTATGCTTTAACAGCTCTCATGGAAGAAAAGTATTCCAGGTCAAAATATTCAACATCAGGATACAATTTGTATGGAGCTTCAAAATAAGAATCCAGATCAATCTCTGGATGCTTCTTTAAGAAGATAGACAAACGTTTTAGAAATTTGTGTTTGTCTGTATTAGCTATAGCGTCAAACGATTTTCTAAATTTGAAAGGTTTGTTTTTAACAGAACGAGATACAGCATAATGCTTATTATAAAGCAACTTTTCTAGTTCTGTCAGATGATTTTTTTCCATTTGCCTTTCTAACAATAGATTTGGTGAACTTTGATTTTACTAGATTTGGATGAAGATACAACAAAGATAATATAGATTCTTTGAATGAATCTGAAGACGTAATTTCGGTAAAAAAATCTTGATAGGTGGTGTCTTCTAAGAGCAACACAAACAAAGTTGTAACATTAATTTTTTTGTTTTCTAAAATTGATATTAGAGATCCTGCTTTTAATACTCCGTCTATAAATTCTCTCGATTTAATTCTATCAAGAGGATTTGCTGTTGAGTTGTCTAGCTCCAGACCTGGAAAAATCATGTTAGGAATATTTAATTCCTATTCCAAAGGTTTCAACATTTTTGTAAATTCAATAAATTCGTCAGTAAGATTACCTCCAGCTGCTGCTGCATGTCCTCCACCATTTGCAATTCGTTGAACAAACTTAGACACATCGACAGTATGGTTTTTAGAATTTCTTCTTACAGCAATACGTTTTTGTTCAACCAATACAGCAATAACAACATCAACGTCGTATTTTTTGAAAATGTAGTCACAACATTCAGCAACATAGTTATCACAAAATACAGCACTTACAGTTACAGGTTCTTCTTCAAATACAAATTTACCAAAGAAAGGCTTTAGTGTTTTTAAATATTGATCTCTATTTTTCTTGTATATAGAAATAATATTAGTTTTAAACTTATCAAAAGGTTTAAACCCGTCGTAATAATCTTCAATAAATGATTGTATTTTGTTGTTTGTGTTATGATATACAATATTAAGTTCTTCTGACAAAGGTGTCGCGTTTGTATTAGAATCGTAATCGTCAGCTAATGTAATAAGAGTTTTTTTGGCTATCGATATATCTTTGTCTTTCAAGTAATTTAAGTAAATTAACTTTGCACACGACGTAAAGTTTACAACAGTATTTTTTGCATGTTTGTACGGATAGATATTTGTTTTGTGGTGATCAATAATTGTAACATTTTCTCTATCAATCAACGATCCAACTTTGGATACATCTAAATCTAAAAAGTACATAGGTACATTTTTATCATGAGTTTCCATAATTTTTGCTACATCAGCTTCAAGTTTTTTTGGTGTCGTACCGTATAGTCTAACCTTTTTATTCAAAGCCCAGCACATAGCTAGGTAAGAAACTATGCCGTCAAGATCAATATGAGATATAATAATTGGTTCAGGATTCATTGGAAATTGTGTTTAAAGCGTCTTCAACTCCTCTAACAACGTTGTCGGTAGATGGAGAGTCTTCTTCAAAATAGTCTGGATTAGTTTCTTTTAAAGTCAACGTATGATAGTTACAACGGAAGGCTCCTGAACCGTAATTCGGACCAAAACGATTCTTTTGCATACCCATATTAATAATACCAAGTTCTCTATCTTCTGGCTCTTGCCATAGTGAACAAATAACATCACAAGTAGCAGCAAGACCAATACTTTCAGAAATACCTTCCATGCCAGGACTTGCAGTATTAAATGATCCTCGATTGAGTTGAGTTGCACTTACAACAGGTAATCCATGCTTAAACGATAAAGCTCTTAAATGTTCGCAAATTTCTTTTACTGATTCATACGAATTAAGATTTTTTGCAATCGGATGAATAAGATTAACATAATCTATTACAATAATATCTGGAACAAATCCTTTATGTTTGAGCTTAGTTATAAAAGCATCGATCTGTCTTACTGTAACCGTTTTTGGAGGATACTCTTTAATAATCAACCGACTGTTCAAATTCTTTTTTATGCCTTCCAAACTTTCTTTAAGTTCGTTAGTATACGATTTCAGATCGTTATGAGGAATTTGAGTAAGCTGAGTGCTAATACGTTTTGCATACATAAACTCAGACATTTCGAGTGTAACAAGCAAGACGTTTTTATTAGCAAGTACCATATTAGCTGCAACGTTTCCGAGAACAATTGATTTACCAACATTTACTTGTCCAGCAAACACCACAAGAGTTTTAGGAAACAAACCACCTTCGCATTTGTCATCAAAGAATTTCCAGCCAGTTGGTATAGGCTTATACGTTGCAACTAATTCTTTAACATGTTTCTCAATATCTTCAAAGTACCAATGACCAAGATTTTCAGATAATGTAATGTTATAAGCTTGCTCAAATTCTTGAAGAGCATCTTCGATTCTAAAAGAATCTTCAGAAAATTTATCAGCTACATTAAGAATAGTTTTGTAAATAAACCGCTCCTTAAGAAACCTTTCTGTATTAATAACTAATTCATCTTTGTTGAATGATGTCTCAAGTTGAGATAATTTGCTCTTAACATCTGCTAAGGCTTTTCTGTCCTCATCAGAGGTCATACGAGCTTTAATTTCTGTTAGTGTAGGAACTGACCCTCGCTGAGTAAAAAACTGATTTATGCCCGTTATAACGCGTGCAATGCTCTTGTCTACAAACAGCGCAGGATCTAGATAATTAACAATAGATGCAAGATATTCTTGATCCGAAAGAGCATTCAGTAGAATAATGTTCTCAAAATAATCCAAGTCAAGCTTGGGAAGCGGTGCAGGTTTAGTCATCCGCTTCAGTATCATCTAACTCCGCATCAACGTCAATGTTAATTTCGTTCTTAAACGAGAGCTCCGTCTTAAGCTTTTCTTCAAGAGTAGGAAGAATCTTAGCCCAGACTGACTCATCGTCTTTCCAGTCCTTAAAGAAACCAAGTGTCTCTCCATTGAGAACATAACGATGACCAGCCTTTTCGAGGACTCCGTAACCTTCAGCCATCTCCAGTAGTCCTGAATACTTGTTCAAGCCAGTCTTAAAGTTGAGATACAACTCGGTCTCAAGGAAAGGAGCTACAAAACGATTCTTTGTAGTAAGAGTGCGAAGAGTCATTCCATTAATACCTTTTGACAAAAAGGTGGTTTCGGTGTTTGAATCTTTATTCTTACTATCCTCAGTCTTTTCAGTCTTCTTAGCCATCTGCACAATGACCGAAGCCATGTAAAGAGGACCAGAACCACCTGCTTGCTTCTTGATAGCCGAAGGATGAAGCTGTGAAGGATCATCGTAAATATGGTTTGTAAAAATTACAGGACAATTAGCTTTTGCTGCAGAATGTGTAATTGCTCTCATCAAACTCTTAAGAGCTTTAGCTCTGTTACCCATATCAAGAGTATCAGTACCTTCTTCAATCTTCTTCTTTTCTTGTGTAGTAATAAGATTACCAAGCGAATCAATTACGATGAGAACCTGACCTTGCAAATTGTTTGCAATGATGGAATTTAAAAATTGAACAATTTCATTCCTGCATTGTTCTGTAATCTCAGATGGAACGTGTTTAATCTTTGAAGTGTCACAACCAAGTCGCTTGGCTGTAGCTTCATCTAGTGCACCTTCAGTATCAAAGTATGCAATATACATTCCTTTCTTCTGAGCGTTGGCCATAATCTTATTAGCCATAAGTGTCTTGCCACACGACTCCGGTCCTACAAAACCAGTCAAACGTCCCATAGGAACACCGCCAAAAAGTGATCCTGAAATAATTGCATTAAGAGCATACGAGCCCGTATCAATCCAACTTACAACTGATGAAAGACTGTTATCGTTAAGAGATGCTGCTGATGGATTAAGATTTTCCAAAACCTTAAAAGCATCTGCAATAGAACCTTTAATACCATTTGTCTCGTCGTTTTTTTGTTTAGCCATATAGAGTATTATGAGTCAAATATACTTTTTTACAACACAAAAAAAGCTCCTTGGAAGGTTTAATTCCCAAGGAGCTTTTAGAGTTGTTTATCTTAGCTTTCGGAATCGAACAGCTTGACGACTGGAGCCTCCTCTGCCGTTTCTGCTGGAGCTACGACGGGAGCAAACAACTGGTTGTATTGATTGACAAACTGATCAACAAAAACAATCGAGTCAGCAAATGTAATGCTGTCCTTCTTGTAATGCCAAACAGTTGCAACATTCCGATCAGCCTGAAACTCTCTGAAAAACAGAGGAAGGATCTGAAGCTGGATCTGACCAGTCTGAACGTTTGGTTGTACTGCTACAAGAGCAGGGTTTTCTACAGATACGGTTGTGTCGTCTTGGGTGACGGCCTTTCCGATGATTGTTCTTCCGATTGTGTCAAGAAAAACTACTAGGTTGGTATTTGTGTTTTCACTCATATTACATTTATAACTTACGACCTTTTTTTTCGTTTTCAACAGAAAAAAGATAATCAAATAAATATTTTTCTCCTTCAGGAGTTAATAACACTCTATCGTTAGATGTGATCCAGGCAACATCGTTCATACACAACGCTATAAGAATATCTCTGTGCAAGTCATTGTTTGTGAAGTCTTCAACGGTATAATCATCGGACAACAAGGACTTAAGAACTTTAAAGACATCTTTCTTGTATGCTGCCATTATTATGCTCCTAGCAACTCAAACAAATCAGTCTGAACTTCTTTATTGAGATTAGGTGTAATCCAATCAATCGCTTCGTACAGACGTTCAACAGGCTGAGTAACAAGCTTTGCAAACATTTTATCCCAATCAACTTGTAGATTGAATTCTTCTGGAAAAGCCACAGGATATGAAATTGCATCAAGGCCATAACTATTCTTTTTGCAATACAACTTTTTAACCTTTTGACCTGTACGAATTAATTCTAATTTTAAATCTAAGTTGTTTTTCTTAACTAAGATATTATACGCAATTGCTCCCTTAACATGAGATGGTGTTGCATTTTGAAACTTAAACAACGAAGCTCCTTCAGCATACTTCTCTAAGTTATTAATAGACGAACGCAAGGCTACATCATCGGGACTGAGTTTACAAAATTCTTCATAACTGTTACGATAAACTTCATTTGTAGTTTTTGGATTTTTTGTCAGCAAAGCTGTTTTTGTAATATTTTCAATAAACTTTTTTACTTTCTTAGGAGTTGTCGAACGGACAAGCTCTACACCGACAAATTTGAACTTATCCATCGGAATACCTTTATTGTCAAGAACTCGCAAAATATAACGCTTCTTCTGCAAAAAGACACCAACATCTGCAATCGCTTCACGCTTGAAAACGTAACGAGGATCAATTGAAAATAATTCATTCTTAGCCCAGTTAAGAATTTCAGTATTAACTTCTTTGTCTATATCAGAAACGAGACTATAAACAACCGGATTAATCTTATCGCCTTCTAGAAGCTGAATACCTAGTTTGTCGAGCAAAGGCTGAATAGTAATGTATACAGAATCGGTGTCTTGATAAATTGTGCAAGACTTACCAGTAATGTCATACTTGGTTTTCAAATATTCGTCGATAATAGACGAACCAGCTTTTGCTACGTTTTGACCAGTAATAGTAATTGACATTGCATTGTCGATATCCATCAATGAAGAATGTTTATTAGCAAATGTTCCGTAGATTGAATTCAAATAAATTTTGAATGTATATTGAAGAGTATCAAGATAAATCATTTTATCTTTTGTTTCCTTCGTAGGTGTTTTTTCTAATTCAAGTACGTGAAGTTGCTTTTGTATCTCAACACGCTCTTTGTAAATTTCATTAATAAGATTTGGTATAACTCCCTTTGCTTTTTGAGAATACAAAACACCAGCTTTTGAAAGAGCAATCTTCTCTTGCTTCATCATTTTCTTAAAATCTTCTACTTGTGTCGTGTGTGATTTACCGTTCACAAGTTTGATCGTAATCTCTTTATCTGTATCAATATCTCCTGTGACAATCTTACCAATCTTAGTTTCAGGTGAGATGTTCAAAGTAATAATAGTATTAGGATACAGTGAATTTACGTCAAAGCTTGTAATAGCCGTTTGCAACCCACGTACAGGCTCTTTAACATAGCCTCCTTCATAAGACTCTCTATCTGCAGACGTACCGAATGTAGGAATAATATAACCTTGTTTGTGAGCTTGAATTGCAACAGCTCCTGTAACAATAGATACTTTTCCTAGTGCAGCTTCAAAGTTTGTGCAACCACGATACGCTAGCAATCTTACAATCTGCAAATACTTTAATTTGTGTTCTAGCTTTACGAGTAGATGAACGTCCTGAATGTTATAATCCACAAAGGTCTTCCAATCGGTTGACGCAAGTTCTCCAAGACTCGTTGCATTGTACGCAATCTTTCCTTCGTTTAATTCAATTTCCGAAATGTAATTCAGCGAATACGACTCACGCTCACCTACGGAAAACGTCTTGTAAATTTCAAGATAATCGATATGATTCAAACCGCACATAACCCACTTTGTAACTTCTTTACCAAATGTGCTCGTAAAGATTTTTCTGCTTGTTACTCTACCAACAGGCGAAAACTGCTGAATAAATTCTTCTCCAAACAACCGAATACAACGATTCATAATATATGGAATATCGAAACCTTCTGTATTCCAACCACTAACAATATCAGGATAGTCTGCTTTCCAAAAATCTGCAAAGCGAATGAGTAAATCTTCTTCGTCTTTGCAACGATAATATATGCACTTGTCTAATGTGGGTGTGTACTGTTCAGTCAAACCCCAAGTATGAGTAGTTTGAGTGATAGTATCAAAAATTGTGATCAAATTAATTTGATCCTTTGCTTTTTCGGGAACTGGAAACTCTCCTACAGAGTAGGTTTCAATATCAATAAAATATGTCTTGAGAGCAAATTTAGAAAATTCAGAATTGGTGTTGTGATCTTTATAGAGATCAATGAGAAACTGTTGCTCCGGTGATAGGTTATGAAATAAGCGCTTGTTAGCAGTATTCTCAGTAAACCTTCTGCGATCAATACTATTCTTAAACGACTTTTTTACAAGCGAGGTTTTAAAAATAGAAGTACCATCCTTTGCACCTTCTTGCTCAATGTACAAGTATGGCCTAAAAGGAATTTCAGACGAAATTCTATCGCCATCTTCAGTCCACGTACTTAAAAAGATGCTTTCGTTAAAGGGATTATAATATACACTTCTATACATAGAGAAGAGTATAAACCACTCTAGTGGACAATCAAACTAAATATTTTCTGTTCGGATCTCCGTATTTTGTAAAATACGATTCGTGATGCTTCATTAAATTGGCATCATCATCTAGCCAAAACTTTTCAGCATGAGCACGAGCTTTTTTACAATGTTCCACGTAGTTATTTTGATTTTTTGTTACCAACTTTAAACAATCAATAAATTCTGCACCTGTAGAGTATTTTAGGAAAGCATCTTTGTACGTGGGCATATCTGGACACACACAAGGAAGACCAAGTGCCCCTGCTTCAATAAGTTTAATGTTGGACTTACAACGATTAAAATGGTTGTCCTGAAGAGCTGCAAAAGTTACCTGAGCTCCAGAATTAGCCATAGCTTCAGGAAAGTCAGGAAGAGGAGCCCAATTGAAGAATTTCATTTCCCCTCTATCAATAAATGATTTAAGAGGCAAAGGATGAGAGCCATAAAAATGCCAATTAAAATCAGTACGGGTTTTAATAATTTCGGGAACAACCTTTTCAAAGTCATCTTGCTGATTTACACGGTTGAGAACGTCGACGTGTGTACCAGATGCAAAAATTGCAATGATAGGCTTCTTCTTATTCTTTTCAAACTTCTTTGTGAGATCTCCAAGATTATAGTAACGATCAAACCACCACTTCATTAGATAGTTAGGCAATGTTGATACGTTTTTGTTACCAGTCTTATCAATCAAATAATCTCTAAAGTAGTCACACGTAACAGTAACTTCATCCATCATAGAAATAATATCCATAATGTTTTGTCTAATTTCGGGCGACGTAAATGCTTCTCTGTTTCTGTTATAAAGAGGAATATCTTCACCAAAGACTACGTCATCAATTTCATAAATTAATTTAAGCCTTTTATTTTGTTTTGATATCTCTTTGAGGACTTGAACAAATTGCTTTTGCTGAAGTGTTGCTTGTCTTTGGAATTTTACTGCCTCAACAGTCTCGTAAAAACGAGGATCTAAAATCATAGTCGTTGAGTCCATTACAACAGCTTTATTGTGCAAATTCAAAAGCAAATTAGGTCCAATACCTCTGTAAAAACCACAACCACCATAGTCGGCCAAATAGCATATTGCTCTCTTAAGATCCTGGCCAGGAATTTCAATTGGTGGAATTACAGGACCTGGTTTAGCAAAATTATGCGAAGCTAAGCCGTGCGGAAGACCATGTGGAGCTCCGATGATATTTTGTAAGCCAAAATTAGATACCGTATACATATTATTACCTATTGTGCTATGTTGTTGTAGTCTACTACTTGATTAATGAAATACCGTTTTGTTTTACTACATGAATAGTATGTTCAGCCTTAGCAGTCACTTCTACACCTCTATGCGTAATAATATAACACGATTCATTATTTTCGTTATACCTTTCACGCAATGCTTTTAACGTCAAGTATACTCCCTTGTCGTCCAATGAAGAATCGAGCAATTCATCATAAAACACCGTACTGAAGATAACATCTCCTTGTAAGCGACGAATATCTGCAAATGCAAACAGACAAGCTAAGTCAATACGCTTACGTTCTCCACCAGAAAAATTAAAATACGACTTAGGCTGAGAACTCTCATCTATAATCTCTTCATCAAAGAATTCATTAAATTGACAAAGACAATTGGCTTCAAGTTTTTTAAGATAGTATGCAAGTCTAGAATTCAAGACCTTAAGAATCTTTTTTACAATAAACGATTTAATACCTTCTTCGGAAATTACAAATTTTACCGTTTCTAAAATATTAAGATCATTATTGAGTTTGTTAACTTTTTCTGTAGATTCTTGAACGCTTGTAGTAAGTGTTGTAATCTTACCTTTCAAATCGTTATTTTGCTCTCTACTAATATTTGTAATTTCGGTTTCAGTGTCGACCAAATTAGTCTCTAAATGTGAAATACTCAATTTAGTACTATCGTTTTCAACTTGCTGTTTTGTTAATGTTGTTTTCTCCGATCTAAGCAAAACCGTTTTAGCTTTTAGATCGTTGATTGCAATTATTTCAAGTTCTATAAGACCATTAATTTTGTCTATAGCTTTTTTGTACGCAGCAATATTATTTTCGTGTTGTGATATTAATTCTTTAATATGCTGCACATGCTCTTCGGAATAATCTCTTTTGCAAGTTGGACAGGCATCTTTTGTAGTTTGAAGTTGTTTAATTTGTTTAGTTTCTAAAGTAACTTCGGCCTCTACTTTATGCAATTTAGACGCAAGACCACTTTTTGTCTGTTCACGTATAGATATTTCATTTTCAATTTCAACTATTTGATCATCCAAAACTGACACGCTAACAGAATTTAAATCAACTAACTTTAGTTTAAGTGTATTGATATCAATTACCAGCTTATCTCTCTTTTCAGTTTGTCTAGCAATACGTTCTTGCTTTGATGATTCATAGTTTTCAAGCTGTTGAGTATTAAATTGCAACTCCTTTTCGAGACTTTCAAATTTAACATATTCTACATCGTAATCCTTTTTAAGAATATTATAATCATCTCTCGCTTTTAAGACCATTGCAGTAAAAACCTCGAGTCCGAGAACACTTTCGATAAATTTTCTTTTATCGGTCTTAGGCAATGCCATAAAAGGTGTTGCACTATTGACAGACATAATTACAGAATTTTGAAATACAGTAGCAGGAGTATGTATTAATTCTTGTATATAAGCATTAGTTTTAGCTAAAGTTGACCTCGTTACATTCTCTCCGTTTTTTGTTAAAATGCACTTTGTTGGATTTAACTTTCTTGTAATAACGTATGTATCTGTAGCATTGTTGGACGTAATATCCAATGACAACGAAACCTCACACGTTTTTTTAGTTAAAGTATTGCCAATAAAATCTTTACCAAGTTCTCTAAGAGTAGTGCCATACAAAGCATAGTACAAAGCATCGCATATAGTACTCTTGCCACAACCGTTTTTTGAGTCTTCTTTGTCTAGATTAGTTCCAATAATGGCATTTACACCATTTTTAAAATTTACATTAATTGGAGTGTCTCCAAACGACAAAAAGTTTTTTAGTTCAATAGATTTAAAAGTAATAAACCGCATTACTATAAAGATAGCTCAAACAAAATTAAAATCTACGCTCGATTTAACCATATACTGTCAGACTGTATAGTCTCATTACAAATATACTCAAAATACACCATTTCGAAGTTGAAAGATTTTAATAAGTGCTCCACATCCAAAAACAATTTTTGGTTTTTCCATATTTCTTTGTGCTCACACTCAATATGCATTGATCTAATGCTTTTAATTTTATTCTCAAAACTCTCAATAACTTCATATGTTAACCCTTCTACATCAATTTTACACAAATCGATATAATCTAAATTAATTTGTTTGAGAAGTTGTTTACCTGTTATTGTATTTACAGTTATTTTTTCGGTTGTTATATTATTATAAAAGCCGTCAACTCTATCCAAAATAGAACTCACCCCAATATACTCTTCATCTTTGACGCAGTTAAAACTAAATGAGGAGTTTGTATTAGAAATTGCTGACTCAACTAAATTAAAATGCGGATAAATTTCTTTAATTTTTTTAATTTGAGACGGATTTGGTTCAACTAACCAAACATTCTCATCAGATATGTTGAAATATTTTTTTAGTGTATTGCTGTCATGTCCATCTCTAGAACCTATTTCTAATATAGATTTTGGTTTAAGGTTAGCACTTAAAATGGCGTTTATATATTCATTCATTGTTCAAAAAGTTCTTTTAGTTTTTTGACATCTTTGTCTCGATGCGTTGATCTACATCTTATGTGATATAAATGTTCAGGGGATATATAGTCTACTTCTTCATTACCAATTTGATACAAAGGTTCAACGTCCGTAAAACTAAGTCTTGTTGCTGTTTCGTTAATAGGAATATCAAAATTTTTCATAAACAGACCAAGAGCTACATCATCAATAAGATTGTGTTCCCACATTGTTTTATTTTTTACAATTAATTCTACTAAATCTTTTGACAAAAAATATCCACTACCGGAAGCAAATTTTATTAAATTACAAAACGTTCCAATTATTCCACAATAAAATTTTGTGGAAGGTTTTGTACTGACAAAGTTTATTAATTTATTTGTATCAACAAAAGAACCCATATTACATCTAAAAATATAATTAAAATTGTACATTTGAAGAGCCCATTCAAATGCCATAATCGTTTTTACACCAATATTATGCATACCATCGTTACACGGAAGTATTAGTTCTTCGTCACTTAAAATAGGGTAGTTAGATTTGTTGATTTGTTTTTCGTTATCAGTATAAAACAATATTTCTACATCTTTATGCTTTCGAGTGTACCACGTTTGTTTAATTGTGTTGTGCAGTTCCCTATATTCGGAATTAGATGAACCTAATATAAAAACTAATATTTTTTTAGTCATAGTTAGTATAGATACGATACGAGTGTATCAAGTTCATTTTTGTACGTGGCATACGGTCTCAACATATGGCAGTCAATGTAGTGCTGAGACTTAATAAGGTGCGGATTGTAATTCCAACAAATTCTATCAATTCTGCAATTAGCAGGTCCAGTAGGCAACCAACCACGTCCCAGTAACTCAATTGTGTTTGGATTCGTTTGTTTAAATTCGTTTATTTTTTGAAAAAGTATTTTTTGATCCGAACTCCAACCAAAATTTAACGAATTTACATACTCTACAAATTCTTTCCAAGTAATATTAATGTTTAATATTTTTCTAAACAAATCAGAATGACCAAAGTTGTAGCATATTGGATATTCGGAATTTGATAAACATTCTTTATGATCTGAACTAAAAACATAAAATTTATCCATAGACAATTGTTTTATATTTTCAATAAAATAATTTTTAGACATTGGAAGCATATCAATATCAGTTAAAAGAATATTACCTTCAAGATGATTCGGTAAAAATAATCTAACAATTTGTGATTGTAATCCGGTATTGATACCATCTACACGTTTAAATTTTTTTATTAAACCGTATTCGTCTTCAAAAAAATCAGAGTCTTCATCTCCTATTAAACCAAGCACAGGAGTTATGTTAAAAACTGTTTTCCAAACTTTTGATACTAAAGGCCAAAAATCAATATACATCGGATTAGTATCAGAACCCATTATTGCATATTCAATTTTAGTGTTCATTGTTCCGGTTGATTGTCAAAATATACTTGGCCCACAAAAGTTGCTCCCTTTTCCAAAGGTTTGTGAGGTGGAAACGGTTTTTTTTCCATAAAAGGATCATGAACAACGCTATTATGTCGAATTATAGGATATACAGCGTTTGCAAGAAAATACTGATCACAGCAGTAACTATCGTAATCGTTCCAATGAGATAACAAAGAGTTCATACTAAACACATTTGCTGTACCACCCCACATTCCTGCTTGTATAGGAAAATTATGATTAGGATGATCTCTCATAATATGAAATTGTTTATCTGATGATAACCATTCATCTACAGCAGCACGCTCTCTCCAATTTATTCTTGAATCTAAATCTCTAACTATATACTTGTCAACATTTGAGTCATCGTTAACAAAAAATCTCCAATATGCCCCATAGCACTTGCCTCTTTTGTCTAATACTTTTCTGATATCGACGTCGTAAGTTTCATGTATGCTTTTTAAAAACTCTAGTGAAACAGTTTCATCTACGTATAAACGAACTTTCCATTCCGGATATATCGTTAATGCAGCTTTTAAATTACCAGCAACGCCGTCTGTATATTTAGGATTGTTACCCCAAAGACTAAAAGATATTACGTTATTTTTCATTTACATTAATTTTATTAATTTTGTTGCCAAAAAATCATCTGATGATGTATATTGTTTAGCCAAATTAAAATTTTCTTCAACTGCTTTTAATTTTTGTTCGTAAACGCTTCTGGATAATTTTATCTTTAACAAATCTTCATACGAATTAAAGAGTATAAAACCATCAGTATTAAAATACTCTTTAATATTCGGAGGCCCCCAGTAAATTGGGATACAACCAGACAACAAACAATCTATTAATTTTTCAGTAAAATAATGAGTCATTTGTATATTTTCAATAACAATACTAAACATATAAGTTTTAAAAGCTTCAATTTTGTTTTGTAGAAACCCATTTTGTGTTCCCCACCCATACCCATCAATACCTACGCAATTATTGTATATCTGATGTCTTAAAATATGTCCTTTATATTGTTGTTTACCAGATAAAATTATGGAACAATTTTTATTTTTTTCACCCTTGTATAAGTTGTATTCATCATCTTTAATATATGTGCCACCTGGACTGTTTGGAATAAATTTTTTTGGATTTAATGCAATTAGGTCGTTTCTATATGTTAAAATATAATCAAATTTGTGAGCAACCTTATCAATATTATTATGTACCAAAGGCTGTACTGCTGGAGATTCGAGACACCATGCAATTTTTAATTTACTTTTAACTTTATCTACTTCTTCTCCAAGAATAAATTCATCTGTAAATAAAGTTATGCCTTCATAGTCATTTTGTCTTTGTACAAACTGAATGTTTTTTGGTTTTTTGTTTGCTGTTGATGTCCAATAACCATCTTCTCTGAGATGATGTTGACAAGTGTTATCAAATATGTTTACCGTTACCATGTTTTAATATAGGATTGAAGTTGATCAATTGGCATTAAGTCAATTTTTTGCAATTCGTTTATATTATGACCATTATAGATATTGTGATCATATGTAGTTTCTCCTCTAAAGTGAGTCAAATGAAGTATAGGAGAATTAGTTCTATATTTTTTATAACCTAGCTTTGTATATCTAACATTAATTTCATCATCGTCATACCCAACATTTTTTATATGAGGGTTGAACCCACCTGCTTCAATAAAACAATCCCTATTAAACATAACACATCCTCCAACTGATCTTTGTGATAATAAATTACAATCCTTTAAATTGATTTCCTTAATTGTGTTATTTTGTATCTGTTCAACTAGGTTTAGCGGTATATCATAAAAATAACCGTTATAGGGATAAGCAAATCCGTATCCTGTTAATAATTTTTCGGATGCTTCAAGCAAATTACTCTTAGTTACTAAAACATCTACATCATACAAACAGACAATTTTATTTTTAGAAAAACGTTTAAACAATTCGTTACCAGATAACATTTTATTATAAAAATGCTCATCAGTTATATCTTTGCAAATGTATTGGGAATTTAAAAAGGTTACCTTTTGAGTATGTTTGTAATGTTCATTTACAAACACATTTTTGGCTCCATTACGTTTTAAATAATCAATAGTTATAGTAAGATTTCTTACTCTGTCAGAATGATCTGCGTAGATAGGAATTAAGAAATCTATATCGTCGAGTGTTATCATATTATGGTTTAATAGTTTTAAGAAATTTTATTACTTGCTCTTGAGGTACGTTTATCGTATTGCTTGGATAACAACCATTTTTACGTTTATACAATTCTGCATTAGTTTGCACGTTTTGTAACCATTCAGTTGTATTTTTTGATGTTGTACTATTTTGAATGGCATCTTTCTGCGATGAAATATAATTTATACTATTATCAATGTCAGCAAACCACCAAAACGGAGGATGATAACCAGCTTTAATAATTCTGTTAGTATGATCTACGTGTTCCCAAGCATTTTTATAATCCTCGTCGATAAATCCAACCTTATCCAACACTTCTTTAGTAAAAAACGAAAACATACCTGTTATATGCGTATATAAAGCTATTTTGCAATCGTTGTAATCAAAAATTATTCTTGGATTAGGTTTTGAATTTTCTTTTAATTCGTGTCTGTTATGCAAATCAAAATTTTGAATTGTTTGCTTTCGGTTAAAAGGAGAACCAGGTCCAAAGTTAAAATGTTGAATACCAGTCTTTTTGCTTACATTGATATACTGTTTAAAAACCGTTTGGTCGAGAATGATCATATCATCTTCAATCAAAAATATATAATCACAATCTTGTTCTAACAAATATTTTAATGCTTCATTCTTTGCTTTACCAACTCCAATTTTTCCTGTTGTATGCTTAATAAAATCTACATTAGGATGAGTGTGAATTGTTTTTTTAAAACCGTCATCCACTACAACAATTTTATCAATAACTGCAATATTTTTGTCAATGGAGTCTAATAAAGTATTAAGATAATCTTCTCGTTCGCACGTAATAATGCCTATACCAATTTTATTATTCATGAGACGTAATGCTTACTTTATATAATTCTAGACACTTATCAAGAACTTCCTTTTTAGTAGCTCTGGTTTCAACGTGTTCTACAAATTCGTGAAAAGCTGTTTCAATATCAATAGAAAGCTTTTTAACTTCTTTTGTATCAGCTTGTGCATCATCTAAAATATTAAATTCAGTTCTAAACTGTAAAGGATTATATTGCGCTAGTTTAGTTGCTAACAAATCTAATGTAAGCGTATCAATTTTTGTATCTACATACAAACTAACAATGTTGTTATTAACAATAGATGGAAGATCAGAATATTTCTTAGCTAACAATTCTGATATTTTAATTCTAAAATGTTTTGGAGTTACATTGTTTTCAATAAACTCTATAGAAAGATCGTCAAAATTAATGATTGATACTCCTTTTTGCTGACCTCTGTCTCCAAAATCCATTTCATAAGGAGAACCAAGATAAAGAATATAACTTTTGTTTTCGTATTCTCTAAAATCTCTCATATGAAAATGACCTGTAACAACAGCTTTTGCTTTTTCAAGTAAATCTTCAGATGTTTCACCATGATCACAAATTTTGTTAGCAGTCATATGAAAGTTAGCAATTTCAAAATGACCAATTAACATATCTACTGGATCTAATTCTTTTATACTAGTTTTCCAAGGACAAAATACAATTTTCTTATCGTTTATTTCGAGTGTTGTCTGCTCAACAAACACATGAACATTTTTATTAGCTAATATCTCTACAGAATTAACTTCAACAGTAGAAGAAAGAAATGCATCGTGATTGCCGGGTATCAGATAAACATTGTATTCAGAAAGCTTGTTAAAAAATTGCTTTGCAATGTGTAATGTGTTGACACCAATTTCGTGTCTGTTATGAAACACATCCCCAGCAAAAAAGATCGTATCTAGTTTTTGCTCAACCATTACTCCTTTAATCCAATCAGCTAAATTAAGAGCAATATTATGCCACGTTTGAGAGTCTTGATGAACTCCCAAATGCAAATCAGAAAAAAATAAAACTTTATTCTGTTTAGGATTAATCTTCAAAGTGTCCATTAGCTGTATAATCGTCAGATGATTCGTGATGAGTATTTTTTCTTGAAGGGAGTTCACCACTGCATATATGATTCTCGTATACTTCGTCTTGATATCTCTTTAAAGTTTCGAAATCTTTCTTGTGCTTCTTAATACAATTTTGAAATGCGTGATATGCAACTTTAGTAAAATACGAAAAAGGATTATAACCAACACCACACTTGTATCTCTTTCTTCTTAGAGCTGTCATCATCTTAACAATTGCATCTCCTTGCATTTCAGTTTTGAAACTATAGCTATAAAAATTTCGAGCTAATCCTAATCTAGTTGCAATCATTTGAATCATTGCAGCAAGCTTTTCTGAAATCTCTTCTCCATCATAATAAGTTACAATTAACGCCTCCATTTCAATAGGATCGATATAGACGTCCTTTAATTCTTCCTTTGTACGTCTAACTCTTTTTTGAGTTACTGGCTTAGTTGTTGTCATATAAAATTAGTGTTATTATAATGCATGTTAGTTAACATTCAACAAGAGAACTAACTATAATAGGAATGTTTTCGGTTTCGTACAAGCGTTTTCTTTCTTCGTAATGTTTGAACCCGTAATTTAAACTTGTATCTGCAATATCAAAAATTGTAGCCATTTCTTTTGTATGATGAAGACGAAGACTTCTACCAATTGATTGAATGATCTTAATTCTAGCTTTGCCAATAGCAGCAAAAACTATATTGTGAAGATTTTTAATTGAAATACCAGTCGAAAATATTTTTGAAATTGCAACACACACAATACCTGAAGTTTGTTCCATAAGTTGTCTAATTTTTTCTCGTTCTTCGACTTCAACAGAACCTTGAATAAAGTATATTTGTTTGTTAGTGTGTTGTTTTAAAAACTCTGTCAGCACTTCTCCGTGATTTATTCTATCTACGAGCACAAGAGTGTTAGTATCCATCTTATTAACTAACTTAGCTATAACACCGTTTCTATATTCGTTAGTTTGAAGCCATGTAGTTTCTTCTTCATAACCAATTGTAGGAGCAGCCATTGAAGGAGCAGAAAATATAGGAGGATTTTTATATTCTATCTGTAAAGAAACTACTCTAACTTTTGAAATATAGTTTTCGTTTCTCAAGTCAATTGATTTAAGTTGATATAAAACATCTCCAAAAATTCTATTAAGCGACCATACATCAAACTGAGCTTCAGGTAAAGAACCAGTCAAACCAAAGATATGTTTACATTTAAATTTTTTAACAAGCTTTGAAATTTTTTCAGCTGATGCAAGTTTGTGACACTCATCAACAATGACAACATTAAAGCCTTGCAGAACGCTCGTATCAGTTTTCTCTGATAACAATATTTGACTGTTAGCTACAACAATCTTTGTATTTTGATATTCGTGATTACCAGTCCATTTTGATATAAGTGAAGGTTCAATACCGTATTCAAGTAGATCACCTGTAGATTGTTGAACGAGTTGTATGTCAGGAACAAGAATTAAGATTCTGTAATTTGTTCTTTTAAGAACAGTATTAGCCATCATGCCCATTACAAGCGTCTTTCCAGCAGAAGTAGGAAGAACTATAATGCCTCGTCCCTTTTTTAAAGCAATTTGTACTGCTTCTAACTGATAGTCTCTAGGTGTTAATGAAAGTTGATCAACTTCTTCTGATAGATGAGTCAATTTCTCACTCATGACATTCAGCATTGATTGAGTGTAGTTAAACTCTAGAGGAGAAACTATAGTACTAATGTACTTATGTAGTGTAGAAAAAAACGGAAAATCATAACAGCCAGCTTGTGTTATAGCGTATTTTCTAACTGGAATGTTTCTGCCTGTACGCCTTCTAATAAAAGCTTGAGCCTTATCTTCTGCTGAAAAATGTTCACGAATGACATCAAAGCAATCACCAGAAAGTTTTGGCTTTCTAGCAACAGTATCAAAATCAAACGTAATTTTACTCATTAAGTTGTTTCGAGTGTTATAATCTTTGTAAGATTGTTCATACCATACTGAGCATCTCTAAGATTGCTTTCTACTTTTGTTAGATACTCTACAAGAAGTTCGTTATTAACAATTTCTTCTTCAATTTTTTGAATAACTTCATGAGAAGAAACTGAGTCTGCAATTGTTTTAGCTGTTAAGCCTACAGGAGATTCATTCTGAATACGTGTTCTGAGTTTTCGCGACGCTTCATCTTTGAGCTTTTTAAACTTGTTAATTTCTTGCTTATGAAACATCAAACGGCCTACCCAGTAATGTCTCACGGACGCCAGGGACAGCTGAGAATCTTTAATATTCATCTCATCAAACTTTAAAAACTCTTCAATCTTTTGATGGTATTCTGCAAACAAATCTACCGTAGTTTTCTCACTCATCTACAACAATATACAGCAAACACAAAAATTTTCTACAGATAATATTATCTGAAGCCTCTTAAGAGCCCTTTAAAAGCCCCTTAAAGATTGTATTAATTCCGGAAATGTAGATCTTTGGGAGGGAGGTCCCCCATTGCTGGGGAAACCTCCTTCCTTATTGTAATAACTCCGTTTAAAGCGAGTCTCGGTCGGGTTTAACAAACTTCAGATATCTTCTATCAAGCTCTCTCGGTTGTCCTATAAAAGCAATTTGTTTGAGTGGTCCTGGCATAAGCCAGACAACGGTCGCGCACATGCGCACATCGAGATGTGTTTTTAATTTCTTGATCGCTGACTCCTGTTTGTCTATTCCACTACTGGAACCCGCTATAAAGCATTGGCTGGAACTAACAGCGATAAAAACTATTAAACTTTCATTCCTAGAATTGTCAACAAACTTTATTAAATAACAATATGGATTTTTGTAAGCTCGTTGAACAAGTTTTAAATGAAGAGATGACGTCTGGAGGGGCTGGTTCAGTGTACGGATCTGGAGTTACAAGTACTGAAACGCCATTTAGTCCAAAAGCAAAGTATGCTGGAGACGACGCTAGAAATGTTCTTGGAGGGGCTTTTCCTGGAGTTTTAACAAGAAACGGTTTAACGGGAAAGAAAAGACGTTCCAAAAAGAAGCCTAAGAAGAAAAAGTAAGTATGGACCTTGGTCACTGGCAACTTTCTGAAGGTTTAGATCCTAAAGAAGACGCATTTGGTTTCATCTATCTTATTACTTGTACGATCAACGATAGAAAATACATCGGAAAGAAACAATGTGTTTCTAAGGTCAAACGTCCTCCATTAAAAGGAAAGAAGAAATGTCGCAGGTCGACTAAAGAAAGCGATTGGAAGACATATACCGGCTCTTCAAACGAGCTTAACGCTGACATTGCTAGATACGGTAAAGATAAATTTAATTTTACAATTTTAGAGTGGTGTGATTCTAAATTTGCATTAGGATATAGGGAGATTAAAAGACAACTTGCCGAAGACGTCATTTTAAAAGAAGAATACTACAACGGTATCGTGAATTGTCGTCTTGGCAAAAGTCCAAAAAACTTTTTAATAAATGAGCACCAAAACCTTTCCTAAATCTCGTGTTTGTGTTATAGACATATACCCTTTTTTTGAACAAGGGCTTAAGAAGGCTATTGAGTTTTCAAACAAAAATGGTATTCATATGAATACGAGTGATGGTAAAAAAGTTATAATGGGGTTTTGTCTTGAGTATATTGAAAAAGCTTATAACGAAACACAAAGCCAATATCCTAAAGTATTGTGTATGGGTTCAAAAGCTAAAAATTCAATACTTCAAGCATTTATTGATAAACATTTTAACACTATAATGAAACACGTACCGTATTCATACTGTGGTAATGTATCTATTCAATCGCCAGATCTAGAAGCAGCAGCTCAAAATAGTCTTAAGCAAACAAAGCCTGAACGCAATTATACGGCTTTGAAATTAAAAATGGGAATGAAGAAGCTTATAAAAAAGCCTACTCAGTAGTTCTGCTCTGTTGTACAGCAACAAACTCGTCCGTATTAATATCAGAAATTAAACTTCCATCTTGTTCTCCGTAAGCCTTGCCACTTTCCTTTATGTACAGTTTTAGTTGTGGAAGTCTCAAATCCGGAGGACCTAACAATTCGATAACTGCTGGACAATCATCTACTGGGAAAAAAGCTCCAGATTGTTTTTCGTAAGAAGATACTAACGCTTTAAAGATGTTATCAATTTCTTCTCTAAAGACTGCATCCGTTTCTCTGTTCTCTCTTTCAGTCAAAGGAATTTCGTCTCTTGCTGGAACATAAAAAATGATATCATAATAATGAAGAGCTGCTCTTGCAATATCTTTTGATTCTTTGAGAAAGTCTGCATCAAATCCTTCTGTGCCATATCCTGCATGCCACAAAGAGTATACGATATTATCAACTACGCATCTATCAAACACGATAAACTCATCGTTTGACGCTGAAGCAAGTTGAGCTTCTTCAACAAGAGCACTAAGAATGTTCTTTTGAACGTCTGTTGTGCTCTCTTTGTTTACAAGCAAACCCTGTTCATTAATAATATCTCTATATGTTCTCGACGGCCTTTTATACATAGGCCATTGCTGAATCATTCCCTCAATGAGGGTACTTTTCCCGACAGCTCCTGCTCCACAAAAGGCCACTCTCATATTTTTTCTCCTTTTGAAATAAATTTTAATAATCCTTGTTGTTCAAGTTTATATATGTCTGTTTTTGTTAACATTTTAAAATTTTTTTCTGTGTACATTTTATATGTTTTATTAAGTTGTTTGGCTTTTTCTGTCCCAGCCTTTGCTTTATTTATATTGTTTCCAAAATCAATCAACCGCGATGGTTTAATTTCTATTATTTCTGTTTCGGTAATAAAATCAGGAAAATAGTTTCTTAATTTGCCTTCAGATGTCATATAGGGAATCATATGTATATCTAATTCTCCTGATTCCCATTCAATGTTATTTTGTTCTAAATAATTTACTATAAAAGATAATTCCATTAAAGATCTAAAAAAACTTCTCTTATAATATCCTTTATATCCTCTGCCAGAAAATTCGGCAGCAGGTTTTCCAAATTGTGGATTATCTTTTCCAAATCTTTTTTTTCTTATGACGGTTTTATTAGTTTCTTGCCATTTTTTTTGTATTTTTTGAGCTTTTTCTAATCCAAACACTTCAATATTTGACTTACCAGTTCTATTTTTACTCCACTCGTTTAGTTTGGAGTATCTTGAAGGACAGGACATAATTTCTGCTAGTCTGGATTTAATTTGTTTAGTTTTTTCTACACCATATATTTCCTCGTATGTTTTTCCTTTATTATACAAATTTCTTTTTCGTAAAATATCACTTTTTATGCACGTTAAACATTCGAATAAATAATTACTATTGTCTTTTAATTTTTTAAGCATATTACGTTTATGACCATAATAATCTACGTCTGTAATACTTGAACACTTTGAGCATTTTGTCAATACCCGCTGTGTAGTTATTAATCTACCTTGCTTATTTCTTTTTAGTTCAGACTCTATTTCTGGTCCAAAATATTCAACACGAGAAGGTATTTTGCTTTTACAATCCCTACAAACCCATTTTAAATTTGAATCAATTCTATTACAAATATTATTATAGAGATGTCGTTGAATTGTCAAACACTTATGACATTGTATTTCAACTTTTTGCCATTTTAATATATTTCCTGAATTATCTTTTTGTAGTTCGGTCAGTATCATTAATACTACTTATGCTCCTGCTCCCATAAATGCAATCTTCATGAGAGGTATTTACTGGAGATCGAAATTATATCTACTAAACCTTGAGGGCGCGGTCCCAAACCAAGAGATGTAATCTTGGACTAAAGTTGACATGCATAGCCTTTGCATATTCAGCAACAGCTGGTGCATTAGCAATATGTTCCTGTCTCGATCCACTACAAGGCATGAACCAAATTCTTTGAAGAGGAACATTAATGCCGTTATAATCATCAACATATTTTCTCCAAATCTCTTCAATGTCTCTGTCAGAAGTAATAACAAACTTAAATCCAGAATTATGTTCAACGTGCCATTTGAGAACTTCTGGCTTGTATGTCTTTTCTTCAGGATCTCCGTTTGTCGTAAGCTTTGGAGAAGTCGTAAACGTAGCACAAAACTCTGTTACCCAACGCTCGTCTGGAATAAGAGTTGCATTAGATTCAAAATCAATACGAGGAGTAAATCCATACTTCTGCACAAATGACTCCATAAACTTCAATAAGGCTTTTTGCTGAAGAAGTGGTTCACCACCAGTAATTTTCAAAATAGCTCTATTACGAAGATGCTCAACGTAATTGTTGTCTTCCATCAATTTGAAAATCTCATCAAATGTCATCTTGTTCTTAATAGACCATGAAATAAACGAATCACAACCATTTGGAGAATCCTCTGAAGCAAAGCCTATGCAAGTTAAATTGCACATCGAAAGTCTTAGAAATACAGAAGGCTGACCAACATACTCTCCTTCTCCTTCTAACGTATAAAAACAATAATCGTCGCTAATAAACAGCGTTTCTTTAGAGGTATCAATCATGGAAATACCTTAAACCTTTTTAACATTATGTCAACTATCTGCCTTCGTATTCTTTAAGCTGCGTATAAATTTTTGCTACGTCTTTAAAAAACTTTTGATATTTTTCGTGAACATCTTTATCGTTTTTATGTTGAACTAAAAAGTTGATAAAGCGTTCATGACTTGAAAAGAAACTAGGAATGTTGATAGCATTTGAACTTCCAGACTTTAAGAAAGATTCTAAAAAAGCTAAAAATCTATCTTTAGCAAGTTTCCAAACTTTAGCTGATCTTTCATCAGAAGCTTGGTCTCGTTTATTGCAAACATTTACATAATAACGTTCGATTGCATCAAGAAAATTTGATACATAAACAGGATATTCCGTAGGATGTGTATAATGCTCTTTTTGTTTTTCGTCGGAATACGGTTCGTAGTTTGCTTCGTCTTTATACTGTTGTTTAGCGTGATACACTTCATGTGAAATCATATTAACAATAGTTTCGAGATTGTATAACCCAGTATTATTATAAAAAAGAGTTATTGTCTGTTTCTTTTCGTCATACCATCCACTAGTTTTACTTTTCTTAGGAGATAAAATAACTTTAGCTGTCTTTTTGTTGTTATCAGCCAAGTCTATAAAACTTATATTGCCAATCACTACATCTTTTGATGGAGCTTTATCTCCGTACTTGGCTATATAATGTTCAGCCAAAGCATTAATCTGATTCCTTTCGGAATCAGTTAATACATAACGACCTTCTGTAAAAAACTGCTTAAACGATATCATCAACCTACTTAAGGTTTTTGATATATTGCAGAGTTGTTTTCATGTTCAAATACTTCTACTTTTTCTACCCAGCAGCGGTCTCCGTACTTTTCACTAATAAGCTTTTGAGCAGCATTGAAGCACCACTCAGCAGTCTTCTCAATTCCGACTGACTCCATAATACGAAGCTGGCAGCCACGCTGATTATTAAGTTCTTGCCAAAAAGGAAGAAGAGGATCGTCTTGTGCTACACAAAGCTTATGATCAAACTGATCGTTAAGAATTGCTTTGAGCTCTTTAAGCCCAGCAAAATCTACTACCCAGTTCTTTTCATCAAGACTTGAAGCTCCAAAATAGAACTTAGCAAGAAGTTGATATCCGTGAATATATTGACAATGACTATGTGTAGCTTTCCATTGACGGAATGCACACGACCCTAGTTCTAATACTTTAGTTGATTGATAGCTCATACGTTTTCAAATGTTGTTACGTTAATATTATCCTTGAAAGACTCTAGTATGTCAACAGACCACACGTCTTCGTAATTTTCTTCTTTAATAAATTCAATATTTTCAAGCTTAATATCTGGCTTGTGCTGTTTTAGAGTCTTAGCTAAGTTTTTCAAACTTTCTGAAAATACTGGATCGGAATTTCGATATACTACGTTAACCGAGCTAGCAAATAAAAGAGCAGAAATAATTTTTCCTAACTCATCTTCTGTTAAATGTATTGGATTCATGCAGGAATCTTCCTACACATCTGGACAAGGTCAAGCTTTTATTAACTTCTTTACATCGTCAAACGACAGACCATCATTTGCAGCCTCATCAAATACATTGTACATTTCATTTACAAGTTCGTTCATACGCTCTTTATACTGTAAAAGCTTTTTGTATTTGTTAATGTCTTCGAGATGCAAAGTTTCGTTTTCTAACAACGAATTTGCTTCCATTAAGTCTATTTTTGAACCGAGATACTTCTTCAGACGAATGATAGTTTTAATCATTGGAGAATAAGCGGCTAATTCAGCTTCAGACAGAGGAGCTTTTAATTTGTTTCCGTTCTCATCTATAATGCCTAGTTTGTAAGCTTGTAGATCTTTGAACTCCTTTTTAAGTTCATTGATAAAAATTTCGTTTTCGAGAAAGCCTTGCACCGATTCTTTAAACATACTATTGTAATTTATACCGTGAATGTGCAAATCGCTTGTTGGATTGACATGACAGCCTTTTCCATAATTTGTTGATCCACAATAAGCACATTTTTTAGGATCATCAGGAAAATAGTGAACCCCATAAGGTGCATATCTGCATCCTTTTCCGCGTGTCGTTGAACCACAATAAATACAACGACTCTGCTGAGGTTTTGGCTGATTAGTGGGTTGCATTTTCTGCTGCGTTATTATAATTTTGCTGCTGCGTTTGTTGACTGTTATGAGTATCAATCTTCTTCAGTACGTCAGCAAGACCTTGAGGGTTTTTATCAGCAAGATCGTGTAAAGTTTGTAAAACGTCTTCAGGTTTTAGCTGAGCAGTTTGTTGATTAGCCTGAGTTGGTGTAGGAGTAGGCTGCGGTTGACCACTCGCTGAAGGAGTTGGTTTTTGAGGTGAGGCTGAACTTGTTTGAATTTGATTGCTACCTGTTCCGGTTGTCGCGTTAGTTGGATTGGAAGGTGTATTTTCGGCTAAGTATTCGTCGCAAAGTTCATCAAAGGTTTTCTTCATGCGTATATTTAAGGATTTTACTGAAAAATCTCCACAAAACGATAATTACTCTAATGATAGATTTAACAAAGATTGTTTCCGAAGAACTTATTAGTGAATTTGGACATATTGGAAACGACTCTAATGATATGGGCGGAAGTGTGCATGCTTTGTCGTTTGCAGCCAATTCTCCGCATGTTAAAACTACAGCTAGTGTTGCTGGAATGGTTCATAAAGCAGGTCGCAAAGCTTCGAAACTTAAAAAGAAGAAGCTCAAGCAAAGACATCTTAAAGAATCTAATTATTTTAACGATTTGGTATCAGAAGAAATAACAGGCACCGGATCTACTGCAAAAGGAAGCTTTATTGACTTTTATACTGATCCAAATCAACTTAAACTCATAAAAAACAAGTTTAAAACGGTCTTTGGTATAAATTCGTGGCCAAATCCTAATCCTCTTTTAGCTGAAGTCGACGATCTCAAAGTAAGACAAAACCAAAAAAAGTTTAATGAACATAAAAACGAATTACCTGTAATCGATTTTTGCTTTTATGTAATTGAAAATTTATTTTCAAATAGTGCTTCTGAAATTTATAAAACATCAACGCTTGTTACTAAACAAGATATAGATAATATTGAAAAAAAATATTTAGATTTGTTTGATGCGGAAAATACAAATTTGACATCGGTTTCCGATCCTTCAAATTTTATTGCGGTTAGTATAAAAGGAAGATTTTATCAAGGTCAAGGTACAGGCGATATAAATTTGGGCAAAAAATTTATTGACGAATCTAAAGCTCTATCAATTATTCAAGTAATCAAAGAATGTCTAAAAAAGCACGTTAGACCAGATAAAAATGCAAGCGAAAAAAACTATAATAACGTTTTAGGATTAGTTTATAATGCCAATAAAAACAGTAACATACCCGCTGACGTAGAAGCCTATTTTCAAGCTCTTGATGGAAAAAGTTTACTGCAAATTGGTATTGCTGCAAAACAATATTACGATTACGAAGTTGGCCGTTTAGGTTATAAGATTAAAGACCCAAATGCAGCATTTATAGCATTTTTAAATAATAATCCGATAGCAACAATACCCAACACAGACACAAAAACATTTCAATGGAGTAAATTTGTTGTTCTACCTAAAGCTGCTACACCACCACCAGCAGCTCCTGAAGTAGTTACTAGCTCGTATCGATTTGACGATGTTTATCAAAGAGCTTTGTTAGGCGAAAGTCCTGATAACAGAACACCTGAAGATGTCAATGCAAGAAAAGTACAAACACGAGTAGCAACTTCAAACGCTGCTAGCAAAAGTAGTGGTTTCAATGCGTTTTCGAAAACAGCTACCCCCACTAACGAAACGAGTATGCCACCAGAAAACGGCTATACCATTGGCAATTTAATAACAGATGCTACAGAAAATAAAGTTCCTTCAGCAAAAACGTTGTACGATATGCTTATAAGACTTGCTGGTTACGTTAAAACTAATCAAAAAGGAGATTGGAAAGAAGTAGCAGGAGGACTAGGTCAGGTTGCACAAGGTATATCTTCTATGGGACCTAAATCTAGCGGACCTTTAATTTAAGAAGCTTTTGCTTTAATAAAGCCTCTTGACCCACAGCAGAATTCTTTACTACGAACTGCCAAGGTATTTCGTCAATTTCTAAACTGCAGCAGATTTCGTTGAAGTCTTTAAACTTGCTGAATTCTTTAGGCCAGATAAATATACGTTTGTTCTGCTTGATGTGTTTCTCAATACGTTTAGCAGTCTGCTCATTATTCTTATCGTTGTCAAAGACATAAATCTTTTCATAACCAATAAGATTATTAAGAGTAGTTTCTTGCTTTTCAGTAGGAGACAAAGAAGCAACAGCAACTCCGTTTTTAACAAACATCGAATCAATAGGCCCTTCAAATATAAACACATGAGGAATCTCAGACGTCACGTTTGCAATATTAAAAATTTCTTTCTCACCAAACTTTGTGAGATACCTTGGCATTTCTTTTTCTGATAATGATCTCGTTTGATAACATACTACCTTTTTGTTAGTATCAAAAAACGGAATAATAAGCCTGTTCTTATGAACTTTATCTTCTAAAGATATATAGAACTTTTTACAACTATTAACTGCAGTAAGAAGCCTTCTACTTCTAATGCATTTTTGAGCTAGCATTACATAGTCGTCATCAAAGAAGTATTTGACTTGGTTATCATCTGTTAGATCAATTGAATTCTCAGGAAGATCTGGAAGCTCTAAAGGCTTTACTGGTTCCTGAGGAAGTTTAAAAGGTGTTCCTTCTCCCTTTTCATTATTTCTTTTAATGATCTCTGGCATTGTGAGACCAGTAACTTCTTTAACCCATTCAAGCAATCTCCAAGACTTACAACAATTGTGGCAATAGAAGTATTCCTTGTTTGGAAAGTAGAATAAACGCCTCGAACGACCTGCTGACTTGCCTTCCTTGCAAACAGGGCACTCAGCGTTAAAAGTATTCTGATACTTTTTGTGTATAGGTCTCTTGCAGTGAGTATAAAAGAGCTCTATTAAAAATTCTTGATTTAATTCCACAGTATAATTTTACTGCAGGTATTAATAAAATCAATACTAGACTTTCGGAGCCCCACCAGCAGCTGACTTCAAGTTATAATCAATAAGAACTTGAACAAGATCTCCAAGACCACCAGTTACACGAACGATTGTTGTGGCTGTCTTGCCAGAAATATCAGCATAAGGAGTTCCTGGAACGTCGAGCTTTTTACAAAGACTGTTTAAACACTCTCCAGAATCGTTGTTAAGACTTTCAGAAAACTCTACAATCTTATTAATGTACTCACTAAGTGTACCAGCGGAATTACCACCAGTAGGAGTTGGAGCAACGTCTGTGTTTTCACCCTCTGCAGGAACTGAAGGAGGTGTAGGAAGTGGAAGAGGCTCTACATCATCCATATCTTCTGGAGATGCAATATTGTTGCGTACTTCTTCGTCCTTTTCAATAACGAATACCTGATTGTAAAAATCTTCAAACTTCATATCTATTATTTATGCTATTACGTTAACTTTTACAGGTCTATGTCCTTCAAAGCAGTCATAATTTTATACTTTTCAAACATTAGCTTAATTTTTGGCTGTATATCTTCGAGTTCAAACAGTTGATAGTTATTGTTAATAACATTAAACCAAATAATTTTTGTTTTGCTAATCTTTATATTAGTATATTTCTCAATAAAATATTTGTATGTGTTAAGCTGAATCGTATACTCGTTAATAGAACCTTCAGACATATCCTCAAACGGTTCAAGTAAGTTTCCCCAGCGACTATGTTCAATCTTTTTGTTGGTCTTGAAATCCCAAATTTCAATTGTTTGGTCTTCTTCTTTTTGAACAAGCATGTCTAGCATTCCACATACTTTAGTGTCTTCTATATCTCCAACAATAAATTCGTTTCTTAGAGGAGTATAGTGTGAATGATCGCTGTAAAAATTTTGAAAAAACTCAACTAGTTTTGGTAAATTTTCTCTGATCTTTTGCTTTTCTGCAAAGCCTAACTCGTCAGTACTACCTTCAAAAGGAGCATCGTTTTTGCAATAATAATTTTCAATATATTTGTGAAGCATTGTTCCAAGAGTTGTGGAATACAAATTATTCATTTTCCATTCAGCTTTTACAGTTTCAACTGTAACACCTCTACGCTTTGCAACTCTTGCTGCAGCATCTTCGACCTGAAACTGCTTTTTAAATAGCTTTAGAAGTCGAGTAACAGACGGACTTTTAGAATGTTCTCCGTCGATTTGATAACTATGATTTTTTTCTGTAAATTTGATTTTATCAAAGACAGAAAGTTCTTTATCTAAATTCATTTTAACGTCGTAACTCTTTCTATTGCAAACAAGCCGTTATTTGTACCCATTTCTCTGAGAACACCAGAATGTTTTACTCCATCAATTTTCCACATTATCCTATCTCCATCTTCATAGTCTATTGACAACTTTATAGAGTTTTCATCTGTGTAATTCTCTGTATCGAAATAATAACGATCCCCTTCCTTGTAAATATAATCTGCTAGATTCATTGTTAAAACTTACTAAAATATTTAAAAAAATTGTTCACTAAATACTGCTTTTGTGTTTTTGGATACCCATACTTATATTTTCCCCATACTTTTGTGTCTACATATTTATACCAGAGTGTACGTGCTATTTTATCTATTCCGTTTTCAATGTTAAATTTTCTCAAAGCTGTAAGATTAGGTGTTGAAGGATTTGTATGATATGGTAACCATTTTCTATTTTTTACAGCTGTATGATGAGCAAGTTCGTGAAAAAACGTACAAAGCAAATCTTTTTTATCTTGTTTGGTGTCTATAAAAATATTTTTATTCTTACTATTATATGAGCCGCATACAAATTTTGCTTTGTTGTTAAACGCAACTCTATTTACTCCTAAACTTTTAGCAACAATACACACTTCTCTTCTTAATTGTTTTCTTGTCAATTTATTATTATTGAACAATTTCATTAGACGTCATTTATTAAAGTATACACAGTATTAAACTACAAACAACATTAATGTACTAGATATATGTTTTCGTCTCCGTCTTTTTGGACAGAAACATTCTTATTAGTAGATCTTGCATACCTTTTAGCAAGTAGCAAATACAACGAATTTCTAGATTCATCATTTGCATCAGCAGAAAAACAAATATTATCTGAAGGTTTCAGTTTTTGATCCAAAGCAGAAATTACGGTTTGAATAATAAGTCTAGCATTTCTCGCAACTTTAGAAGCAATAGAAGCGGTTCTGCTTCCCCATTCATATGATTCGAAGCTAATCCAATAATATGGTTCCTTTTTGATAGCTTTTGGATATTTCTGCAAAAATCCCTCAAGTGGATTATCTCCCTTTGTAATATCTTGAAGAGTAATAGAATATAAATCGTGGGTTATAAAATATTCGTCCGGAGTACTAGATAAATCTGGATAGTTTTCTATAGCTTTATTTTCAAAGTTATACGAGAAGCCACCAACGAATGTTCCCGGAACGTTAGGAGAACTTTGCCAATCAAAATCTATACCTTTTGCTAATGACTTACTTCCTGTAAAGGAAAACCTTTCTTCGAAATATTGTTTGAAACTCACTAGCTTATTTATACAAATGAGAGGGCCCCAATGGCCCTCCCTGTATATGTACTCTTAGACTGAAATCTTACCCTTAGTTCCGTCCTTAATCAGAAGCTGCTTGAGAGCAGTATCCAGATGATTGCCCTCATGGACCAGAGCTGTCTCTGCTCCCTTCCAGAGCAACTGGTTGACTCGAACGTTGTCTCCATAGCTGCGGATCGGACGATTGAATCCCTCAATTCCTTGGATTAGGTTCTCCTGGACTCGGTTATACACCTGCCAAGCTGTATTACCAGCATCAGCATCTCGACGAACTCCAAGAAGCTTCTCGGTTGTACGACCAAGATCCTTGAAACGCTTAGGCATTTCTGGACGATAATTGAAGCGACCCTTAATTGCGTATTGAGCATAAGCAATCATTTCCTGCTCGTTCATCTCACGATTCTTGAACTCCTCGATCGTGTTCATAATCTTAGGGAATCGGCCAGAAATCTGTCCAACTTGGTCCATGATCTCCGTAAGACGATCGTTAGTGAAACGATGCTTAGTACGAATCGTCTCTGCAGGACCAGATGCAATGATCAGTCCATTAGAGCAGACAAAGCGGAAGAAACCAATTGCAAACATAAGACGCTTAGAGCGGTCATGTGAATTGAACATTTCAATGCGAGGAATACCATCACCGCTACGGGTGTTGACATCGTTTTCGTGGACCAACGTCACACGATGCTGAGCAGTAGGGCTCTGATTCTGTGAAGTTGCATTAGTAATCCTCCAGCCATAGTCCTGGACCGTGCTGAGGATGTCTTTAGTGGAGACGAACTGATAGCGGTCGGAAACGTGTCCGGCTGGCTGAGTTGCTCCAATTGCGGGGACGCGCTGAATAGCTTCGTCGATTGTCAGTGTATTGATGTTGTTTGTGTCGTTTTGCATTTTGTTGTGTGTTGATTGTTTATTTACTACCCCTTTAATATCCTATACGAACAAGGACAAGGCAACACATTTTTTACACAAACTAGGATTTTTTTAAAGCAACAAGCTCTTTTAGAGCATCTTCAAAAGAAACAAAACGTATTTCTTCTTGTGGTTTTACTGATTCTGGCTCCAATTCCTTTAAAATATCGGACATTCTCTGTTGTACGGTTTGTCGCAAACGCTGAACTTCCGGATCTCTTTCAACTTTTGCTCCGAAGAACATAATTTCAATTACTGCTTATTGACGTCTGGAGATGCTAAACTTGAACCATATCTTCTCTCAATATATATGAGTCTGTTGTCCAGATTGTCCATTCTTTTATCTAAACCTGCTTCAGTCTGATTAATATGCTTTAAATCTTCTGTAAAAATACTTTGATTGTTTATAATTGTTTCTAACTTTTGCTGAGTTACTTCAAATCGTTTTTGAGATTCTGCTGCTGTTATTTTTTCGCTTTCTATTTGCTTTTCTACGAAAACCGCAAATTTATCTTGAGTTACGTAATGTTGTCCCATCCACAATGTTGCATATGAAAACATCATAAATGCTACTACCATTACAGCTGGCTTAATAAACATTGTGTACCATTTGTTATTGTTACCTACCGAAGAAGGACTATCCAAATGTGTGAACGGATCTAACGGATTACCAAGGGACATATACGGTTATTTATCAATTTTGTGTAAGTTTTTACCCTATATACAGGTTTCCACTAACTTAGCTTCGGCCTCTCTACGTGCAATTAACCCGTCTAAACCCTTACCTTCCCAAATTCTCTTCATTTTTCTGAGTTCATTAGCTATACCTGCATAATTTTTTATTGATACTAAATCTCTTATATTTCTCATTTCTATGCGGCTATCTCCGGACAACGAACTTCCACGATTAAACACTAAAGAAACAAGAGCACCATATGCATTATCGCATAACTGATCAATACCAGGAAAAGCTCTTTCTGTCAATCTAGCAAATTTAGGCCATGTTGTCTGCTCAAAAATTTTAACAGCTTGATCCCATGAAACAACAATGTCTATGTTTTTTATTTGTTTGACGTATGCTCTTCCTGTTTCACCAGTTTTACCAGATGCTTTTTGCACAGCAGATAATTGTTCATTAGATAAGAAGTGAAACATATTGGCCAACTCTGCAGCCGAATAATAACCACAATCAATACCTATACCAAGTGTTAAACCGCTATGTCCTCCTGGCCAGGTAGGATGAGACAGATATTTGTCGTAGTAATCCTTACCACCACCTACTTCATACTCTAAAATTAAATTTAACGCGTCTTGCGAAGGTTGTTTCATTGTATAAAATTGTTTTCTTGAATGTTATAGTCTGGCTCTTTAGCATTCTTTGTTAGATACTCGACAACATTTTCTAGTATGTTAGCATTTTGAGTAGCAACTTGTGTAGTCATACTAGCATTAGAAGAACTACTATATCTGAGATCAACAGCAGCCTGTACACCGAGATACGTAGCAATAATAATACTAAACACTTCCATTACTTTAGAGAAAATAGTTACAAAACCTCCTGCAATAACAGGATCTCTAGGCAATAAAAACAAAATACCGACACTCAAAAAATAAAATGTTCCAAGAATTACAAACGACGAAGCAATAACAAAGAATTTTTTAGAAGCCAAATGGTTTTGATTTTCCATTGCTTCTTTCAAGCTTTCTGGAGTACCTGGAGGAGCCTTTCCGTATTCAAGAAAGGCCGTAGCAGAACGCATTACGGTTTCAAGGGCACCCCACATATATGTATATATTTATTATAATATAGTACCAAGAATAAAACCAACTATAAAAGATACGATTGCTGCAGCCTTTGTAGGATTAGCGTGACACCATTGATACGTATGAGTAATAAGGTTGAACGTCTTTTGTTTTATTATGGGAGCTTCTACTTTTGCAGCAGATAGTTCTTTAGCTAAAGTAGATTCAATGGATGTTGTTATTTCATGTAGGTTGTGCATAAAATTTAGAGAAAGAATAGTCCGTTAGCTTTTGCGTAAAAATACACACCGATTAGAGCAAGAAGACCTATAATGATAATATTTCTCCACATTAATTCTAGATCCTTTTTATAGATTTGTTGCTGAAGATGATTGAGGTCAATGACCATTTTGTCCTTCATATCTTTTTGATGTACAAGCTCTTTGTTGTCGATAACTAATTGATCAGCCATACGTTTGTTGTCTTGTGCAAATTGAGCTTTATCATCTCTATCTTTTAATAGTTCTGTATATTCCGTAGTTCCAATTACTACAACCTTGTCGTTCTTGTATTGAGGAGGAACAATAATAACTCTTGTTTTTTCTGCGTTTTTAGATTTTTGAACTACTGTTCCAGCTTCATAAACAGCACTAATTTTAACAGGATGTTTAGGAGGCTTAATAAATTTTGTAACTTCATTTGAATAAAAATAAGCGAGATCTACTCTTTCCTTTGCGAGAGCATCAGTAGTAGCATAAACATTTTGACTCACAGCTTCTGATTGTTTTTCGGTGTAATTTGTACAACTTGATGCAAGAAATCCAACCAAAAACAATAAAATATAAAATATGTTTGTTTTGTTCTTCATCAAACTATTTAGCTAAACAAAATACTTTGTAAACAGTTTATATTAAATAAACATATGGCATTATTTGACTCTTTCTTTAAGCAAACTCCAACTCCGACCCTAGCGCCGGAATCTAAAACCATTCCAACTCCGACAGAAACGCCAACAACTACTCCAACTGTTGTTTCTGTAGTAACTAATACTTCAGAACACGACGAAAACGCTCGTCTAAGACACTTAGGCTACATTTAATTTTTTGCTAAAGATTCTTTTAACAAATTATTAACAACTTGATTGACTGGTATATCTTGTTCCAAAGATTGTAGAACAAATAATTCCAATACCTCTCGAGGAAACTCACTGATATCTCCTAGATCAACTGTTGTCCAAGGTTTGAGTTCTATGCTTCCATCTTCATGAGGAACAAAATCAAACTTTTGATTTAATTTAAAATTTAATTGAGCAGCTTCTTCGTCTGAAAAACTAATAAAATACTCTTCTCGTTTTTCAATTTTTTTAAACATATTATTTGATACTTTTTTTTGCTTCTTTGTAGGATGATTTGATATCTTTAATTGCTTCTTTTTCGTAAGGAACTAATTTTGTCTTTAATGCAGTCCAATGTAAAACATCTTGAGCTTTTAATGGAGGGAGTTTGTTTTTCTTATTTTGTTCGTAATGATAATTGTATACAATAAGAGCAACAAACAAAATCAAAGCAAAAATAAAAGTCTTAAAAGCTTTTGCTATAAGTCTTTCAAACAAATAAACCGACAAACAACCCAAAAAAATTAAAATACCAATTTCAAGAGGATTGCTTTCGTTCATGTTACTTTCCGCAAGTACAAAGTTTATCGTTACAATTAATATCTGTCGTTGTATCAGCTCCTCCTGAAAGGCCAATATCGTTGTTTGTAAAATTTGGATCTACGTCAGCTGAATACGTAGAAATATGTTCAAGCAGCAAATCTTTAGAAGATTTAGGTGTCTGTAGTTCAATAATGCGATCAAGTTTGTTTATAATTGTGTTCAAACTTTGTGTTAAGTGCAAGTTGTAATCCATATATCATATATTCGTATATTCTTAGTGAGAGTCAACTAGTATAATAATTTTATTGCTGTATAAGGTGCTACAGAAATTCCTGTAGTTGGTAAAATATTATTTAAAATTAATCGACCAGATAATTTTATTTCGTACCGCTCTGAACGATATAAAGAAAGTTCAAAATTGTTTTCTAGTTTATCACATATTTCTTGCTTTTCGTCTGACAAGAAAAATAGATTATTTGTGTTATCGGCTTCGCTTGCCTTAAGAATACAAGCAAAAACACACAAAATTAAAAACGCTTTTATCACTGACTTGTTAAGGCAACATATTCTTGTTTAGCGTTTCTAATAGCTTCGTGATCCATTGTAGGACCACTAATAGCTTTAATAAGCATCTCAGCAATTTTTAAACCTGCTGCAGATTTTTCGTTGGTTGTTTCTGGAGCGTATTTCAATTTGGTATATATATTTTTAGAAGAATCCCAAGTATGAAAATACGGACCAGACTCCAAATCTGTTGGAACTAATGTATCGTTATGTGTTTGTAAGTAATGTGGATTCATGTATTTGATTATAGATTATATCTACAGCTCGTTCAACTGTCATTTTACCATAAGCTGTAGATCTTGGATGTATTCTTATATCAGGCCATTCTGGTACTTCATAAGGAGAGTCAATTCCAGACATATCCTTAATAAGGCCTGCTCTAAATTTTTTATATAAACCTTTAAGGTCTCTCTCTTCACATATCTCAAGAGGTGTATCCATATAGACTTCAATAAATCTAGCATTACAATACTTCGTTAAAATATCTCGTGCTAATGCTCTCATTTGTTTAAGAGGAGAAATACTTGCAACAATAACAACCTCAGCTCTTTGAAATTCAATCATATTTCTTACAGCATAGATCATTGTATTAACAGCTTTCCATCTACCTTCAATATCAAATCCAATAGGAGTTTTTGAATTGTATCTTAAAGTATCAGCATCAGCTACAGCAGACCTATAACCTTCAGCTTTAAGCTTTTCATTTAAAGCATTAGCGGTAGTAGTCTTACCAGCACCTGACAAACCTGTAATCCAAACAACAGTCTTATTCATTAGTCAAGTGTTATGTTATGTTCTTCCATGAGTTTGTGAAGTTCTTCACGAAGAGCATAATAAGGAGTAAGTTGATCCCCTTTCATATCATCAGAAGGATATTTTGTTATGTTTCTAAGAAACTGATCCAAGTCCCAAAGAACAGAGCGATACTTACTAGCATTAACAGCTTGTTCAAATTCATACTGATCTTCGTTAAGATTAAATTCTAGGATTGCTTTAGGCATATTATTCTTTAGCTTTGTTGTTGTAAGGCCACCTTCCGTGCTTCAGGAAGTACTTGTAGTTTGGATCACTAGTATGTTTGATGATTATAAGCTCTTCTACTTTCTTTTCAAGCTTTACTACTCTTAAAGCTAAATCAGATGCTGTCTGTTCCCAAGACTTTTCTGTATTCTCTTCCCTTGCATGTTTACACATATTACATGGACAGATCCACTCTTTATCTTCCTGAAGCTCATTAGGAAGTGACACAGGCAGAGATTCTGCACATTCTGTAACTCTCTTCAGAAGCTCTTTAGCATTAAACTCCACTTCCTCTCCCTTCCAATCAATAGGCTCTTCAACCCAAGGCTTAAAAGTCTTCTTCTCTTCAATACCATATACCTCCCTCAACTTTGCTTGAACAGCATCATCTACAGCAACCTTTGTTGTACTCCACTTTTCAGGCTCATAACCACCCCAATGAATAGGGTACATAGGATGTTTTTGTTCATCCTTTTCAAAGACATAATCAACAATATCTTTCTTTAGCTTTTCGATTTCAGCTTTTTGATCTTCAATGATCTTGCAAAACTTTTTATTTTCTCTAGTAACATCTACAAGACCATTGTTAAGTTCTTTCAACCTAACTTCATATTCCTTCTCCAGTTCAAGTCTCTTCTCTAGTTCCTTATTAGCACTCTTTGCTTCTTGTTCATAGGCCTTCCGCATATTCTCAAATGATGTTTTACATTCATCTACTTCAAAGTTCTTTCTATCAATAGCTAAAGACAAGCCATCAATTCTTTTCTTAAGCTCTTCATTCTCTTTATTAGCTGCATTGAGCTGATGCTTAAATTCATCTCTTTCTTGAGAACACTTCTTATAATTGTTCTGAACAATCTGAAGCTTTGCTTCCATATACTTCAAACCACCCATTGTAACAAAACCATTATACTTTTCAAGAAGTTCAGTGTTTCTATTCTTCAACACAGCATAGTCATTCTTAAGAGTAAAGAGCTGATCCTGTAGATCTCTATTTACATCACTATCAATCTCATTAACTCTTTCTATCAATTGAACATTCTCCTCCTTAAGCTGGTTGAGATTTTTAATTTCCTTCATAGCCTCATTGTATTTGCTAATAAGATTAGCAACTGATACATCCTTACCATCAGCATCTTTAATAGATGTTGTCCAAGACCAGGTTGGATATAGATTATTTATTTCTTTAGCAGATTTAGGCTGAGACCAAATGTTGAACATATATAAAATTATAAAGCAAAGGATAGGAAAGTCAAATAAATAGTATAGATGTCCAATAATATTCTTGTCATTTCAGATATTCATCTAGGAAGTCCTGTTTCAAAGGTTAAACCTCTTGCTAAGGTATTAAAAAATGAAAAATATGAACATCTTGTTGTATTGGGTGACCTATTCGATTCTAAGTATATAGAAAGATACAAAAAGAGACATTGGAATATTCTAAGTCTATTAAGAAAAATATCAAAGAAGAAGAAAGTTACTTTTATTCTTGGTAATCATGATCTAAAGTCAAAGAACATTATTAAGATCCTAGGACTAGAGTTTGTTGAGAAGTTAGAACTTGAAGTAAATGGAAAGAAGATGTTGTTTATTCATTTTCACCAGTTTGATCCTTTTATTTTTAAGCACCCTTGGATAACAGATATTGCTGAAAGGATTTATTATTTTTTCCAGAGCATAGACAGATCAAAGAAATTTAGTAGATGGTTAAAGAGAACATCTAAAAGGTTCTTAAAGATCAAAACCAATATAAGAGACAAAGCTCTAAACTATATCAAAGACAAAAACTATGATGCCATTTTTGGAGGACATATTCATTTTGCTGAAAGCTTTGTATGTCCAGAATCAGGAAAAGAGTACCACAACTCAGGCTCTTTTTGTGATGAGCCTTGTCACTATCTAATAATAGACAAGGAAGGTAAGGTTACTTTGAAAGAGATTTAAAGTTATTTATAACAAATAAAAATTGTTTCGTTTTTATTTCCTTTGGTTATAAAGGTTTTAAACCTACCTTCAGGAGCAAGTGTTTTTGTCAATCTTTCGTACAATTTAATTCGTGAAGGCTCTTTAGCTGCAAAGTATAATAATTTAACTTTATTTTTTTTTAAAAATGCTCTGATAAGATTAATCACTTTTCCAAAAACTTCAGCAGCTCCACCTACATTAGTAATACCTATTTTTTCAGACTTCTTTTTAATTCCTTTATCTTCAAAAGTTATTTCATAATTTTCAATAAAAACAGAGCCCATTAAATACTGGATCCCATCTGGTAATGCATCAATTTCCTCCTCATTTAAAATCTCCTCTAGAGGATAATGAGCAGCATACAACACATATGTTCTTCCATTAGATGCTTCGAATGTTGTCGAATGCTTTAAAGCAAAAATGTCATCATTTGATTTCCATTTTGTTTCTGTTGAAGCTTGTGAATCGAAAAGCTCTAATAATAAAGATTCATAAAGACTATCAAATTTCATAAAATTATTTATCACAACTCAGGCTCTTTCTGTGACGAACCTTGTCACTATCTAATAATTGACAAGGAAGGTAGAGTTACTTTGAAAGAGATTTAGTGTTTAATAGGATTTCTACGAATTTCGTAAACCTCTTTATCAATCTCAGAAAAGAAATCCTGAACCTCTTTTAATGACATACCAGCATCCATAAGTTTTCTCTTATAATAATCTAAAGCATCTTCTTCGGATGTAAATTCAGGACTATTTCTATCAGCTCTTAAAAGACCTTTAGCATGTCTCTTATATTCGCTCTTAAGATCTTCTAGTTTCTTATTAGGAAACATTTTTGACTTTGCATTCTTAATAACATCAAAATAGGCTTCTTCTAATAATCTGGCATCTTTATTCATATTATTATTTATGCTATATTGCTTTTTTTTTGACTCAAATCTCATAGAACCAGCTCTTCTTAAACTTCTCAAACTCTCTTAACCAGACATTAAACTTTCTAAGTCTTCTATCAGCTTTTCTACCTCTCTTCTTTACTTTCTTAACTCCCTTAAAGATCATTAAGAAGAATAATATCATTCCTAGAGCAAACAAACCCATTGTAATATGGCCAATGAGTTCAAAAGGTGTCATATTATTATTTAATCTTCTAGTTTATATCTTAATTCAGTTAATACTAAATCCAGATCATAGGCAATTTGTTTAAGATCATAATTCTCAGCTAATGTTAATGATGCTATAACATCAGCCGAAAAGTCTGATAAATGTTCTAGAGCTTTTTGTACAGGCTGGTTCATATTACTCTGGTGCTATATCAAGAACAGCTTTTCTAAGACTCTCAAGATCCTGCTTATTGTATCTATCATGCTGATCCCATTCAGGATCCCCATAATGCTCAATATACCAATCAAGTTCCTGAAGAATACCAAATCTTAGAACATTATGAATAAGATGAACTTCAGCTTCATATAATGTCTTAAATTCTTCATCTCTTATATCATGTAAAATATAGCCATGATGCTCGACTTCATATTCGCACAACCCATCGTAGTAATAATGAGTATTAATTCTGAAATGAAAATCCCTATCTTTGCAATGATGACAAGAGATAAGATTATGCCAAATCTTAATCAATTCTATAATCTTCTCATGATTGGTCATTTCTAAAATATAGCTCGAATAACTAGGATGTCAAGAATAAATAATATTGGTACTAATAAAAAATACCTGTCACAGGGGTGCAACCCTCACAGGCTCTAGTCACCATATCCTTAAACACTATGACCAGCACAAATACTTATACTCACTCCAATCACTATCTTACTCTTGTTTGTAATATAGCATTAAAAAACAAATATACAAGATGGTATTTTAATATTATTTCTAGAGCATTAGAAAGATCTAGAAACAGAACAGATGCCAAAGCCTTATTAGGTTATGTCGAAGGCCATCATATCTTACCAACATCCTTTAAAAGAGGTGGTAATAAAGATCCTGAAAACATTGCATTCTTAACATCCAGAGAACATTTTATTATTCATGCCATTTTGGTTAAAATGTTTATTGATGTCTATAGAATGAAAATGATCAATGCTTTTCTTAGAATGAAGACAATAGGTAATAAAGATTTGCCAGACAGATACTATAATTCCCATTTGTTTAGTTATTATAGAAAATATTTTTCTGAGAGAGCAGCATATAATGCCAAAAGACAAAAAAGAACAAATAATCTCAAGCACTGCTACAATCCTGTGACACTCGAAAGAACAAGAATATCATCTGTTGAATTGTTACCTAAAGGCTGGGTTATGGGCTGCCCTTTGAATACAAAAGGAATGATTAGTATCTGCAACTTTGAAACAAAGGAAACAAGAAGAATAAGACCTAATGAACAAATACCTGATGGATGGGTTAGAGGAAATTATAGAAACAAAGGTAATAAAGCTGCTAAAGGAATGATAAGGATTCATAATCCAAAAACAAAAGAAGCAAAGAGAATTAAACCTGATATACCTATTCCTGTAGGATTTGTTATTAAAATACCAAAACAGAGAATACCTAAACCTAGGACCAAATCTTCTCCAGAAGTCATAAAAAGAAAATCAGATCTGCTTAAACAAGCTCACAAAAGAGGAGCTTTTTTGTCTCTACAAAAAAAGATAAAACAATACACTCTAGAGGGCGAATTTCTAAAAGAATGGAATTCTGCTCAAGAAGCTGTACTTTTTTATAAATGTAAAGGAATACCTCATTGTGCTAAAGGTAGGACAAAATCTTCAGCTGGATTTTTGTGGAAATTTTCCTAATACCAAAATTTATTGAGCTCAATTATCTTATCATGATTTGTCATAATCTTCATAAGGGTATTCTGTTTCTAATACTGAGTTTACATCAATGTCCATATCAATCTTAATAGGCTCTCCTACTATATGATTATTTTCATCAACTGCTCTAATAATAATGAATCTAGGATTAGTCATAGACTTTTGAACCATACCAGCACCAACAATGTGTATTACATCATTACCTATACCACCATCTGAATCATACTCAACTCTTACTGCTTTCATATTAGTATCCCATATCAAGTTCTTGAGCCTGTTTTGTTAATTCATTTAATGACTCATCTCTTTCTTCTTTCCATATAAGGTTTAATATATGATCCTGAAAAGTTGTATAGTCATATGCATAGATCTCCCATTCATCAAAACCTGCATCCTGAACTGTCTTACCTCTCATATAATTCTCCCACAAAGGGATTAACTCTTCAGGTAAAGCCTTTAAAATATCTTTTTCAAAGATACATCCATTTTCATTAGCTCTGAGATTAGGTGCTTGTTTCATATTAATCCCTCCTCTCTCAAAACTTTATTAATGATCTCAGGATCACTGTTTTCAGCTCTCCTTTTTCTTCGCTCTTCTCTAGTCTTATCAGCTTTGGGTGTGTATAGAAGATTCCAGAACTTAGCATTAATGAGCTCTTGTTGTCTTTTATCAGACAACTCTCCATTCCCAGATCTGTGTGAATAAGACCAAGCATCAGCATTCTGCACAAGCTCTTGAATAGCTAGATTGTCCATACAACAAACAGCCATATTGATCTTGTGCAGAAATGCCTCATACTGGGCAACTTTTTGTTTTAGTGTTGGTTTCTTACTCATGATGATCTGGTACTGTTTGCTTCTTAGATCTCATTATAGCTCTAATCTCACCAAAGGTCAAAGGAAAAGGATTAACCTCTACAGAAACCTCATAGTTCAATCCAGTGCTTAGGTACAGTTTTCCAAGCTCTGATTTTCCAAGATTACCATGTACATGGGCAAAAAGATGATAGGATCCCTTAGCCTGTGCATTCCATGATAGAATTGGAAAATGAGAACATACAATAGCCTGCCCATTCACTACAACCTCAAGATAGTTTGGAACAAAATGAATTTCCTTATGCTCTGATCCAAGAGGAAGAAATACATTACCTCCTACTGACTCTAGTAGTTGTTTGTATCCTGCCTGATGATTTCCTGGAAGAATATAGAGCTCTTTAAAGTTAAGTCTATTGAAAAGAGCTATAAGCCTCTCATCAGCTTTATATCCAAAGATAGTATCACCTAGAAGGAAACCAATAGTGTTCTTATTAGCTTTTGAGTTCCAGTTTTTAATCAGACCCTCATCATGCTCCTCAGAACTATTATACCCTCTGGTCTTCCAGATAGGTATATCCCATTTTGGATCATGCCCATAGTGCATACAGCCCCAGAACAGAACATTATGATCTGTTGAGCTAACCTTTACAGGTTTATAAAATACATCCTTCATAATAAGAATATACTACAGTCAAATTCAGGACACTTCAAGCCTATTCTTCTTCTATCTTGTATTTGTTTGTGTTTTCAAACCTATTGGCAACAAAGATCTCAAATGCCTCTAGGATCTGTTCTTCAAATTCTGTTTGATCTTGTTCATCAACCATATCAACTACACAATCTAAGATTGCTGTCATGAAGCCTGCAATTTGTGTACTTCTCAATGTATCATCATAATCTAATGTTCTTACAGCAGGGTTTCCTTTATACATCCCTATAATGAATACAGGGATAAAATCTTCGTCTTTTGCTTTATCGCTCATGTCCTAAAAGCTTTTTGTATAGATTATTACAAGAGATCCTATGCTCACACTCCATAGGATCTCTTGCCTCAATGGCATTGAAATACTCTTCATCATTTTCTTCAAATGCAACTTTTAAGATTTTTTGAACATCTGGATTAAGTTTTGAACTGATCAACTCAAGAATTGGTTGAACATCTCTATCTGACAAATGTAGAGTAATTTCAGATCCATCATACTCTGATCCATAGCTAAACTCAAGCTTTAGTATAACAGGAGGTTCGTAACCATCTCCAAGAGGCTGACCTGAAAAGTCAGAATAATAATTTGCTTCTTCTCTTTGTTCTGGGACAATTACTTTTTTCATGATTTGTTTAAAGAGTTATATATACCATCATAAGCTCCAAGAGAAGCATACTGTTTCTTTTTTAATGCTTTTTGCTCCTCTTGGAACTTTCTTTCTGATTCTTGGTAAAAGTTCTCTACTCCTGTATCGATGATATTATATCTACCATCTTCAAGGATTTCAAGAACTTGTTGAAGTCCACAATCAATATCAATACAGAGTCCCTTATTTCGAGTCTCCTCTACATCAATACCCTTGCGCATTGGAGTATGACCATAGACTTGCTTAATACCAGATTGATCATTCCAGTATGAACCTGTATAGGGTTCTTGATAATGATCTCTCCAGAGAAGTCCACCTACTCGGTTTATTCCTCCTCGGCACTTTCCAGCAGCACATAGCTCATTGCTATACTCTCTGCTTTCAATAGCATTAAGAATCTTTTTGAGCTTAATGTTAATAATCTCGTTATCCATTCCGTAAGGAGGACTTGCAAACCAGAAGGGATGGAATCCAGCGTGCGAAAACCAAAAGCCATTTTCGAAATGAGCTATCTTTATCTTGTCCCAATCTTCATTGGTCAGAATCCTATTAATAGCATCATCCTTAGCAGGAGAATATCCAGAGCAATGATAGATCTGCCCGCTTGCGCGAACGTTTTTATAATCATAATTGATATCATGATTACCCATTAGATGAATTCGATTGGGCTTTGACAAAGACTCCTTCAGCCAACGAGCTGTTTGGTCAGCGTCAATAGCTGTATCGTGAAAGTTATCGAAGTAGTCGCCAACAAATACAATAGTATGAGTATCATCATACTTTGATGCAATAGCCTCAGCAGCTACCCATCTATTGTGAATATCACCTATGCAAAGAATCTTGCTCATGTTCTAATTGTATATACAGGCTTAGGACAGGTCAATGGAAAAAGTAAAGAATAGCTCTAATCAAACCATACCACATTAGTCCACCAAGAACCATTGCACTAAGCCAAGCTGCTAAAGGTATAAAATCTCTGTTCATATTAGTACATGTTTTTGAGTACCCACAATTGAGCACTATTCAAAGCTCGAGACCATTTTCCTAAGATTCTTGAAACATTTTGCCAAACTGTAGACCAGTATCTAAAAGTAATTTTATTAAGAATCTTCTTAGTCTTAGTCCAGGGATGATTTTCGTAAGCTTGAGCTCGCTCTAACCACTTCTTTTCATTAGCTGCATTTTCTTCGGCTGTAGTTGTAATCTCACCCTTTACAAGCTCTAATGAGATAAGCTTACCTTTTACAAATACAGCATCAAATTCGATGTCCCAGGTATTACCCTCTTCATCTTCACTATAATCATAGAAGTTAATAGTATCAGTAATCTCTTCTTTAACTGAGGTACGACTCGACTCTACAAACTTATAAGGCCAGCAAAATTTACCCTGCTTCTTAATCTTCTTTTCTTCAGCTTCAGACATTGTACGAACATGCTCTCCTTCTACTTTTTCAGTATAAAGATAACCATTCTTCTTAATATAATAAGCAGACATTGTATTATCTAAAGACTTTGTTTGAAAGTCTGTTGTTGTCCAATCCTTGTTAGGAAAGGCTTTTTTAATTTGTTTAGTTAACGGGAGCTTACGCTCACAGAATATAGTATCGAACATTCCCAAAATTACCTCCTTATCCCTTTTTGGGATTGTTTGATATAAATAATATTATGTCTCATTTCTACATATTATACAAGATTATTAATAATATCAACAACAAATTTTATATTGGAGTACACAAAACAGACAATATACATGATGATTATTATGGTTCAGGACATTCTATTAAAGCGGCTATTGAAAAATACGATAAAGAAAACTTTACGAAAGAAATCCTTCACGTTTTTACAAACGCAAAAAAAGCATTTAAAAAGGAAAAAGAAATTGTTAACAGTATATTACTTGAGGATAAAAATTGCTATAATATCAAGGAAGGCGGTCATGGAGGTTTTGATCATATAAGAAAAGCAGGCTTGCACAAATCTTCAAAGGGCAGAAAAATAATCTATAACCCAGCAACAAACGAACAAACAAAGGTCAAACCCGAAGAAATAGACAATTATTTAAGTCGAGGTTGGTTGACGGGGTTCAGACCAAGCGCTCTTAAAAAGATGTCTACTTCTGGTAAAAGAAAAATTCAAACAGAGGAACAAAAAAGAAAAAATTCAGAATCTAAAAAGAATGCTCGGTTAATGCTTAATGTGGTTACTGGAATAAAAAAATTTATTAAATGCGTTGATATTGAATATTACGAAACGAATGGATGGCGTTTGTACACTGAACAATTTTTAAAAAGAAAATAACTACTAAATTTTTTCTAAAAGAGCAGCTGTATTATTTACAGCTTCTTGTCCCCAGTCAACAAGCAAAACTTCTATGCCTGCTTGTTGAGCAAGAACACAAACTTGAACATTATCATCAATGTGGAGAATACTATTAAGCTTTTGTAGAAAAGGAGTCTTATTCTTTCCAGCAGTAGCTACTACAGATTTGATTGGAAGGTTGTATAGTTTAATTAAATCCCAACACTCTGATACATGTCTCTCCTCTCGAGCAGTTACAACATGAATTTCAAATCCTTCATTATGTTTCTTACGAAGAAGGTCATGTACTCTTTTAATAGGTTCAGCACTTGAACCAGAAGCAGCCCACAGATTCCCAATCTTGTAAGCTGGGTCTTCAAATAGACAGTCATCAAAATCAAATGTAACAGTTTGTTTCATATTTTTTAAAATTGGCAGATCGGCAAGGATTTGCACCCTGACAAAGACTTTTGGAGAGTCTCGTGCTACTATTACACTACCGACCTAATACAAAATATAATACTACAATGTCATAGGACATACAACAAAAAACCCCTACTACCTTGATCAGAGGCAGTAGGGGCGAGATGATCAGACTCTTTCTTTATCTCTCTGCATTTTAGGGATAGCGATTCCTTTCTGGACTTGAGACCAGCAACTGGTAGCATTACTAAAGAGGTATTTGAGAAGATTTTATTCCGGATTTTGTTCTTTCCTCAACAGAGATCAGGCGTGGAGCCTCTACTTCCGTCCAGCTTGTGTTTAATCAATACGCTAGGATCAAAGCTTACCATAGGTTTTTGGCTCCCCTAACTTGAATAAGGACTACTAATATACCAACAAGCAACTCGTCCTTACTCCTCTCTAGGATAATTCCTACAACTAGAGAGTATTAATTTGTATGACTAGAAAATCTCATTCGCTTTCACGGAGATTTATCTTACAAGCTACACGTTCACTCGGCCGAATGCTTCGCTATCACTTGTCGCGGGAGTCCTTTTGCATATCAGACTTGCGCCTAGTCAAATTTTAAAATGTACTATCAAAGATCAATTCTTATCTATTTATAGTCCTATAAAGCTACAAGACAGTCAACGATTTTAAGCTTTTAAATTCGGTTTTAAAAAACATTTGACCAACAACAGTTAGACGATTTTTAATTGTGTAGAGGCTAGGAACGTTTTCTCCTTGCTCGAGCCCAACAATAACGTCAGAAATATAAGATTTGTCCGCTTGATAGTTCTGTCGGATTTTGTCGTTGTTGTCCATACGACTAAGCATTTCTTGTAAACAAGCTTTTTTGTAAGCTACTAATTTTTGTCCAAAGCTTATTGAAAGTTCAATCTCTTCTAAAAAGTCCATTCATACAATATACAAATAAAGAATGGACAAGACTACAAATAAATTTAACAAAAAGTACTGAAAAGTACAATCCTAAACATAATACGAAAAGGACACCCACCATAGCTAATTCTAGTGGTTCAAGCACTAGATTACTTATTATTTTAAGTAAATTATTTTCTTTTCTTTCCAGCGTCAGACCTTTTAACTCTTGCTCTGATCCCACCTTTTCGTAGGTTTTTAGCTGCTTTCTTATTTGCAGCTGGAGATCCAAAGTTTTCTACTAATGTTGTTCTTGTTTTTGATATTGCCATTAAAGCAATTATTACAACATTGACAATTTATCTACAAAAAAACCGGGCGTGAGATAGCTTGTATGTACAGAGGCCCGCCCGGTCTACTAAATTAATTGTAAGTTCTTTTGTCCCGACAACTTGAAGCGTCCTTCATTATGTGTTGGCTTTGTATGAACTTACGATGAGCCGGTTTCATCACACAATCTTTCGCGATCAATTGTGGAGAGGAATTTGCCGACTTCTATCAAATTGGTAAAATTAATTATAGCGGTTTCCCACTTTTAATATATTTATACTATCATGTCTGTTATATATTAAGTCAACAACAATTTGCGAGAGTCGAAATATTCTTTGTTATTATTTCGACTTATCAACATAAGTAAATATATGAAAGAATTATACAAAACTCAAATATTAAAACTTAGAAAGGAAGGAAAGACTTATACTGAAATAGTAAAAGAGGTTGGTTGTGCCTACTCCACTGTGAGCTACTATCTTTCTGGAATTGTGAGAGAGAACGCTAAAAAACGTGCTATCAAAAATAAAAAACAAAACCCAGTGGATGATTTTACACTCATATTGCAACAAAAACTACACAATTATAATTGTGATAATAAGAGCGGATCCGCAAAAAAATATTATCCAACACAAATAAGCATTAATGAGTTACGTAAAAAGTTAACGGCTTCTCCTATATGTTATTTGACAGGAAAACGTCTCAATTTACTTAATAAATCAACGTGGTCTTTGGATCACAAAATTCCTAGATCTAAAGGAGGAAAAAACACTATTGAAAATATGGGATTGGTGTGCTCAACAGCAAATCGCTGCAAACACGATTTATTGCTAAAAGATTTTTTAACTTTTTGTAAATGTATTTTAGAAAATTTTGGATACAAAGTAACTGGACCAGAGGAGAGTTGAACTCCTGTCTTTAATAATATTATTATACAATCTTCACACGTTTTAGCATATTGTAACATTTCAAAATGCCATATGGCACCGCAGAGAGAGGTTGTTAATGGTTGCTAGCCTATGTTTTTTCTCTACCTGTAGTAAGAAACGGCTTTACTACGACCGCTTACTCTTTGTTTTCTAAGAATCGTAAGAACTTCTATAACCTATTATTATTTCCAAAAGCTTAATAGGATCTACTTCTGGTTCCTTAGGCTGCGATAGCGAGAGGAGCCATTTCATCGCAGAGACAGAACTCTGTGATTGTATTGACTGCCTTCTTTACCTTAGCAAGGATTGCTTTGACGTTAGTCTTTGCGTTTATGTTTTGATTAGCTTTTAAGGTAGCCAACTAATCAACTACCACGTGCATGTATAACTTTTATCAATTAAATCGAATACCGGTACTGGCCCGTAAATTACTTTCAAAGATCGATGAGCTTGTTGCTCTTTTGTAATTATACAGTCTATAAAGTAAATTTCAATAATAAACTTTCGTATATATTATCAAAAGACTCTTTTTGCATAAGTTTTTTTTCGATTCGTTCTTTAGCTAAATTTAGCTCCTTTGTAAGAAAAGCTTCTAATTCGCTAGCAGAATGAAACTCATCAGTTCTCATTTGTATCGGTTCACCTCCAGCAGCTCTCCAAGCTTCGATGTAAGGAGGATAATCATCGATAAGAATATTTGGAACTCCGTTTGTTGTAGCGATGTTTGCTTTTACGCTTGTAAATATTCTTTGCTGTGGCTTGGGATTGAGATGTTTATCAATCCATTCATTTTTGCCTTGTTCACAACCTTGAGGATCTACACCTGCTGGACACGAACAGATATTATAAGGCCCAACGATTTTTTGCACTGTTTGTACGATTGCTGTTGTAAGTTCACCATTCTTGCCAAAAGGAGGAAGATTTGCAAAAATAGCTCTCACACTATCTTCTTCTGTAATACTCGGATCATATTTTTTAGCAAGTTGCGTATAAAATTCTTTTTTAGAAGCCCAGATCTTTCTTTTGTCTCTTTTTTGTTCTGCAGTTACTTGTTTGTAATCTTCTACACCATAATAATAATGCGCAACAAAATCGAAGAGATTGGCTAACAAGCCATCCATGTCGAGATACACTGTTACGCCAAGTTCTTTAAAAGTCATTAAACTATTTATTCATAATTGCGTACAGCAATCACATACGGAAACCTAGGAAGCTTGTTATCAGGAGTAAGATTAAAATACTTTACGGTTGCTTCTTTACCAATGTAGTCATTCTTGTTGTCCCAAATTTCTTTCAAATACGCTCTATCTCCTTTAATGTTTGAATTAAACTCAATGCCAAGCTCGTTCTTAAAAAGCATTGCTCCAGCTACTCCAGTCTTATTTCCTTCTCCTTCGATAACATCAAGAATTGTATATTCACTATCTTGAAACTCTTTACGCTTAAGAAGACTCTTGGATCTTTTGTTTTCGTAAAACCCATTGAGTCGTACCATCTGGCCTTCAAAGCCACGATCCATACAAGCACCGTAATGTTCATCGAGCTCTTCAACGTTCTTTAGCTTTCCAGTAGGGACCTTTCGGATCATCAAGCTAGTATCAATTATCTTTTCAATCGTGCTGATACGATCTTCAAAAAGAAGTTCAGGATTAACAATATCATAGATCCAATACTGAATTGCACTAGCAGCTTCCTTGAGATCTTCATCTGTAGGTTTTGTCTTCTTTACAAGAGAACAGATCTTATTGAAGTCATTGTTGAGTTTATCGCAGTAGAGCTCTCCATCGAGAATCATATGCGGAGCTTGATTAAAGATGTATTGAAGCTCTTCTCGAATGTGAGGACAGCTGTTAATGATTTTGCCATTACGACTGTACATTCCATCCTTTGTTACAATACAGCGAATACCATCGAGTTTTGGCTGAGCGAAGACGGGGAACAAAATCTTACTAGCGTAGTCGTCATAGTTCTTTGCAAGCATTGGCTCAACAAACGTGAACGAATCGATATCGGATACGCTTGTAAAATACCCTGAATCTTTTTTCTTTTTCCAGATTGCTTCAGCTTCAAAACGAGCTTGTTCGAATTCATTACGAGCGTTGGCACGACCTTCATTAGTTGATTTAGCGTATGTCCAAATAGTAGTTTGTAACTTACCATTCACTTGTCCAAACTCTGTGCGATATTTGTTGTCCTCTACTTGTATAGTCCATTGCTGAACCGCTCCTGTGTTTGTTCTTGCGTATAGAGTTGGGAGTTGTACCATGTTTATATAATCTTAAAATTTAACTGGACAGTCAAGAAAAAAATGGTACATCGGGCAGGGATCGAACCTGCGACCTATAACGTACAGTTGTTTATGTGTTCGAATATAATAAATATATTAAATGAATTGCGTAAATTGTCAACAGCATACAAATAATCCTAAATTTTGTTCTCGATCGTGTGCAGCTAGTTACACAAATAGAATTTCTCCAAAAAGAAAATTAACGAAAAAGTGTACTCAGTGTGATAGTATTGTAAGAAATTACAGGTCGAGACTGTGCGAACTTCATTTTCAGCAAGAAAAAGAACTCAGTAATGAAGCATATAAGAATAGAACTATGGGCTACTATCGTTCAAAAGATTGTCTTAAAAAATTGCATAAATCTTCTATACATGCTCACGTAAGAGGTTTGTGTAGATTGTGGCTAAAACATCTTACTACTAAACCTTGCAAATTGTGCGGATACGACAAACACGTTGAGTTGTGTCACATAAAACCTCTGTCCAGCTTTTCTGACGAATCCCTCATAAGTGAAGTTAATTCGGAAACAAATGTTGTTCAGTTGTGTCGAAATTGTCATTGGGAATTGGATCACAACATGATTCAATTAAAAGAGTGAGGACGGTTGGGATCGAACCAACATACTCCAGTTACACATTTAATGACCGCTTAGAAGGCGGGTGTGATACGTCCCCGTACTTTTAACACTATACTAAATTCAAAAATCTTTGCAACTTAATTTTTAAATTCTTTGAGAAATATTTCCCATTCAGTAATGTTATGTTTATTACGAATATAAAACGTAGAAGGTAGATCTCTTGGAATAGTTGGCTTTCTGATAAGTTTTAGACCAGCTTCCTCTGGAGTCCGAGGACCTTTTCTAGAATTTACTTCTTTGTGACAAACTACACAATTTGTCCAGTTTGTTTTTCCTCCTTTTGTCCGAGGAATAATATGATCAATATTTGCTTCGGATTTAGAAAGTTTCTTGTTAGTATATTGACAAGTGCCATTATCTCTTTCCCAAATATTTGCATGAGTAAATTTTGGTCTCTTCATTGGAACTTTATCATATTCACACAAGACGATTACTTTAGGAATTTTAATATCTCCACGAACTGTTTTAATGTAGCTAGCATTATTATCATGTGGCAGCTCAATCCAATCATTCCATTTGAGAGGAAGCATATAATCTTCTCCACGAATGTCTAAAGCTGTAGCAGTATTTTGATACATCATCACAAAAGCATCGGATGGTGATTTAGCATTAATTGCTTGCCAGTTTCTGTTCAAGACTAATACAGTTTCTTGTTTGAGATGTGACATATGTATACTTAGAATAAAATGGTACACGAGGAGGGGATCGAACCCCCGACCAACGCAGTGTAAGTGCGCCGCTCTACCGCTGAGCTACCCGTGCATTAATATAAAAATAATAGCTGGTTAAAAACATTTTTCAACAACAAAAAGTGGAGGGGGTGAAGGGAATCGAACCCTCTCATAAACCTTGGCAAGGTCTCAAGCTACCGTTACATCACACCCCCAAATATGCTCATGGAGGGACTCGAACCCCCACTCCTTTCGAAATTAGATCCTAAGTCTAACGCGGCTGCCAATTACGCCACATGAGCTAAAACATGGAGGATATCGGACTCGAACCGATCACCTATAGCTTGCAAAGCTACCGCTCTACCAGATGAGCTAATCCCCCCAATAATTAGGTTAATAAAATGAGCCTAGGATCGGAATCGAACCGATCAACGGGTATTACCCCTAAAGGTTTTGCAGACCTCCGCTTAGCCAATTAGCTTCCTAGGCATTAAATGGAAGAGGGAGTGGGATTCGAACCCACGAAGGCTTTTAAACCTTTCAAGTTTTCAAGACTAGCTCGTTAAACCGCTCCGACATCCCTCCGTAAATTGTAAAAAGGAAGCTGAGGGATTCGAACCCTCGGAGGCGATAAAGCCTCGGCAGTTTAGTAAACTGCAGCCTTAAACCGCTCGGCCAAACTTCCGTAAAATGGTGTCTCTTGAAGGTAACGCTCCTTCTCATCATCGTTCGTAGCGACGAGTCTAAATCTTTTAGAAGAGACAAAAAAAAAATGGTGCGGTATGAGAGAATCGAACTCTCGTCTCAGCTTTGGAAGAGCCACGTAATGGCCATTATACCAATACCGCAAAATGGTCAGGAGGCTGGGATTTGCACCCAAACCGATTCTTTCACAGAGAATAATGCTACTATTACACCACAACCTGATAAAAAATGGCGGAACCGAAGGGACTTGAACCCTCGACCCCCGCAGTGACAGTGCGGTGCTCTAACCAGCTGAGCTACGATTCCGTTTAATAGGACTAGTAGGATTCGAACCTACGACAAACACGTTATCAACATGCCACTCTACCAACTGAGTTATAGTCCTGAAAAAATGGCAGGAGAGGGAATCGAACCCTCAATCTTTGCGTTATGAGCGCAACGACTTAACCGTTTGTCCATCCTGCGTTAAAAATTAATAGCTCTAGTAGTCTATTGGGTTATGGGAGAATTGAACTCCCCTCTAGCGGTTAAAAGCCGCTTGCTTCACCTCAAAGCTTATAACCCTAGAATATGGGCAGAGAAGGACTCGAACCTTCGAACTCCAAGGAGAGGAGATTTACAGTCTCCGGCAATTGCCGCTATGCGATCTACCCTAAATGGCACGCCGGGTAGGAGTCGAACCTACGTAAGGCAGTTTTGGAGACTGCTGCACAGCCACTGTACCACCGACGTATAAAAAAATGGAGCCCAGTAAGAGAATCGAACTCTTGTTTGATGATTACAAATCAACCGTTTTACCATTAAACTAACCGGGCATAATATTTGACAATTGTTTTGCGTACTGCGGTCGGTCAAATACAACCGCAGTTACAACCAGCTAAAATTTTCAAAGATCAAACATTGACTCTTGGACAATGTCGTTAATATATTTAAGACTATAAAGGCACTTCGTCGACACGACAACGATATATTTTAAGAATAAACTCTTTCGTGCAAAACACCAATATACGGAAGATCTCTATATTTGCCTTCGTAGTCCAATCCATATCCGACGACAAACTTGTCAGGTATGTCCAAACAGACAAAATCAGCTTGAAAATTGTTTATTCTTTTGTCTGTCTGTTTGTCAAGAAGTACGCATGTAGCAACAGACAAAGCTTCAGAAGATTCAATAATCTCTTTGACTGTACTCAAAGTCAAGCCTGTGTCCAAAATATCATCAACAATTAAAACGTGTTTGTTCTTAAAAATTGAAGGATCAAAATGTTCATCGAGAGAAACTACTCCTGTTGATTGAGTTCCTTTGTAACTTTTTGCTCTAACAAACTCAACATAAACTCCATGTTGCAATGCTCTAACAAGATCAGCTACAAAAACAAAACTACCATCCAGTAATGCTAATATATGTAAATTTTGTTTATCGTTATATTCTTGATCAATACGAGCAGCCAATTCTTCAATTTTAGCATTGATATCTTTTGAAATGCATAAAACTTCTTTGATGTCATTAAACATGGCTGTTAATCTTATTGAAACAATTTACAAATGTTTTATTTAGTATAACCGAAACCTTGTTGATACCAAGCAAAGTTACTATCAATCCAATCGCAAACTTGCTTACCAAGAATTTGATTATAATCAGGTGTAAGAGGCTGAACGGACTTACGAATTGTGTGAAGATCGGATGTTAGACCGTAAACAGAATCATCTTCCTTAATAGTTTGCTCGACGTTTTGAAAGTCATGCTTGTATGGATTAAGATTTAGATACTCGTATACTTTATTCATCTCTCTGTCTGGATATGATGTAAGATCTTCAGCTCTAATATAAAGAACTTCTTTATTAATACCTTCGAGAAAAGTCTGCTGCAACCTTTCAAGAGCTAACCCTACCGGAGGCCCTGCAACCCAGGCATCAATTCTCTTAGCTGTACTTGTACCTTTCATCTCAGCATGATTTTGAATATCTTGATGATGTTCTTGATTCTTTCTATAAATCTTTTCCATAGATGAAAAGACGCTCTTTAAATTTCTCACCACACAAATCATCTTAGGTTTTTCACCCATAAACGTTTCAAACCATTTATAGTGGATAGTACCACCTCGAGTCTTGATGCAAAGATTTGACTTATCAGTATACTCTGCAGCATAACCTAGTAAGCCACCCTTACAGAATCCACGCCAGGTCTTTAGAGCTAGGTTAGAATCCATTGCTTTTACTTCAGGTGTGTTTGTAAAGTTCATTCGAGCACCATAAAGATACTCAAGAACTGGGTCAGTAGGTGTAGCGCAAATTTCAGGATTCTGATTGAGAATGCACTGCATAAGAGTGCTCATACTACGAGGCATTGAGGAGTTAAAGAATATCATAATTTAAAAATTAATAACTGGTTGAGGTGCAATTTCAAAAAGGTTTTCTCCACCCTTTGTTCCTAGAATAGATTCAATAAATTGCTCTTTGTTAAACATAGTGCCGATATTATCATACGGACATTCATGAAATCTACCACCAGTCCAATCGTCTTCTTCGAGATATGAGTCTATTCTATGCCTAAATGATTCAACGCCAGTTGCTACAATGTTGTCGTGTATTGTATGGCCGAATACAATAGGAGAGTTAGAAATCCAGCCAACTGTTGCTTTCTTGTTAAAAGCTGCAGCTGCATGCTGAGCAAACGAATCGATAGCAAGAATTTTATCAGACAGAGATATATAACAGAACAAGTTTCTAAAGCTGTCGGATATGTGAATTGTTCCTTCAATTGCTGGTTGGTTTTCTCTACGAATATGAAGTACTTTTGAAAACTTATCTTTAACAGAATTAACAACATCTTGAGCAAAAGCTGGAGGAAGATCTCGAGACCACGAATAAGGATGTCCTTGTTGTTCAGCTCCACCAGATGATTGTACTATCAAAATTGGACCATCCTTTTGCAATTTGTTTTGAGCAAACAAAAGCTCTCGCTCTGTTAAGAAGATTTCAGGCTTTGTATCAACACAAGGAATGTTTAGTACATCGCACCAAATTTCTGTGAGAGACTTCTTCTTATAGAGAAGATCTCCACTGTGATAAGGCTCCATACGAAGAATTACAGAATCCTTCTTGTCAATATAATCATCGTAAAAATAAGGAATGTTACCAAACTTATAAACCCTATGAATGTTTGGATTATGAATGAAAACTTCAGGCCATGCACAAACTACTATAAGTTTGTGTTCAGGATAATGAGCTTTGATTGATTTTACAACAGCTGTAGCAGCAATGTTCTTACCACAGCCACCATCAATATGAAAGATAACAAATTTGTCCATTTAGTTATTTTATTATAACAATACAGTTAATCTACTACTTTTTAAATTTTAAAACGTATTTGATGTCTTCTTCAATCGTTATGTCAGCAGCAGTATAGATTGTCAAAATACCTGTTCCATCATCTTTAATGTTTGTTACACCATAAACGTAGAAGTCTGGATTAATTTGCAGTTGATTGTGACCAGCTTTTTCAAGCCATCGTCCTGTTAGCTTTTTAGAACGAGTTGTTTTAATTTCAATATAACGAGTCTCTTTGTCGTTACCAAAACAAACGTCCCAACCACATCCTTTAAACTTTGGTCTAAAGCTACTTCGACCTTGAGAATTTTCGTAAGCTATGACGATGTCTGTTCCAATTTTTTCTATGTCTAGGTTTGTCATTTTTATCGTTTTTGTGTTTGTACCAAAAGTGAAGAAGAACGAGAGAAGTAAAGATGCCAGTAGTGTAGTTAAGGAACCACCAAATTCCAAAAGCCGTGCATGCCATATATATCAAACCGAATGTATATCCCGCTAACCCTAAAAAGATCATAACAGGAGAAATATCTGTCGATCTTTTAAATTTAATAATTCTTATGATTTGAGGAACGTAACACATCATAAACGATATGGTCATTCCTGCTCCTGCTATTTGTTTGATTATTTCTTTTGTTATCATACTTCTGTTTAAAATACGGTTTGTATGGTTTCTCTATCTTTAAAACTTGTCTACGGTAATCTTGATACCATTTCAAATCTTCTTTACTTTCCATAACTTATTACCATCTCATCATCCGAGTTCCAATTTTTAAGAGACTTTATAGAGCGCTGTACAGCAGCTTTTTTAGGTTTATAGTCTTGAATTCTATAAGGATTGTTATCAGTATAATGCCACCAGTATTCCTTAAGATGCTCATTAACTTCGCTCATAGAGCTATAGGGGGAACACATAGTATCATACCAAGCTTCACCAGACCAGCGTTGCAAAACATACTTTGGAGCAGGCTTTGATTTTGTAGCAACTGGTTTAAATTTATGCATCATGTATGTCCTCATTGTTTATATCCTACAATGGATATGAGGACAGCACAACATTAAACTAACTTAATGCTGTTTGGCTTTGTAGCTCTAATATAGACTTCGCCCCAAACTTCGAGTTCACCCATAAGAGCTTGGAACTGCTTTTGAGAAAGAGAATCTAAATCTTTAAGCTTCTCGTAAACTTCTTTTGCTTTAGACTTATAGTGCTCTTCTTTGTTTTCTTTGTCTGACCACTTTTCAGACTCAGCATAAGGCTTTAGTTTAGCTTTATAGTGAATAGCAGTAAGAGTACTATAGCCACCCTTCTTTTCAGTCATTGCTTGAATCTTTTCAGCTCCAGCTAGACGCTTTGTTAAAAACTCTTCGAACGCTTGTTCAGCTTCTGTTTCGTTACTAATAACTTTTTCAAAAAGACGATCAAAATCCATATGTGCTAATTATCAAAAATAAGTAGTTATATGAACAAACCACTCAAAGTTTTTAGTATAAAATTGGCTGACAAAATTGCTGAGTTTATTGGTTCATGGACATTCATTATTATACAATCAACTATTCTGACGTTTTGGATAATCTTTAATGTTAATCACCTTTTTAATTTTGATCCATATCCTTTTATTTTGCTAAATCTGTTTCTGTCGTTTGAAGCAGCTTATGCTACTCCTCTCATTCTTATGTCAGCAAATAGATCTGACGAGAGAGATAGAAAGCACGCTCTTAAAGATCTAAAAATTGATCAAGAAGCTCACGACATTATTATCGATGTTAAACGAATTCTGAAAGAGCTACGCAGAGAAATTAAGCTGGATAAAAAGATGTTATCCGAACATCACATTCTTAAAACCGACCACGAAGAACTAAAGCAAGAGCTAGCTGAGATTAAAGAGATTTTGAAGACCTTAAGATAAAGGTTCAATAATAAATCTATCGAATCCGTTTTTCTGTGCTAACTCAAAAGCTGTATTTTTAGCAGCTCCTCCGTAACTACTAAGGCCGCCCCATCTAAACCAAAGAATACCCGTTTCAGGATCTTCTGCATTTACAATATGTGGCTTTCTCGAAATACCATAGTCTTCGGAGTATTCTACATCAGCAAGTAAGCAATGAGCTATATAAGCTTCAACGGCATTCGTTGTCTCATCAGAAAAATAGTTAAAACCCATTTCTCGTAACTTATCGTATATTAGTCCAGCATTTACCCCAACAATGTTTGGATAATGATGAGATTGCATTAGTTGGTTCTTATTTTGAAAAAGATCTTGAACAACTCGATTAACATCGTTAGATGTAATAGTTTTTTCGTTTTCTGTGGAACCGGATGCCTCACCGTCAACAACGTTATCCTCATCATTATCATCTACGTCAAGTCCTTCAGTCCAACCTGGAATTCTTTCTGCCGCAAGAGCTTTCTTAAGATCTCCTCCGTGTCTTTTTAAATTTGCTTCAGAGTATTTGCTGTACAATGAAGACTCTTGAACTTTGTTGTAAGCTTCTGCAATAAGTCTTGCGTCTTTATCAATTTTCATATAATTTATTTAGCTACTTGTACTGTTGCAATAAAATCTCTTTCACCACATGTAAATTTAACTTTACATTCATCTGGATTGACATTATCTAGATCTACAATATTTGCTCCACACGTAGGATTGTTGCTAAGCAGTCCTTGCATAACCTTGTCTGCTGCGTCTTTGCATAGTTTGTTGTAATCAGATGTAATCTTTACGAGCTCTTGTTCATCTCTCTGATCTTTCGCATTAGCTTCTTCATCGTTTTCAATAACAAAAACCTTCTTGTAGGCTTCTGCGATTAATTTAGAATCTTTATCAATCTTCATGTTATTTACATTTACACTTACTCTTGAGCATGTGGCACTTGCTGCAGACTTTTTTGTTATCTTTTTCTTCTTTGCTAGGAGTGCAGCCTTTGCAACCACCACATCTGCAGCCCTTTGTACACCACTTACACTTCTTCTCAGAAGCTTCGGAAATTACTTTGAAGTAAGCTTCGGAAAGAAGACTATTGTCTTTCTTATTCTGAGAGAGATAACTTTCCTTAACTTCCGAGCCATCCTTTGTAGGAACATCTCCGCTTTCAACAGCTTTCTTGTTTAGCTCGTCGTTGTCATTAACAACTTTATCAAATTCTTTTTGCCATTCAATAGCAGCTTCGGATTTTTTGTCGTAAGGGTTTGGATGAATTAAACCTTGCTTTTTACTTTTTACATAATTGGCAGCAGCAAGTCCACCAAGAGCAGCATGATCAAGCTTTCCAGCTACTTGTGCATTAGCAACTCTGCCACCATATTCTCTGATTAGTCCATCCGGATCAAACGTTGCATGTGAAGCGATAGAATCCTTAGACTCTTTATGTACTTCTTGATGAACATGAACGTTTTCTTCTCCGTCTTTGTCAACAATAATATCACGCTCAGCTTCGTTATCAGAACCTTTGATCTTGTGTTTGATAACTACTTTATCTCCTTGCATTTCCATGTGATAGTCGTTATTCTTTTCGTGACCCTCTGTTCCAACAATATCCTCAACTTTCTTTAATTGTTTAGGATTTTTGCGGATTTCATCCCAGCACTCGTTAAGAGTACTCTTTTTGTTTAAGACTGCATCATAAGCTTCAGCAATCAGTTCATAGTCTTTCTTTTTGATCATATTCTTATTTATCTTATCTCGTTCCAAAAGGTGACCCAAGCATCGTGTTCAGCGTTTGGATCAAAGATCATATAAAAGAGATACTCAAGCTTTTCTTCTTTGCTAGAATTAGGTGGAAGTTCATCATCTAAGGCTTCAAAGATGTCTTTCTTTATCTCATAAGAGAGCTCTGAAAACTCTCCAACAAACTTAACAAAAGGAGTCTTCTCTAGGAGATACATTTCTTTGCTGGTACTAAATGAGCCCAAGAATTATCATCTCTCCAGTCAGCGAGTATGATCTTTGAAGTAATATGAATATGCTCATGCTTAAGAGTCTTCATAACTCTGTAATCTACGAGAATAGCTTTGTTCTTATTCTTTTGATTGAAACCTTTCGCATCCCAGTAAAGCTTACTTTCGCTATGCTGCACTAGGTATAATTCAAAGTTTTTAGGATCGTCATCGAACGAAGCCATAAGAGTATTTATAGTATACTCTTTAATTCTTTACAGGCGACAAGTTTTGTTTATGAACTGACACTGGAGTCATGTCGCCAAGTCTTACAACAAAATGATCGTTACGAGTCTCGTCGGGCTTTTCTAAAGTACCCATCATTCCTCCTGCTATATCACTTGATGCGAAATCTCCTAAGTGCGTATCAAAATACCGAGAAAATCTCACAACACT